CGGAGCATAACTTAATACAACGAAACCCCTGAAGGTATTATACCTCCAGGGGTTATATCAATAGTTTAATGCGTTATATTTATCCAGAAAATGATGGATACCGGGCGCGCACTCTTCCCATCTATTGTCATCGAAATCCTTTACTTCCACTGTTTCTCCAACCCGATAAATAAAAGATACATTATACTGACTAAAAGCTTTATCATAGTATATATTAGGACAATCTTTATCAACAATAGACAGAACTTTAGCTTTACTTGCTCTACATTTAGGTCCTCCTGCAGAACTCCGCTTTGCATCTGCAGGAATTTCTAGCTTTGCAATCGCAGACCGTCCATTTTTACTCCAAACTTTCTTAAAAGCAATATAAGAGCCCTCGGAAGGACAATCTATACCAGGTCTTAAAAATAGGTTATGAGGCTCTATAGATTCAAATGAACCACAATTATAATTATGATAAAAATCATAAATATTTATAACATTATTTGCAGTAAACTTAGAATACAGAAAATTACAAGTATAAAAATTGCTATAAATAGTACAGCTATCAAATTTAATTCTTATTTCAGCTTCCAAGAAATCATTATCTTGAATATCACAATGGATACAAGCACAATCTTTCTGAAAGAATACGCCTTTAATAATACAAGCTGTAAAATCAGTCTTACAGAAAATGCAATTATAGAAACACATCTTTTTAATACTAGAATATTCAATACTAGAATTTAAGAAAAATACTGTATCTAGCGTACAATTATAAAAGCTAGAATCTCCATAAAATACGCAATTAACAAAAACACAATTCTCGAATTTTACATCAGAGACAATAATATTCTTAAATTCACAATCTTCGAACCGAGCATAGCTGAAATCTTTATCTCTAATAAAAACTCTTTCTAAGTTTAAATTCTTATAAATTCTGGGTTCCATGCTTCTTTGCACTCCTTTATAATTTCATCTAATTCAATAGGTCTACAGTCATGTGCCTCCATATCTGCATGATAAATCATCCCTTTATTCCAATCGGAGAATCTATTCGGAGTATGAGTATGACCACAAATATTCAAAATTCTAGTTTTAAAGGATTTCTTATAATCATCTATATTGGAAACAAGAGTAGGAAAATGGCTGAATAGAATCATAGGTTTAGATTTATACATTAGGTAACTATGAGAAATATAAGATACATTGGAACAAGTTTCATACATTTCTTGCCGTTTAATAGTATCATGGTTTCCTACAATAATATGCAATTTACCGTTCATACTTTCAATTAGGTTTTTATTACCTTCAATGTCGGTACTAAGACACAAATCACCTAGCACATAAACAGTATCCTCCGGCCGCACTAACTCATTGTGCCGCCGCACGATTTCTTGATTCATTTCTTCTACTGATTCAAATCCTCTTGCTTCCCAGATAAAACTTTTATCATGGTTAAAATGCCAATCAGAAGTAACCCAAATACTCAATTCTCAAACCTCTCAATCAATACAGATCTAAAACCATAACCAATCAATTCAGGAACAGTAGGATAAGAAAAATTATCAAACATAGATTCAATAGCGGAATCGGGTACGTGCGCGAAACCAGATCGTTCTGCATTACGCTGGACTGCACTTTCATAGCTAGTAAGCATTACCGCGACCCGCAGCATGATATTTCCTTCAATCTTAATACGAGAAAGCAGTTTGTGGCGAGAAGCATGACTTACATGAGTCGCATCGACAAAGATATACTTTACACCTTCCTTAATAGAAGAATTAATTCTATCAATAAAGTTATTAAATACTTCTTCTTCTCTGGAGAAATAATTCTCCGTATCTTCACCAATAAGCTCTTTACGGAATTCATCTCGAGAAATTACTACCGCAGTATCTCCATCTCTTCTATGAAGCTCCGCTTGCTTGTTAGCCCATGTAGACTTGCCAGAAGCAGGAATTCCGCACATCATAATAATCTCATAAGTCATAAATAGATTCCTCTCTTTCAACTTCTAAAATAGATGCGGCAGCTTCTTCTTTAAATTCTCCCGCTTCAAAATTCTTCTTAAACTCTAAGAGTTCTTTGCTATTTTTAATTTCTACGTGATTACACGCTGCCTTGCAATTAGGACAATATAATTTCTTTCTATGGAATTTCTCCCGAAAGCTACCTCGATTTCTATACACCGGTAAGCTGCGGTTCCCGCAATTTAAACAATATAAATCATGTACACACATTTTCATCCTTTTGTTTAACCTCCTACTACGCGAGATTCAAAAGTATCAAGGTTAAACAAGACAGCTTTTCCAGTATACGCACTCGCAATATCAATATCAATTTTATGGCCGTTGCAATACCACATAGGGCCGAGATTTTCTAACTTCTTACCGATATATCCTTCCATTTCTTGAACTGGAGTATGTCCATGTACAATAATGTCATAGCCAATCGGCTCTTCTAAGAAATTATGTCTATCCCAAAGAACTTCTTCTGGATCTTCACTCTCACAGCCAGAATGATTTAATAAAATCATATGTCCAGTTTCGCTAAAATGCTCAACACTAAGAGGAAGCTCTTCAAGTTTTTTAATCCAAGACTCATCGGCGCCTTCTTTCTGCCATTCCGCATAAGTGATACTCCCGCCGTTCCATTGGAGTAAAGGAAGTTCGCAATCATTTCTCATTGCATCTTCTAACATTTGTTCGTGGTTGCCTTTAACATAAATCCATTGAGGATTATTATAAATAGCTTTAATCAACTTCCAACCATCAAGACCTCTATCTGCGGCGTCCCCAAGAAAACAAACTTTATCTTCGGGGTTAAGAAGTTCACAAATCTTCAAATAAATATCATATCGGCCATGGAGATCTGATACTGCATAAACACTCATTTTATCAATCCTTTCTATTATTCAAATAACTCCTTTAATACTCTAGGCGAGTAAGTTCTAGTTTCAAGATTGCTGTTATATTTATCAATCAGATTAGCTACGTTAATAGCTCCAGCTTTTTCAAGCGTTGTAATAAGAGTAAATTTGTCTTTAATTTCTCTTCGCTTTTCTCTGACTTCTTTCAGTTGTTTCATCAAACAAATAGCTCGTAAGCCTACCATCTCTTCAAACTCGATTTTATGAAGGATATCTTCTTGCATCTTGTCATATTCACTTAGCTTCATAGTATAATAAGCCTTTAAAGACTTAAGGTTTTTAGTGCTCTTAGAAAAAGCGTTTGCTGCATCAAGCAAGTTATCAAACTTAGCTTCAATATCTGCAACTTCTTCTTCTGTTTGAGGAAGGCTTGAATCGTAAGGAATAATCTGCGCTTCTTCAAAAGAAGATTCTCCTTTATTCAGCCGAATTTCTTTCTCTCTTTCTGCATAATTAGCATTACTAAACTTAGCAGCAGACTCAATACTAGCAGCGAATACTAATGCTCCTTTGCTGTCTTGGGCGTAGTAAGTCTTAGAAGAAGGAAAATAAATTACATATTTCATAAGTACCAATCCTTTCAATCAATTCTTTCAGTCCAACCATTTGCCTTGATGATAGCCCTCATCTTCTGTGCACCAACTGGGTTCATGCTATGGATTTTGATAGGTGGAATAATTCAATCATTGACATGAGCATTATATTCGAGCCAGTTAAGAAACTCAATATAATCTCCTCCATCGGCCGGAGAACCATAATCACCAGCATCATGGTCAATATCAATTACCTCTACATTAAATTTCTTAATGTAGCAGAGTTGATGATTTTCATCGTAGTACTTCTCGAAGCGAGCCATTCCTTTGAAGCGCATCTTAGCTTCATTAACAGTCTTAATCCAGCGATAACCTTTAGGAGCAGGCCGCACATCATCAATCCACATCTTCATCATTTTCAATCAATCCTTTCCTTAACTTCCTATAGATATTATAATATAAATTTTATTAAAAATAAATAAAAGCTCTCTAGCCAAAGAGAGCTTTTAATCTTATTTATTAGATTTATTACTAAAATATATATTAAAACTTTCAAGAACAAGACAAATAACAGGCCCAATAGCTAGATCCCAAGTGCAAGTAATCCCCATTATAATTGCAATAATATCACACGCAAGTACGATACTCCAGCCAACAACAAAAAACAATGGAGTATTAAGTTTCTCATAGAACAAACAATAAATAATTACTGCAATAACAACAATAGTAGCAAAAATCATTAGTTTCCTCCAATAACAAACTTAGTAGTATTCAAAAACTCGATAATACATTTCTGAAAATCAGAAGGCACAGTAAAGTAAATCCATCCCTCTACAGTCTCTCCCGATTTACATTCAGTCCCTATAGGAAACGCATCTTCCTCATTCCCGAACACCCAGTTTTCACACATTATATCATCTGCATAGCAAGAGAAGTCAAGACTGCCAATGTTAATAGAAGATTCACTTGTATTATCAAATACGAAGTAGATTCTTTCTACTTCATATCCTTCTGCTGGGGCAGCATACTGTGAGTAAGTTGTAAACTCTTCTGCGGCCGTAGCTGTAAGGTTATAAGACCTAGTGGTTGATGTTTCATTTAAAGCGAAGTTTGCGGGCGCCGAATCAGAATTTTCTCCGCTTACGAATAACATTACTACAGCAATTAATACTATAGCCCATACAATAATAATTAAAATATAATCTGTATTTATATTTTTAATTATCATTCACCTCCAACTCTTGTGCTTCTTCCATATCGGGTGCTTTGGCGCTATCCTTAATTAAACCTTCCAGAATCTTAAATTCTACGGTCTTAGACTTATAAGCTTCAAACCGAGGTCGGTTTACAATTCTAACTACTACGCCTTCTTTGATATGAGTCTTGCCGATAGGATCAGTCAAATCTTCAAAATATGCGTTAATGCGGTTCTGCAGGTCTTCGGCGGTAGTAAACTCGAAATCATCCACTACAGGAACTCGATTAAAGTTATGAATATTACACCATTCAGTAATTTCATCAGGCGTCCATTCCTTGCGTCCATTATCAGAAGTAATACGGTAAATCCACATCGCAGAGTGACCGGGAGTACAACCATAGTTAAAAGTGGTGGTATCCCCATATTGCTTTACGAAATTTTTATCATTGATTTTTGCATTATCACAAATAGGCATAATAGTTTGCGTTTCTTGAGGCCCATAATATCCAACTACTTCATAGTATACCTCAAGTGAGTCCTGCATAAAAGGCGCCAATGCTTCATGGTGAGGAAATCTAAAAGTATCAGTTCCATAGTACCCAGTAGAATTTTCATGAATAACAGTACGTCTAGTACCAAGCACATAAGCAGGCTTAGTCTTTTTCTTCATATGAAATAATCTGCGGAACCAATTATTAGGAAGCTCACCATAAGTCATCATAGAACGCTGGCTAGTGCCGTGCATCTTCAAAGTAATATTAATCTTATCACCAGGCTTAAAAGCATCCATATTATAAGCTAACTGTTGAGTGTCAGAGTGCATAGAGAACTCAGGATAAATGATACCTTCAGCTTTGCGGCCCTTATAAGAAGTTTTCTTAGCCCCATGATAAACATCAGTTTGCTTAGGAATATACTTTTTACAGAATCGCTTTTCTTTCCCATCCACAAAGATAGAGGTTACTTCTTGTCCATCATTCCAATTCTGATAGCCAAATACACTATAAATTTTAGAGATAGGAATAACAATACCTTCCGAGCGGTTTCCTCTCAGCTTAATTGCTCTAATATGACCATTATTCTCGATATATCCACCTTGGATACTACCATCCATATTCTTGCGGAAAAGCTTGAAGGCGTCTCCAAACCATCGCTCAATCTGTCCATCCTGCGGAAGATAAAGTACCTTATCACCATCAACAGAATCAGGACCTACGATAACGCCCTCGCCGTAACATTCAGCGAGATACAAACGGTCACTATTCTCGGCCTTCCGCACATTCTTTAAAGTAGTCACGTATGCGCAATACATATTACATTACCCTCCAATCAAAATCGGGATGCTGGTTAATAAAAGGCATCACAACTTCTCTTATTGCTCCAAGAGCAGTAACTCTATCAATAAAAACAATAGAAAGAAAAGGAACTTGTTCAGTCTCTCCTGCCGCGAGACATTTAACGCTAAATTCATTATCAGAAAAACAAATGATAAAAACAGCTTCATCTCTCGTCAGCTCAATCTTATCTCCTTCATACTGCATAGTGTATCGCCACAGCAGCCTCCGCAGAATTTCTCGATAGCTTTGCTGAACCATCATAGCTTCATTAGTACAGTAATTTCCTACTGCATATAGACTATCCTCAAATGTAGAGTTGCAATCTCCTTCTTCGGCCACTTCACCATCAATATCAATGAAGTAAAATAGATCGTCTGACTGTCTATCAAACTCATTTTTGAAGTAAATACTCTCCAGATGATTTGCTTCTTCATTGCTCAGATAACGCTTCCGCCCATTGACGTAGATATAATTATCCATTAGCTTCCTCCTTAACGCACTTCCGCACCATATAGTTTACGACTTCTCGATAATCTTTTCTCAAGTTCTGGTTGCTAGGTTCCACAGGAAAATAACTTTTAAAAAGAGTAAAGGTAGGCATAATCATATCTGCCATAGCTTTAGCTTCTTCCAAATTCCATTTTCCTTCTTTTGCTTCTTTAACCTGGGTCCAAGGAATTTCCTTCAAAGAAGCCTCATAGTTCTTAGTAGCCATGTAATTCAGCAGAAGATATTCAAGTCGGAACAGATGGCTGAGACACTTGGAATAATCTTCTCTTCCATCACGGATTCTCTTATGCTCATTCTTGGCCATACCTCGAATATTGTTGGCTAAAGCAAGAGGATGAAGTCTTACAAGATCTTCGCGTGCGGCGGTGAGTAGGTCCCATTCATCCTTATACTTAGGATTCACGATTTTATAATCCGTGAACAAAGTTTCAAGAATCGAGATACTCGGCTTCGTAAGACTCTGATACCAAAGTCTAATGTCCTTAACCACGATATGCCACGTATCATTGGTGGTAGTTTCATAAGTAACCATCTCACCATTGATAAGCTGGTCAAGAGTAGGAGTTACAAGAAGAACAGTATCAACATCGGACTGCTCAGTATCAAGCCCATAGTTGCCAGAGCCGTAGTAGAACAGCCCTACGATGTTATTCTCTTTTACGCAGCGGTCCGCGCACAGCGCATAAATTTCTTCCATGCGAGCCATAATCCATTCATCAGAGTGAAAATTCTTCATAACCATCAATCCTTTCTCAAACAATAATAATTGGTTCTACTTCTTGATTCGTGCTTAAAATACAAAAAGGACGTTGTACTCCCTCACATAGCTCTTCTGCTGCTTCAAGAGCGTAAGTAATATGTTCAACTGGAGTTAGCTTATCTTTAAAATGCTTTGTCGTAGTAATTAGACTTGCTAGTGCTGCATTTTCACCACAACCAACCGCCGCAAATCCAGAATTCGATCGCAAAACAGAATAATCACTTTGAATTTCAAATAGCTTATCTTCTACTCCAAGGAGGAAGTTTCCACCTCGTTCTTCGCTAGGCTTATCAATAATATTTTCTTGAAATAAAGTTATTAGATTAGGAATAAAAGTTTTAACCATATATTTATGGTCAATATCTTTTCCTTTATACCAATCAATTTCAGGAAAAAGTTTTTCACTATACTTTAACAAATCCATATGGCGAAACGACCCTGTGCTTCCCATAATGACATTTTTAAATGTATCATGTCTAAATACTTTTGGCAAAGCTTGTACGTCTTTAGTATAACCATTACTACCTAAGGCATCTCCGCCTATCCAAACCTGATTAGTTTCTTTATCTGTAAATCCAACAATGCAAGTCATTTCTTCTTTCTCCTTTAACTTTCTATAGATATAATACTATATTTTTTCTATAAAATAAAATCACTTATCTTTCACGATAAATATCTTACCCTGTTGTTCTAATACTTCATATCTATTTGAAAAATCAATCATAGAAACTGAATCATCTATCATCACTTGATAATGAGTCTCATATACTGGCTCACTAGTTAAGTACCCAATAGCTTGAATACCAAAAAAACCAAAAATTGCAGAGCATAAAAGTAATACGTATCCTACACCTCCAAGGGAAGTTACTGCTATAGTTCCAACCGCACATATCATAAGTATAATAATTATAAATCCTATGAATGTTGCTACAGTCCAATTACGTTCAGCGATAATACTAAATTCATTTAGAATAGTTACTCCTTGCATCTATTCTCAATCCTTTCTGCAATCTCAACGATCTTATCACCACTAGTTTGAATTTCTTCTTTAGCTTGTTCATGCAGCCTCTCGATATCACGTTGTACAGATTTATAAATAGCAATCATTGCCTCATTATTCTTAGCTTGAGTTTCAAGTGCTTTTTTATGTTTAACTAATCTTCTAGTAGCTAAAAAATCTTCAAAGCTCATTCTAACATAATGACTCTCGAAGTTATCTTCTCTATATCTCCACTGAAAATCACGAGGAAGTTCCCATCTATTTGGATTTACTTCATACAAATCTTTAAATATTTCATATGTGATAGTTGGTCCATCATATAAACATTCATAATAACGTTTTTTTATTTTTCTTTTTTCTATAAATTTTACTTTATCGTTTGAGCAAGCATTAGCGAAAAGAATAATACCAATTATGCCTGCTGAAATTAAAATTACTAAAATTATTCCTAACATATTTATTATTTCCTTTTTATTTTATTATAACATTTTTATTATAAAAAAATAAAAGGGAGCCGTAGCTCCCTTAATGACAATATCTATCAATCAAAACCTTAGCTTCCTCTGGGTCAGTTAGACTAAGCAGCTTAGTATCACTCAGCTCGTCCTTATTAAAAACAACGTTCATAAAAGCGCACGTCCAATCTCCGAGTTCAATCCCCTCAAGATCTACCAGCCGCGCAAGCATTTCGCAAGCGGGGTCGATGATATCATTGAATGGAGAGTAATAAAGATCGGCAGGATAAAGAACTTCACTAATCTTGTCAAGATAATCGGTATACTCAATAATCTTGTGTGCGTAATCGAGATAAATCTTAGCGTCCATACTTAAATATCCTCCTTATCGAATCATGTCATACTTCTTTAAAGTTTCAAACATCAGTTCTTTACCAGTCTTGCCGGTAAGAATAGAATCCAAAATGACCGGGGAGTAACCACTTACAAAAGAAACACCGTTCTTAGGAGCCTCAGGAATAAGGTTATGTCTAGCATTGACATTCCAATATACAAGATTAGGCATCTTGTATCCATATTCTTCCCATTTGTTTCTAATAGTCTCCATACCAGAGTAAAGGCCCTCTAAGCTTCTGTAGTTCGTCATACTATCAAATTCCATATCAGAGATAATGATAATATTCTCAGGAAGTTCAGACTGCGGGAGCTGATGCTTTAAGGCGGTATTGAGCAGTAGATTAAATACAGCTTCAATATTAGTGTTATCGCAGAGCATATTATCATAGATATTAATTACCTGACTACAGAAATCTTGTCCAGTAATCTCTACTAGTTCAGGTCGGCTAGAAAAAGAAATATAATGGTTATAGAAAGGACTCCCAGGATTACACTTTCCAGCGCAATACAAACCTAACGAGATTGCAACTTCGATCGGGCGTCCGTACATACTACCAGAAGTATCTACCACTGCAATACCATTGAATTTTGCGCCCTTAAAATAGTCGGTAAGATTTCCCCAATACTTGTTATATATTGCTCTATCTTCTAAGTCAGTATAGTGCATATCATAATAGCTCTTACCCATAACCTTATGCACTACATCAGCAGGATACAGAGTTCCAGCATGGACTTTAGTATTCTTAGACTGAATAAATTCCTGATATCGCTCAGAAGTTTCCTTATTCTTCAAAAAAGCTTTAGAATACTTCAAACCAGCCTTAGAAGGAACAGCCGAGAAATCAATCTCATCCCATCTCTTATCACTCATAAGACGCTCAAGAACGTTAGAATAATTCCGCAATTCTGACAGAGTCTTACGATACAGCTTGGGAGTCATATGAAGATATTCTCGAATCTTCTTAGCCTTTCTTCGAGTTTCTTGACTAGAAGTATTTTCACTAGGAAGCCATTTAGCAAGAAGGCTAATAGAATCTTCCTTAAGAGCGTTCTTAATATCCATCGCAAGCTGTTCTGCGATAAATTGCATAACCTCAGCTTCAACCGGAGTATCAAACAGCTCGAATAAATCGTCCCATCTACCAAACTCAGGAATATATCCAAGATTCCGCAGAACTGCATCAGGGTCATAATTAGCCAACCACTTCAAACAAACTCGGAAAAAGGCTCTTTCGCCCTGGCCTCCGCGCGCATCACGCAAGTAAAACAAGCACTTCAAAGCAAAAGTAGGATTCTCTCGATAAGCAGAAGCAAAAAGTGCAATCGTATCTTCTTTACTACGCTCTCTATATGCGCCACCAAGGCTAAAGAGATCGAACACTCGATCTGCAGTAGTAGAATAACTCACGCCGCCATTTTCAGTATAAGTCTTAGATGCTTCAATCTTTAATTCATTTAACATATAAAATCTCCTTTTTGCTGACTTTTCTTTTTTCAAGAAAAGTATCTCTCTTAACTTTCTATATACATTATACAATTTTTATAATAAAATTTCAAGTAATTTCTTTTCTAAAATAAGTATAAACGCATCGACATGAAGGATGATAAGGAGGAATTTCTTTTATTTCAGAGACAGGGACTGGAGGTCCGTCAAACGTATCGGCGCAATAACCGCAACAATCCTCGGCATGAAGAATTTCGCCATACATATCAGGAATATCCTTAAATAAGTTATAAGCAATTCTATTCACAATAGTATAACACTCATTATCAAGAATCAAAAGACAATGATATAGAGCTAGATTGCGGTCGCCGCAGTTCAGCCACTCCCGCACTCGAGATTCAAAGGTTTCCATATCATCATAGGTTACTGAAAATACAGCTATGTCGCCGGGGACTTCAATCTCGTATTCTGTAGTAATATATTTTATACACATAGCTAATACTTTTTCAAAAGAATCGTAGTATTCGTCGAACAATTCTTCACCTTTTCCTTCTGTTTTAAAATATCGAAGGACTGCTTTAGCTATTGTGTTCTCTTGTTTTAAGAGATATTTCTCTATTTGTTCAATTAATTCTTTCATTACTTTTCACGAACTGCTAGATGTTTGGCTACAATCTGTAGTACAGGTATTTCCGCTTTTACACTTGGAGCTTGTTGTATTACCTGATTTACATAAGTTACAGCCTTTACAGCTATCACAAGTATTGCAACCAGTATTGCAAACAGTACACTGATTTTTTTCATAAGTTAAATCATTAGCTTTATTGGCTAAATCTTCAAAATAAGAGCCATAAATATAAGTTTTTCCTGCTGTTGCTCTTTTGGAGCTTCCCACTAATGCAGCATAATTATTAAACCAAGATGCTTTAACTTCTTTATCAGTTTGTGTTGTAATTCCGCTGGTACTCTTGCCCCCAATACCTTTAGATCTTAAAGCTTTAACATATGCAGGAAGCCTATTCCAATCGGTAAGTTTAATTAATTCACTTCCAGCAGTTACCCCGCCATTCCATGCAAACTTATTAGAGCAATCGATACTATAAACTTCTTGAACTTTACAATACGTTTGTGCATCATCACAGGTTGTACAATTACCATTGTCACAATTATTACAACTATCATTACAAGTATTGCAGCCATCGCAGTCTTGACAGCTAACACAAGTTTCACAACTCATTTTTCTTCTCCTTTCTACAATAATTTTTATAATGACATTCATTATCTAAATAATCTTTAAAAACTAAGTTATTTTCTTCTACTAAACATTTCATCATATTAACAGCGTGTTTAAACAAAATTTGGTTCCACCTACAAGCTACTTCTGGATTGATAAAGAAATCTTCATAAGTATCATAGTTAGAAGAAGGACAACCATTGGTCTGGCACACCTGCCGTAAGGGGCAAGTTTTGCAGAGTTCAGGCTTCTCACACTCATTTATTGCTTCTTTTGTATATTCATCTAACAAAGCTTCATGCTTTTTTCTATCTACGCCATTCCAAATATCACCGATAAAGAAGAAACTATTTCCATAAGAATCTTGCTCTTGACAAGCATAAATTCTACCATCATAAGAAATAGAAGCAGAAGTAGTACCAAGGCCGCATCTAAAAGGCTCGCGATGAATAGAAACATTATTAAATCTATTATGATAGAACTGTAAATCTCTATTTAATATATCTTCATAAGTTTTATCAATACGAGAGAAAGAAGTAAAAGGTTTATGACCCTCAGAAAACTGTAGATACATCAACGCAAAAATCTTCTCTACTTCTTCATCAAGTTTTTGAATATTTTCTTCTGACCAAGTTTCTCTACCATTAGGCATTGTAAAGAAATTGCGGAAACCGTGCTCCATAGCGAAAACATACGAGTTAAAAGTGCCATCAACTGTAGCTTGGTCAATGGTTGCTCTCATAGTGGTGTTTGGAAAATTCTGTAATAAATAGGAAATATTGGAAGCCGCCGCCTCATAACTACTTTGCCCATTCCGCATTGGACGATTTTTATCTTGAACTTCTTTAGGACCATCGAAAGAAAGATGGGGATAGATATCATACTTCCGCATAAAATCAATTCTTTCCTTGTCTAGCAGCGTCCCATTAGTGGTCATTGTAAGAGTAATAGTATCTCCATATTTCTCTCTAATATGCTTAGTCAGCGGCACAATAATACTATCCCACATTATAGTAGGTTCACCGCCAAAGTAAGTAATAGAAGGATCTTGCTTAATTCCAGTTAATTCTTCCTTTTGTTTAACATTATTCATTAAAAAATCAACGCTTTGTTCTGCAATTTCGTAAGTCATATAGTGGTTACATTGCTTAACAAAGCAGTTATGAACAGCAAAACCATCTGCAAAATAAGTATGTTCACTAGTCTCAAAATTATAAACCTGCGTAGTTTCAAAAATTTCTTCGACAGATTCAATTATAGAACTATATAGCCCTATATCTCCAAATATGTAAGCCACATCGATCCCAGGCTTTAAATCTTTTACCTGGGTCCATTTATTTACTCCAGTTAAGATAGGATGATTTCCTGTAAGATAAATTTTATGTTTATCCTTCGTAACAATTTTAAATAAAGTTCTAGCTTCTCTTACAAAAATATTAAGAACTTTAGTTGTTTTTACTCTATGGGGAGCTTCTTCTTCAAACCCCATAACTCTATCAGCGATTTCAATATCTTCAATATTTTTCGTGCTACCATCAGCCATTAAGATCTTAGTGCCGGCTGGTGCGCAATACTTGCATTCTAGGTTACACGCGTCAGTGAGGTTCAAACACACGCTACTAAAAAACGGGTAATGTTCTTTATACATAATTTCTCCTATAAAAAATAAAGGGAGGTTTCCCTCCCTTTTAGTCTGGCAGAGGCGCTTCAGAATCGAACCAAGACCCGAGGGGTTAGAGCCCTCTGTGCTACCATTACACTACACCTCCATATGTAAGATAGCTTATTTAGTCTTTAGGTTCTTTCTACATTATTTTCTACATTTAATTTTTCCGATTCTTTTCTCTATTGCTATCTAATTTATATAATTGATAAGATTTGTTAAAACATCATCGCCACGAGAAGGCTCTTATCTTGATGACGCGGAGCGAGAGGGATTCGAACCCCCGTGTCTCGTAGACACGCTAGTTTTCAAGACTAGGCTGTTATGACCGCTTCAGTACCGCTCCGTTTGGAGGTAGATGCCTGAATCGAACAGGCAACAAGATATTACAAGTATCTCGTTTTACCATTAAACTAATCTACCATAAAGAGCCCAGGCTACGTTCCACAGCTCGATGGAGGATTTGGGTTCCTCGTTAACCAACCCTTTTTCAAACACCCATAAAAGTAAACCTTGTTGTAGCTTCGTTCCCTTAACTACAATAATATTATATGATATTTTTTTTGAAATTTCAAAGATTTTTGTAAAAAAGATCCTTAAATCTAAAGAAAAAAGGGGACTCATAAACGAGTCCCCTAATATCAAAAATCAAACCATGTAACACTATCTAAAGCAGAAGCTACGTCATCCAAAGTGGTATTTTTCCCCAATAAATGATATTGAGAACTATAGATAAAGTAAGCTATATCTCCAGCGTTTATTACACCAGCTTTAATAGCTGCTCCGTTATAGTAAATACTTTTTGCGGTTTTAGAATTAATGCTTAAAGTAGCATTTGCAGGTACATCATAAGTAAATTTAACAGCAACGATGCCTCCAGTAGTTAAAGAATAGCTACTTAAAGAAGCTGTTTTGGCAGTAGTAGCTGCCGCTGTTGAGCACGTTACATATCCCTATCCCAGTGAAGCATTAGAGTAAGTAGAATTTGCATCACCAGTAGCCCACCAACCAGTATAAGTAGTTCCATTAATATTTACTCCAGAACGATAGGTTAATGTAACAAGATAATTGGCCCCATAATGCGTAGTTAATCTTGAAGTTGCCCATCTATAACAATCAATAGCGCCTGTAGTAGTACCATCGTCGAGAGTTAAATTTAAAGTAACATTAGTACTACTCACAGAAGCATAAGGAAGCCAATAATTAATACAAAGTCCATCATATAATGCTTTGACACCATGTAAATTACCAGTCCAATCTGCGGTAGAAGCTGTCTGAGTGCCCATTACAAAGCGATTATCAGTTAGATTGATAGTAACATTAGAAGAACCATCAAAAGAAGCAGAGCCCGACTCATCGCCGTCCACAGTTATTGTGCGGGCAGTGGTTAATTTAGGTACTGAGTCTATAGAAGCCCAAGTCGCGTCTCCACGTAAGAACTTAGATTGGCTACCTGCGGAAGGCTAGGGCACTAAACCCCTTGTACCTGCCGTGCTCGCACTTGCGCCAGTAAATGTATCAACATTATTCTAAACCACAGTCCAGTCTGTTGCTTTATAGGAAGAACTATACGCAGAAACACAAATAATCATGTCTCCTGATTCTATACTTCCTATATTTGTTATACTAAAAGAGGCAGAGGCTTTGTAAGTCCAACCAACTTTATAATCCGTTAATCCTGTAATATCGGCAGCACTTGAGACTGTACCCTTAAAGATAAGTCCTGATGCGAGGGTCGTCTCAATAATGTCAAGACGATCCCTCGCAGCAGTATCTTTTAGAGTGTAAGTGGTGCTGCCTACTTTAATATTAGCTAAATCTGCCACTTACTTCACACCGTCCTTTTAATTAGGAAACAGTAACAGTCTTTGTACTCTTTGTCAGAGTGGGAGTAATAGTATCTGCTGTACCCTTAAATGTACTAGAAACATCAGTAGCTTTAGTATAACTACCACTTACACTGACGTCACCTTCAGAACCACTAAATGTAGCAGAAATTGTATTAGTATTCCCTGCGAAAGTGGCAGAATATTTATTACCGGTAAAGGTAGGAGCGGTAGCAGTAGCTGATTCAATACCAGTAACCACAGTAATGCCGCTATCAAGAGAAGGTAGAGTACCAGCAGAAAATGTACCATCAGTGAAAGAACCAGCTTTAAAGCCAGTAGAAGTCACAGCGGCACTAGTAGAAGCAGTACCTAAAGTCAGAGTTTCACCACTCACAGTAGCAGTCACGCCAGAAGTAGCAAAATTACTAGTAGATTCAGATACGCTAGGAGCGGTATAAGAAGCCGCTGTATAAGAAGGAAGAGTACCCACAGAAGAAATATGCTTTACGGTAGTAGTAGAAGGAGTCACAGTAATTGTAGGAGCTGATACAGTGCCACCAAGAGTAACGCCATTAGTATTATCAACAGAGAGTGTCACTTTACCAGAAGGAGTCACGCTACCAGATACCGAACCTTCAGGAGTAAATTTACCAGAAGAACTCACAGTACTAGATTCAGTAGAAAGAGTGGTGGAAACAGTACCAGCAGGAGTATAAGAAGCGCCATTGATACCAGTAGTAACTTCAACAGTGCCAGAAGCTGAATCCTTATAAGCAAGAGCCTTTAAGCCAAGCGCAGATTGTAAAGAAGCTACGCTGATGTCAGCGTCGAGAGCGATATTAGCGATCTTACGGGTCTTAGGGACATATGCGCCTTCATCACCAAGTTCAGTAAATGCACCATCATAAAAAAGATACTCTTTAGTACCAACAATGATGACATCGCCACTCTCATATGTAGAAACATCAGTGGGCAACTCATCAAGCTTGCCTTTAAAATGCAGAACACCTGTTAAACCAGCAATAGCAGACTGAACTTGAGCACCTGTGACAAGACCATTCTCGCCTTCAGCAACACCGCTAGTAGAAACATCCTTTAAAGAAGCATTACCCAGAGTGTCTAAAATACTACGTGCATCAGCGTCTTTTAATAAATAAGTAACGCCGCCTAGCTCAATTTGGCTTAGCACAGAGCCAGCAGTATATTCAAAAATTGACATAAATTAAAAATCTCCTTATTTTTTATTTATAAAAACGAATAAGCTCTTGAGAGTTATTCACTTCTACGCTAAATTTATTCTCTAATTCATCGGTAATAACTTTCTAACTTATCGCTCCATCTGTATTAGTTCCTAAACTTTGATAAAGTTTCATAATACCCGCGGAATCCTCAGATGCCTAGAGGTATGAAAGCTAGATCCATGGAGTAATACCATCACCGATTTTTATTTGTAGACCATCTTTAGCGGTATCTACAAAACAAATTTGTCCATTATCAGGGACATAGGTATCTTCATAATTAAAATAATTATCTCTTTTTGAACCCTTATCTTTCATAAGAGTCCATAGTATACTTACGCCTGATTGGTCTAGGAATTTAGACACTTAATTGTCCTCCTTCCCTTATACGCAAATAGTTTTAATTTCATCCTCGGTTAAGGCTTCAGGAATAACAGCCTCGATATCTTTCTTAACTGCTACTTCATGCTCAGGATCATCAGCAACATAATTACCAGAAGCTTTATCTTCTGCATTGTGATAGAACATACCTTTTTGATACACGTTTAAACGTGAACCGATCCAGTCGCCATTAACCTCTTTATCAGCATAAATTTGAGCAACCATGCCATTGGCGCCACCATCATTTACTCCAACGAAAGATTCAGTACCATCAGTATGAATAAATTTAGCGCCACCGCCAGAAGTTTCATTCCAAACAAGCGACTCGCCATTCACGTCTTTAATGCTCTAAGTAGTTTTATTATCAAGATCAGACTTAGTAGCATAATTACTCAGATCAATAGAGCCAGCAAGTTTATCCCAAGAATCTCCAGTCCAAACAACATTATCACCAGGATTAATACCATTATCTGCGTCTGCATTTATGACATTATAAACGTCTCCAATAGCTGCATCAGCAGGTAATTCAGAATAATTATCAATACTACCCTTATAAGTAAATACTCTAGTTACGTCTGTAGTAACTTCTGCAATAGCTTCTTGAAGTTTATCTTCTGTGACATAATCACTTAAGATTTCAACTAATTCAGAGCTAGTTTTATAGTTAGTTAAAGCTTCAGAAATAGCGTCTGCATTATAGCCCTTAATTTGCGCCCATAATGTAACTAAACCAGCTTGGTCAAGAACTTTTACCATTTGATAACCTCCCCTTTTAATTTAATATTGAAAGAATTTCCTTTTCAGTTAAAGGAATATTCTTGTCAACCCATTCAAGATTTCCGTCGCTCCCTTTAGAAGGGATTTGACCGGCGGTCGCTGCACTAAAACCGTATAATTCTATGGCATCGCCGTATAAAGTCAAACTTTTATTATCAATAGAAATGGATGCTTCTCCCTCGAAGTATTTTAAATCATTCCAAGCAGTAGTGCCATCTCCAATTTTAAGTTTGCCTGTATCTTTTTCATATCCAGGCTCGCCAGATTCAAGTATTGGATTTAATCGAATCCATGTATTTGCAGAACCACGCTTAAATTTAATTATTGTTGTTTCAGCCAAACCTTTTCCACTCCTCTATAATTTTAGTCTAAGTCGCCACCATCATAGAGATTGTTTTCACCTGAAGAAGAAAAGTTATCATCTAAATCTCCGCCATCATAAGAATTATTTTCGCCTGAAGATGAACTTTCATTTCCAGTCGTACTCTACAAAATCCATATTTTTGAACCATTTAAAATATAAACATTAGAGTTTTCAATCACAAAAGCTTTAGAACCAACTCCACAATCAGTAGGCAAATCAGCTACATCACTTTGATAATCGCATAAGAACTCAGCCATATTATAGAAAGTCTTGCGAATATTATTTGTACTAGCTGTAATCATATGCAAGTCTCCCCTTTTCAATACTATCTCATAGTATTCTAAAAAATTAAAACTATGAATTATATATTTTTGTCCAGGGTTTTGAGCATAAAAGAAAGGCTTCCCTCGTAAGAAGGAAGCCTTAAAACTAGATACTACAATCACCAGAAAGTTTGCTGTTGGTATCTACTATGGCAGAGGATAAGAGATTCGAACTCTTGCGGCCGTAGCCCTATCAGTTTAGCGAACTGACCCCTTATAACCTAACTTGGGTAATCCTCTATGTATCCTCTGCGTTTGCGTGGGCTTGGAACCACCATCATCGGCCGCATTATACATCATATTCATCTATTGCTGATAGTGGGAGTCTCATTTCCAAAAATAAAATCATCAATATCGTACATTCATATTCTCCTTTCTAAATTTAAAATAACTAGACACAGGCAAAAATTTTATAACATTAAATCTTTAGAATGGTTGCTGTGAGTGTCTAAAATGGTGCGTCAGGTGAGACTTGAACTCACGCATTTCCAAATTAAAAGTTTGGAGCCTTACCAACTTGGCCACTGACGCGTATCAAGCAGTTTTAAGTCATACTTAGGACTAAAAACACTTGGAGGCAAGGTATATGTAGCGCTAAGCGCTTGGTCCTAGTGTAGGGATTTGAACCCTAGTTTTCCGATTATAAGTCGGAGGCTTTAACCTACTAAGCTACACTAGAATATTTTCACATTTCTTCTATCTCTTCTTCTGCTTCAAATCTAACTACTTTACCAGAAGTAATAACAGCCGCTGCCGTTCTACAAAACTTAGTATAAACTAAGCCTTTCCAGCGAAACATACCTCTTTCTAAATCTTTAAATTTCATCGCATTGCCCTCGCGTATTCAATAACAAGAGAAGAAATGTAAGATGCTTCATCATCTGTAATCTGATCTAAGAAAATGCCATACTTGCGGCAAACCCGGTCCTGCGCCACTTCATCTCTAGCCCACTCGGGATGCATAGCTAGCTCTCGCGCAGCCGCATCCGCAGAAACCGCATTAAAATTAAAAGCAGAGTTACAAGTTCCACAATTACTAAAATGAATCATTTTTCTCTTGCTCCTTTTTAAATAAAAACTAGACGCTTTAAATTTTGTTATCCAATCTCCGCAAAGAAAGGCACTACTTTTTGAAAGTACATTAATCAAATTACTTGTTTTAAAAAGTTGCTGTAAGCGTCTTTATGGCAGCCGATGAAGGGATCAAACCTCCACCACGAGAGTCAAATTCTCGGATGCTATCACTACACCAATCGGCTATATAAAAGAGTTCAATGTTTTAGGCTTCACAAGTTTCTAAAACCCAAGGTACTCTTAAACCTGAATATACTTTACTTTACTTCTTATATAGCGTTCTCACAATGCCACGTATCTCCTAAAGCCGGTGGTAGCTTAAGTATTAAACCAATGTAACGCTTTTCGATTCAGTTTTATCTCACCTTTAACGACTATCGAAGCGCCGGATACCATACTCGTATCTTTACTGCATCTAATAATTAAGCGACGTGCAGCGATCGCTGGTGTTCCGAGAGAGACTCGAACTCTCACTGAAATGAACCTAAATCATTTGTCTCCTGCCGATTGGACTACCGGAACATCTGTAGCTAACTCCTCAAGAAGCTCATATTTCCATGCCATCTCATCACTCTGAATCTGAGTATCAAAATCGTCAAACATTTTGCTTCCTCCTTAGTACGCTCTCCTTAATTTCTATAAATATTATATAATATTTTTTATTAAATTTCAAAAGATGCCGAAGTTTATATTATAGAGAAACCCTCGGCTTAAACCTCTATACTAAAAAGGAGTTTATATCAGTAAAGAACTAAAATTAGGTAGATTAAAGACTACCATGGAGCGAACGAAGGGAATCAAACCCTCATATCTAGCTTGGAAGGCTAGCGTTCTATCGTTGAACTACATCCGCATATCGTGCAGGATAGAGGATTTGAACCTCTATTCTTTGCCTTTTGAGCAAATACGCTATCTTACGCCAATCCTGCATAATGGTGGCGGTGAAGGGATTTGAACCCTCACGGTATAAAACCAACGGTTTTTAAGACCGTTATGTCTACCTGTTCCATCACACCGCCTTATCGAGCTAGTCTTTCCTAGCAGTCAACCATCTAAATGGTCATAAGCGACTTCTCCGGTCGAGAGATCGACAATAACGACATTCTCATAGATAAGTCCATGGAGCCTCATTCTATTATATTCATCAATCGCTTCATCGTAGGTATTATACACTCGATGAATTTCATGGTCGTTGCCAGTGAAATGAATCATTTCAAACATTGCCTTCCCTCAACTTTCTATAGATATTATATAATATTTTTTATTTTATATCAAAGAATTTTTATCGCTACATTTCCGCTTCCATCTACTAGTTCAATACTAGTAAACTTTAGTTCCTAGAATTTTCTCAGTTCCCGCTTCAACTTATTCACAATTCGCTGATTAAAGTCACCCTTATTTTGCAGCAGGTTAATGCGGTTTTCAAGCCGCAGTTTCCGCACATTCTTATCCATTTGCTTCGTCTCCTCTCAAGTCACGAATTGCCTGTTCAGTAAGCTCAAGAACCGTACCTTCAGTTTCCCAGTCCTCAAGACGAATACTACTAAGATATTCAGCCCCATAAAAATCCATCACTTGATCCATAGCTTTATGGTAATCCTCAGCAGTTACGATACCTTGATAAGATTCAAGTGTTGTGCAAGCTTCCGTAGAATAAACCTTAACTTCATAACTGAAATAACTCATATCGGTTCCCTCACTTTCTATATACATTATATAATAAATTTCTTAAAATTTCAAAGAACTCTTTTACGTAGTTCCTCAATTAAAGCCTCAGTAGAAGCAGAAGAAAGCAGTAAAGCATCCTTTGAAATCATAATGATAGGAGCAACAGGAACAACAGAGTCCCTTCCTATATGAGTAATTCCACCTTTCAGCATTATCGCGCCTTCTTTATCCGTCCAAGACGTAAATAACAAAGTTTGGATTCGTTTATCATATTTCACTATGATATCTTGATATTTGCGGTATTCATCAAAAGATAGAGGCAAACACAAACCAGCTCTTCCACTCCTATATCCACCATATAGAGGAGTATTATTTACCTCTCTAAGTTCGGTTACCATGTTTTTAAGAGGAAATGTTTTAAACCAATAATCACATTCCTCTACAATATTAGTATAAGTACTAGTCAGTTCAGAGTTTAAAACCATAGCTTTATAGCAGAATCTATTTTCATCGAGGATAAGGAGTTTATAGCCCTGAATTTCAATAATATCTTGCATTAACATACCTCCCAGTTCCACTTTACTTTTGTTTCAGAAATTCCATTGCGATAAGCAAAAGGAAAGATAACAGAGTTCTTAATGGCATCGGCGGTTTCCGCAGGTTTAGAGAGGTTAATATCGAGGTTGCAAATAGACTGCGCACAAGTCTTAGGGGACTGCATATCAACTTTAATCAGCATAGCTATATCTCCTTTTAAAAATTTTATTTAAGGAATTTAATGTTTTTGTCCAACACACATTCTTTCTTTAATGTTATTTAGACGAGTCATTTCATCTTCAAGTTTAAGGAATTTATTGCAATTATTACTGTAATAATAGATACCCGCGGTCGGCTGCTTAAATTCGTGATAAGGCGAGACCCAAGTTAAGTCAGCCTCATAGAAATCGTGCAAAGCTACAGCCGCTTCGTCTGTTTCGCAATAGCAATAAACTACAAATTCAAGATAATCGTGGTTTAATGCCAAAGGTTCAAAATCTTTGCTATAAAGATGAATTTCATCTTTATATTTCTCGAGTTCGTATTTCTCACAGGCTTCTCTACTTGTAAAATCAGTGCCATCGGGAGCTCTATAGATGATTTCCATATTTTACCTCCTCTACCAAAATCTGGAAATGCTCAATCTTCCAGTTTTGTCCACTCTCCATCATTATCAACGTCAAAAATAAAGGAAGATCTTCTTGCGCCCATAACTTCAGCATAGCTATCCAGTCTTTCGTATTCTTCTTTCAGATTCTTCCAATCGCCCTCTCTATAGTCATAGAAGAAATATGCAGGAGCTTCCGCGTATCTCAATTCTTCAGGGATCCAATAGTCCTGAAGGTCATGAATTTGGATAAGTGCTTCAACGGCTCTCGGAGTTGCAAAATGAATAAAACCAACTTCCTCAAGTTCGACATCTTCATTAGGAGTAATTTCTCCATCGCAATCGTAGAGGAAAAGTTCTCCCTGTACTTCCTTCAATTTAAGACCTACTTCATATGCAATACAGGAGTTTTCATCCTCAAAATCAGTTCCATCTTCTGCTCTATAGATTTCAATCTTTTCCATTTAGAATCTTCTCCTTTTCTTCATCAGTAATCTCAAGGAAAGTAGAGTCAATAAGCGAAATAGTTACGCTATATAAATCATCTTTGTAGTAAGCATAAAGTCTTTCGCTAACTTCTACTAAAGAACTTACATTAGTCATAACAATATTGTCTTTTAGTTCTTCGTTATCTACGAAGAAATGAACAGTACAGACTGCTGTTAAATCACCCAAAGTTGATATACTCCCCTTTCTTTTCTTTAGCTGTAAGGATATTCGCAATGTCGCTCGCGGATTTAAGATGCTTATCATCATAAGAAGCTTCATTCCATCCAAGCAGAAGGAATTTAAAATGCGGCGGCCACTGCTCAGGGAGGGTTTCTTCTGAGACAATATGCCACCCAATACCTACCGCATATCGTGCATTAGAGAGTTGACACCATTCTTCATCTGCTTTAGTGCGGATTCCACGAATAACGAGAATTGGACCTTTAGAGAACCCGCGCACCCGCTTTAAATCTTTAGGTTCTTCTTCCTTGACTTTCTTCCCGTAATTCTTAGCTACCTCACCCTCAGTATACCAGCGGACGGCGCGTCGATTCTTGGTATTGGGATGCTCGACATCTATGTACATCTTTCCATTTTTCTCGTATGGGTCAGAAAGACGCTTGTAGTTTGCAAAAGAAGGTGCTGTTGACATAATATCAATCCTTTCTAGCTAAATGGAACCAATAATTTGCGAACTCTCTACCTTCGGGATCACGGTTTGTGCCATTAACATAGATATTGGCATAATAAGAATCAGAAGGAAAAGCAGCAGGAAGATTCTCTCGTGCATATTTTCCAGCGATAAGAAGAGCATCTAAGAGTTGCTGCTTCTGCTGCTTAAGTTCTTTAATAGTGCTTAACAAAATTTTTGCATCCTCTTTAGAAATCTCCATGAACTTTTCTCCTCTCTCAACTTTCTATAAATATTATAATGTATTTTTTTAAAAAAATAAAAAGCTCTGCATCCGCAGAGCTTTAAAATCAAAAGAAGAGTTAAAGGCCCAACATCTTTAGAAGAGAATCAACCTTCGCTTGGTCTGCGGCAGTAGGTTCAACTTTCTTCGGAGCAGGGTCATCGGTAGTCCAATCGTTAGGGTTAGTGGGCTTTGGAGCTTCGGCTCGCGCAGGATCAAATTCAGCTTTCGGCATTGTGATGCTAATAGAAAACTGAATCTTTTCATCTCCGTCATCCGCTACCACGTATAGCTTCTTCGCTTCTGTTCCTAAATATGCGTTTCCAAAAGCTTCCGTAATAGTCTTTACAACCTTCTCACGTGCAATATCGCCTCTACGTGCCATAAATATCCTCCTTAGATAATACTCATAAAATGTAGAATAGCCAGGAAGAAACAGGGAACTGTTCCTACTATACAGTCAGGTCGGCCATTCAGAGAGAGATATACATCTACTCCACCAAAGCAAGCCCATACAATGCCCATAATTACATCAATCATTTAATTTCGCCATCCTTTCTTCATAGCAGTGCGGACAGTGGGGTTCATCATCCAGCATCTTCATATCTTCAATATCGTATTCTTCTCCACACCAATAACAAAGTTGTACGCCTCTTTCTTCTCGATCAAGTTCTTCCATTTCAAAGAAACATTCGGCGCAATATTTTTTACCTTTAAATTCTATCAATTCTTCTTTATAAAATTCATCTTTACAATTATCACACAGGTCAAGACCAAGTTCAAATCTTTGAGCAGCTTCTGCGCAAGAAGTACAGATATAATGTTCAGAATCATCGAGAGTTTTATCACAGCAAGGACAAGGTACTAAAGAGCCTACTTTTACTCGCAATTTTTCTTTAGTAGCTTTGCGGTCCTCGCGTGAGTAGTTTAAAAGAGTAATACTTCTTGCGTGAGAAAGATAAGGATTAAAATTGTTACAAGCTAAGATGTCGTTATAAGCTAAAGTATCGCTTTTATCCTCTACAATATCGTCATAAGAAGTGATAAAACCATTTAAAATAAATCCGGGTACTTGCGGAAAGTGCGTTCCTGAGTCGTTATCAATCTTGCTGAAACCGGTACATTCAAGATCGTCTTGCTGCGGTCCAGGATAATTGCGTCTAACTTCATCCATTAAAACAGAAGAAAAGAATGGGTACTGCTTATTGTAATGGATTATTTTCCCAGATTTAGTAATGTGGATTAGCATACGCCAAATTTTGTTATTCCACTCAAGTTCTTCGGGAAAATACTTAAGATGAGTATCTTCTTCTGTTTTAAGATATACAACAACAGTAGAAGAATCTAGCATATAGGAGAAATTACCCGCACGATAGTCTCCCTCAATGTAGTGGCAACTACTCCATCCGCAATTATTCTGGGAAATCGTAATATAATCTAGCGGATGCACTGAGAAACAAAGTTTTCCTGTTACTTTGTTCTGTTGGATTACTCGCGACGCAATGTCCTGGCACTTCCGTAAAGAATCAGGAGGAAGAACGTATTTGAAGGACTTTAGCAATTTAGCCCCTTCCTTCATATCAGTTCCTTCGGCCGGATAGGAGACTCGATTCTCGTAAAAGCTAGATTCATTTTTTTCAAGGAACTCGATAAATTTTTCATCGGCGCCTTCGTGAGACATCTGGCTCAGTAGTTTACTAAACATTTGAGTCTTTTGTTCTTCATTTAATTCAATAGTAATAGAGTTAGGAATTTCATAGATGGGTTCTCCGCCGAAGAGTTCGATGAAACGGGCCTTGCGGATTTTCCATAAATTTACAATTTTACCAAAATCTGGTTCCCGCTCCCCAAAATCTTCAACGTTGGAGATAACTGCTTCTATCTGATTTGTAATTTCGTTAATATCCATAAGGCCCTCCTTCTTTATATAAATATAATATTATATTTTTTATTATAAATAAATTAAGATTGCGACTTAGAATAAAGTTCCATCATAGCCGCGGACCGCGCACAAGTAGTACAGAATCTACAGCTTTGAGGCGCTTCACGGCACCGCTGCCCGCAGTTTGCTCTTTGTTCTCCAAATTCTGCGGGAATGTAGATACTTGGTACCGAAGGTTCTAGGTCATGAATCAGGAGAGAGAGATTGAAGGGAAATGAAGTCTTTTGGTAAAGAGAATAGAAAGATTCTTCTTCATCACGATAGATGACATCAAATTCTAGGTAGTCGATTGCAGTGTAGTATTGAAGATCTTCTGGACGGATGTAAAAGTCAGAGATTGAAACAGTAGGAAGAAGTGTGGAAGGGTGCGCGGGACGGGCTCTGATGACAATACTGGATTGAGATTTGCGGCGGGCGATGGTATTCATTTGAAAACCTAGGGGTCCTGCTACTAGAACGTCAGATACACCTGCGGATTCCAGCTGGGAAAAAGTATCCCAGTCTGTGACGGGGAGATTGAGGTAGGCGTTGTTTCCAGAATTTACTAGTTTTTGCAGAATATGGAAATCCTTCGTTGCTATTGTATAGTTTGGAGTTAATGCTTTAATTAGAGTTACTTGTTGTAGGAGTTTGTTATAGTCTGTTTCACTAGATTCTGGAAATAGGATTCTATATCTGCGGTTAGGGTTCTTTTTAACGAGATCATATACGTCTCCTAGCCTGTTCCATCCGCACGTTACTTCATCTGCGGATTCTAGGTATTTATTTCCTACAGTTAGAGAATATTTCATTCTACGTCCTCCTGTTTTAATAAATTAGAGTTTGTTGTATGAGTTAGTGTTAGTTGTTTTATACGCCTTGATGGGAATTTTTAATTGTTTCTGTAAATGTGTACACATTGCTTAAAGGTAATATATCTTTTTTTTTTTTTTTTTTTTTTTTTTTTTTTTTATTAAAATAAAACTGAAGTGCGCCAAACAGGCGGCGAAGCCGCTTATTTATTTGTTCTTTTTATCTATTTACCCCTTTATATATTATGTGTATCATGGTATTACCTCTATGGTGTATTATGATATTACATCATATGGTGTATTATGGTATTACATCATTTATAGATATTATCATAGTTTATAATAAGTTCATTTGAGATTTTATTATAACTTAACCATTCTCTTTCTATTAGAGAATTTCTAGCTCGATTATAAGATGCATGACTTAGACCGGTTCTTTCTTGTACCCAAGCATCAGATAATTTAAACCCAGGTTTAGTACCGACTAATATCACCATTAACCGCACTTCCGCAGATCTATTGCCTAATTCATTAAATATTTTGTCCATAAGGGTTTGCGGTAGTAGGTAGAAATTCTTATCATTTTCCTTTTGTTTTACTCCATTTTGAACTAGGGTAGGAGCTTGTATATAATTTGGCATATTTGACATTCTCCTTTATTTTAAGTTAGAGAGAGCGTCATTTAGTTCTTTTGTATCTTCAAAAATCCAAGTAGTAAATTGAGGATAGTTTTTGTTTATGCCAGTTCTAAGGATTTTAAAACCTTGTAGTCTAAGTTCATAAGCAATTCTTTTAGTATAAATGACTTTCTCTTTCATTTATTTACTCCTTTACAATATCTTTCAAAGTTTTCTTGAAAGTCGAGTTTATCGTCAATCTCGGTTACAGCTAATTGACACCCATGGCGAATAAAATCGCTTAAGCTTAAGTTTGAGTGTTTTGCGTAGTTTTCGAGAATCATCTTTTCTTCTCCTGTTACTCTACATCTGATGTAACAGTCTCGTCTAGCCATAAGTCATCTCCTTTTAGTAAAGCTTCACATCTTTCTCTAATTAGTTCTGAAATTGATAATCCAGTAATTCTTGAAAACGCACGAAGATTATTTTTTTCTCGTTCTGTAACTCTAAACTTGACGTATGTATTTCTAGGTTCGTCTTTATGATTCATATTTCTCCTTAAAAATGTGGGCACAGGTAATAAAATAATTGTAATTTCGTGACACACAAAGAATTAAAAAACAAGGGAGAGCTTTCGCCCTCCCTTAAAATCAGATGGCCTTATAACCAACCTTCTTCTTATTCTTGCCCTGAGAATTCTGAGTAGTAACATCTTCCTTCTCGATCTTGTCGAACTTGAACAGATTGTTCAGTCGAGGAATAATCTTCTGAGAGCTGAGGTCTTCGTCATCAAGAGCAGCGAGAATCTCCTCAACAGTCATAAACTCCTCAGTAGACAGAACCGAGAAAATGCGCTCCTGAAGAGCATCACCCTCTGCGCGCTTAGCTTCTGCGCGAGCCTTAGCTGCCTCGGCCTTCTTATCAAGGATATTGATTTCGGCTTCGCAGAACGCAACAACATCATCTGCGGGATAGGCAAGATCCTCGCCGCCAACGAATTCGATAATTGCCTTATACATATCACGCTTAGTAATCTTTTCCATTTTAATTTTCTCCTTTACTCGGGGCTTACACCCTCGTTGTTTTGTTTTTATTTTATTTTATAATATTTTTTGAAATTTCGCAAGCGGGAACGCCGCTTACTGGTATCTTTGTATCGAGGTTAGTGGAAGAGTAAATTCTCCAGCTCCCGCAAAGAAGTAGCTAAGTCGGAGTTAGAGAGTTTGTGGTAGGTAAGTAGTGTACTACGAACAGCCTCATCCGCAAGGTCTGTGAAATCATTGAGGTCTTTCTCGGAGAACTCGATTGTTTTTGCCTCTTGATAGATTTTTGCGATGTAGTTCTTGAGATACTCGATTGCAGTGTAGGGAAGAGTGGTATCTGCGTACCAATTCTTGGAAGTAGCGGATTCGAGGTTGTTGGAAAAAGCTTCTCGAATTTGCTCTTCGGTGTAACCTTCCTCAAGGTAAGAGTTAATAATTTCGTTGAAGTCCATTTTATATTCTTCCTTTTGCTTTAGATTGTCGGGCTTATGCCCTTCTTTATTTCTGTAGATATAATACCAAAATTTTTTCGTTTTTGCAAATTTTAATTTTGTTAGTAAGAGAAGAGAGAACTGGGTTGGAAGATACTTGTATTTATATAAAATTTATAGTATAATTATTACATTAAAAGAAAAAGATTTGGACAAATTTTGTTTCAGAATATAGATATTTTTTTAAAGAAAATAAGAGTTGTTCTTAAAGACGAAGCACAATTCGTTTTAAAAATTTTTTGATAAGTGAGATGTTAAAATGGATATTTTAACTGTATGGATTTATATGAACGGCCGCAAAGAAGGGGATATTGTTTGGCTTAGTAGTAAAGAATATTCTCCAGCTAGAATTGGTAGAGACACAGGGTATACAGGTGCCGCAATTTCTAAGAAGATGCGGAAAGCGCTTGGGAGTGAAATCTAGTGGAATCAAGAGAAGAAAAGATATGAAGTACCGAATTTCGGGGTTGATGGTAAAATGTTGCGGAGAGCGAAGGTTGGATTGAGCGATGAAGCTTTAGAAGTTTTTTTGTGGTTGTAGGATAAAGACACGTTTTTGTTAGATAGAGCTGTGGAAGAAACTGGTGTGCGGGCTGGGAATTTTATTGACATTATGTTTATTTTGCGATAGGCGCGGTTTGCGAGTTATAAGGTGAAAAAGGGCTAGAGGAGCTGGCTTTAATTAATAAAAAAAATCAACCCCCTCTTCTCTCCCTCACCCCTCCGTCACTCGAAAGTATAGGGATTTAATTCTGGTTCTTTCGCTCTTTTGTTTTAGTTCTAGGGAAATAATAACTATGACATAAACCTCTTTAAAGCGCAAAAATTTTAGGTAATTTTAATACCCTATGGGGCAGCTATTTCTAGGTATAGAAGTTCTAAGACTTCGTTTTAATGCAGTTTATTGGGCAAAAAAAATTTAAGCTTATCTTTAGAATTTCAAGATATATTGAGAGATATGGCATAATAATAGTTTTGTCAACTTTGTCATGATTTTATGTAAGTCTGAATATTAAGAACCCAGACTTACATAAAAAAATGACACAAATGCCAGTTACTTCGGTTGTAAGAAAATAAAAATCTAAGGAGAAATAACATGAGTGAGTTGAAATTAGGACGAATGTCAACTAAAGAAATAGCTGATTGGATAAAAACAAAGAAACATAATATCATGCTTTCTAGTATTGTTAAGGGACAAATTTGATTTAGCGATAATATAAAATTTTTATAATATAATGTGGTTATCTACAATAGTTGCGTCTTTTATCATGGACTTCGCACAATATCACTATTAACTTAGGTTGGTGGTGGCAATGTTGATTTTTTTGTGCGGTCCCTTATATTACGGCGCACAAAAAAATCAACATTACCGTTAGGGGGCATGATATCATGTTACAATTAAACTAGATATACACTACGAAAGAACTTGCAAAGGAGATGGACATAGGATATTAGACCTTTAGGAAAAATAGGCAAAAATATGAAAATCATTTAAGATTATTCTATGATTTTATGACAGAACCTAAAGGTCGAGGTATAATTTATATTTTTACCGAGCAATATGGAGATTTTATTCCATATAAAGATTATTGTAAATCTAAAAAAAATAAACTAATCCAAAATAAAGCAAAAGCAGTTATTAAGACCGAGCCCAGACAGACTGGTTCTAATATAGCTCGTATTATTTATGTAGAAGAAGAAATTCAAGCTTTAAATTGTCAATTAAGTACGATTACTAATTATACTAGAGCTAATTTAAAAGAACTTATTAACTCAGGTTATTATACTTTAACTGATTATAAATGGTGTTTTTTAGATTATCAAGCTAATTAGTATATTGAAATGACTGATGCTCAAGTTAAAGAGTTGCGCAGCTACTTTAGAGATTGCGATAAAGAAAATCTCGAAGAACAAGAAAACGCAATGACTAAAAGAAATGAAGGTTTAATTAGCAAAGAAGAGGCTAATAATACAGTGGGCGAATTGAAGTATAATGCCTTTATTGCAGGTATAGAGAAATATATGTAGAATAATAATAATTGTAGACCTATGAAAGTTCCTTTATATTAGCGTTGTGCTTTCTAATTAAAAAATAAAGCTTGAGGGTCGCGAACGAACGTGAGCGCATCCCTCAAGCACATTAGCATAAATTTTATTTTAAAGGAAAATAGGAAAAAGTACTTCTCTGGAACATCGATTCACACTCGGCGTTCGTGCTTCGCACTTCTCGCCTTCGCGCTCATCGGCCAGAGGAGTACTTTTTAGAAAGTTGAAATGAAAATAGAAATCGAGTTAGATTTTGAAAATTGAACTGAAAATAGAGCAACTATTCAAAAGAGACTATAAGCCGTAGATAACAAGAGAAAGAAATAGCGGAAGCGGAATCGGTAGCTATAAAGCGCTTTAAACCTAGGACTCGCGCATATGTATACTTACTTTATCGTAGTAAAATTCTATGTTAAGAATCCAGTATTTAGAACCTAGTATAATAGAAATATATATTCTTAATATATTATTTCACAAACCTAAATATAAAATGCTTTCGTCTAAAGATAGGAACAAGGTATAATGCGTTAAAGCTAGATATAATACCACTATGGAGCAGCGGAACCCGCAATCTTTCTTTTTTCCTTTTGCTTTAGACTTTTAAAATTTTATTATTTTTAATAATAAATTATTTATGTAATTTAATAGTTTTATTCTTTTATCGTACAAGAACTCATAGAAAATAAAAAGTATTAAAAAAAATTTAGAATTTATTGTGGTTTATATTTTGAATCGGTTCTTCTACTTTTCTTCTTTTGCTTTAAAAATCTAAAAATCATATTCTATTTTTCTTTTTTTTACAAGATAATTATATACTATATTTCAAAATAAATAAAATTATAATACAGAACAGGAGAGCAAATATGGAGTTACATTTGGGTAAGATGACATGGAGAGAATTATCAAGATGGTTTGGTCTTAATGAAGATACACTAAATAAAGGAAAAGGTAGAAGAGAGAAGAAGCTTGAAATCTTAAAGCATTATGCTGATTATCATCTTGAGGGCCGATCAAATAAACTCTACATAGATCGCATCTATATACCTGAGTTCAGTAAGACGCATGAAATAGTAGAAGCTGAATTTTCTAAAGAGTGGAACTCGAGCGGGATAGATACTTGCGTTAGAGTTGGAAAAGCAATCCACCAGAAACATCCAGAATTAGCTGCTAGAATAACAGAAGAAACTGCTATAAACTATACTTGTAAAGTTAAAGTTGAGCGTTATGGTAGAAATCACCTGGATGAAGACTACGGAACGCGCGGCCGCAGTGAATATGTGTGGATGGACCAAGATGGGAAAACTCCTTTGCCTAAGGAAAAATTACAAGTTATGCGGAAATGCGCTAAGATGGTATATAGAGGAAAAGGACTAAAAGCTGCGGCGATTGATGACGATTATCGCAGAGGAAGAATAAAACAAGAGGAAAGAGATGTGGCGATTGGAGAAAGTGAACCTAAAGCTCTTCCTACTTTTGTTTATTTAGTGAAGAAAAAGCTAGGTTTCATGCCGATTAAAAAGACGTTGTTAGTTGATGAAGAAGGCTGTGCATAAAATAAAAAGAGGTTGACTCTAAAGGTCAGCCTCTTCTAAAAAAAGAAAGGAATAAAGATTTTCAGGATCGAGCGGAAAATTTGCATATGAGCTGGATTGATATGAAAAATTGCATATGGGAGTGTGATTTGACAAAATTCGGGTGCTTACTCCGTTAGCAGCCCGCCGCAGCTCCCTTTATAGTATACCATACTCCGGAAGATTTGTCAAGTCTTTTTTGTAACTTCATAGCCAGCTCTTTCAAGAGCGAAAATATAATCTCTCACGGTTTGAGTATCTTTACACTTAATGCCTACAAATACTTCTCCACCTGCGGAATGGACGTAAAACTTATACGGGATTCCGGCTTTAATACCTAGACGTTCCCGCAACTTCGAGGGGATAATAATTCTTCCCATGGAATCTACTTTTCTAGTGAACTCTGTTTCTTGCATGAAAAATCACCTAACGCTAGAGTGGGCTGGAAAAACGACCCTATTACGGGCCCTGGCTTATCACCATTCAGAAGGAATCTTGCCGCACATAGAGCGAATAGGGCAAGACTCACAGGAATCTTGCTCGGTACAAAATTCAACGATAAGGATAAGCGCTTTCCAAAGCTCTAGCATAATCTTTCTCCTTTCTTTAATTTTCTAAGTTTATTTTACTCTAAATTTGCGGAAAAGGCAAAAAATTTTTATTGAAATTTTTAATTGTTTTATAGTTTGATTTTAATAGTTTATTGAAATCATGAAGTCTTACTCGATTTTAAAATTTTGGGAAGCAGAGAAATAGAAAGCGGGCGCGGCAACCGCAGATAAAAATCTCCAATGAACGAGATAATGCGCGAATTCGGACTGCCACTCCCGCTCGCAGTCCGCCAATTTTATCATACTTTCCTCCTGTTGTCAATAGGCAAAATGCACAAAAAAGAAGCCAGGATTTTGTCAATCCTGGCCAGTAAGAAAGTCAAGTATCACTTTCTCACAGTTTGCTTCTTCTTCCGATTCAAAGGGACAACGGTTTTTACCTGGGCAGAAGTCACAGTTTTCATCAAGAGCAAGAAAACCGTTGATGATTTCCCGTAAGCGGTAATCACTTACTTCTATCTTCATTTCTTTCCTCCTGTTTAGTGACGTATTTCAGTATTTCTTTTTCGCAGTCTGGTTCCACCAGTCTCGGGTTAAATGGACATTCTTCCATGGCAGGACAGCAAGAGCAATCAGAGCCGTTGTAATCAACAAAGGCGGTTATCACCTCTTTCAACCGAGTTTCATTTAGTTCCATTTGCTATCAATCCTTTCTATTAGAAATAGGGCCTTTCATCAAGAGTAAAACCTTCAATTTCAGCGGTAAAAATATTACCATTGAAAGAAAATTTGTACTCCCCATAACTGGCATCGAAATTGCGATATTCAGAAATCCTGGTCCAGCCACATCTTTTAGCTTCACCTTCGATATATTCCCAGGCTTTTCTGTAAGAAGTCCAGCAGGAATTTAAGTCACCACAGTCATCAGAAAACCTCACAAGATAAATTTCCATAGTTATCAACCTCTTTCTTAATTTCTGTATTTATTATACCATAATTCCGCAGAATTACAAGATGGAATATTGCACAAAATCAGGATCCAAAGTTTGTATAAAATGCCTATAGACTTTGGGCAAAAAATCTGGTATAATAAAAAGATTGCGGAAACTCGGCTCGATGCGCCAGTTATCGAGCCGTCCATTATATCACATTTTCCGCCAGCTGTCAAGCCTTTTGGCGAAAAAATTTTGCACAAATCTCGTTGCCAAGATTTGTGCAAAACGTAGAATCATCAGATTTCCATTTTCTCCCAATTCTGGGAATTTTCCTTCAAGTAGTCAACGTATGCACCAAAAATTTCATCACTTCCGCTTTCCATGTAGGCCTTCCTCGGAGTGCAGGTTTTGTCAATAAATTCCAGGAAGTCCTCTGTCAGATGAATCATAGCGTCGTTTGCCTGCCGTTCAAGAGTACCTTCATAGCCTGCCTCATTAAAAATCAAGCCCTCGTTGCGATTGACGTAGATTAACATGGTATTCCTTTCTCCGTGCGGGAGCGGGTGTTACCCCGCTCCCTTTTTCTTGTTCTTGCGTGTCAATGTAATGTCGTATGTATCACCGCCTAACTCAAATTGGAATTTCCTGGATGGATTTTCCACGATGCAGGAGCCTTCGCAGATTTCATTCTCCACAAACCGCACAAGCGCAGAAATGATATCTTCCTTTGCGGTATCCTTCTTCTTTTCTCTTGTGGAAAACTTGTAAACCGTTTTCTTGCGTTCGGCTTGCTTCATCTTCTTTACTACTGCTTGTTGTTCTGGTGTCAAGTCCGATTGAATTTCCTGCCGGGTGGTCATGGAGTTGACTTTTAGGTCATAGGCGTAAATTTCTTCTGCTTCCGCACGTCCGCACGGGATGCCTTTCATAATGCGCTGGATTTGGGTTTCTTTCTCGGTGTTACTCATTGAATCCCCCTTTCAAGGGGGAAGGGTTTTACCCCTTCCCCGATAAGGTTTACACTGCGACAAAGTGAGTACGGCCCTTGATGACTTCCTTCACGATGCGGTTATCAGCGCACAGGCGGTTTGCAAACGCAGTCACCTGCTGAGAGGAAATATCATAGAAGTCGGGGTTGCCCTTGGTGACCTCGCACAGGAGAACGGGCTTGTCGCTTGCGGAAATCAGCTCGTACAGCTTCTCGGTGCGTTCCACGTTCTCGGGGGAGACCTTCTTACTAGACTTGCGATTGGCAAGAAGGCGGTTCTCGTTCTCCAGGTGGGCCACGGCTTCCTGAATGGTGGTACCGTGTTCGGGGGTTTTGCCGGTCAGAATGGCGATGATGTCAGCGTTTCTCTGAGCCTTAGTAATCTTCTTCATAGTATCAATCCTTTCTGGTTTTTGAGACTGTCCTTGTCTTTGATGTATTTGTCAAGAAGGTTTTGCCCTTCCCTTGACAACGTAGTTATTATACCATAAATCTTGGTATCCGTCAAGCGTTTTCGTAAAGAATTTTCGCTTCCAGCTTGCGGAGCTGGTTTAACATTTTCTTGCAGTATACGCTTGTTTCATCGAGTGTTTCGATGTACTCGCTCAAAGCATCTGCGAGAGGTTCAAGTTGCTTCTTAGCGTGCTTTTCCGCAAACTCAAAGGTGTTTCCTAAGTTGCGGAAGGGGAAACAGCCCATACAGGGTTCAACCTTGCCCTTCTTAAGAGCCTTTACAAGAATTTCACTTTCAATCCTTGCATCATCCAACGCCGTGTGTGATTCCTCAAAAGCGTGGTTTTTCATCAAGTATTGATAGGAAGATTCTGCGCTTGACTTGAAATACTGAACGCTGTTAGTCCAAAGACCATGGGAAAGACAGTATTTCTTGTACGCTCTGTTGTTTAAAAGCCTATCGCAAGCAATTTCCCACAAGTCGATGATGGGAAATTCTTCACCTCGTAACTTGAAAACAGGGCTCAGAAATTCAGGGTTTGTGTCTTTGGACGGGCCGGAAAGAATCCTTTGTATACTTTCCTTCTGTTTGTCCTCAAAAGCTTGGTAGTTATGGTATAGCGCATAGATATACGCCTCAGTGAACGGAATAGCCTTCTTGAAATCAAAAGCGGCATTATAAGCACAGACCGCCTTGACGTTCTCACAATCGCACAGAAGTTGATTGATTGCCTGATACCAACACGCTACCTCGATTTCGCCTTTTTCCATCATTTCAATGTATTTGGGGCGTTTGTCTCGATAGTAAGCGGTATCGAAAACAGAAGGAACAAAGAAGGTTTCCTGAATAAGGAAATTCCGTTGTTTGTATACTTTACCTTGAGTGTCAATAACTTGCCACCCAATGTCATAAACCAGCGGTTTTGCAATCGCAATTTTCTTGCGGATTGCTTCGCTTTTGCCGTACTGGTTGACAAAAGGTAAAGTAGCGGTTTCGGTGTCCAGAACTAGGTAGTAGTTGCGTTTTCCCAAAATATCAAGTCCTTTCACTAGATAGGGGTTTACCATCGTGTCCCCTACCGGATTGCGTTCCCCTTGGAACACTATTAGTATACCAGAAAAATAGCGAAAACACAACATGGAATATTGCACAAAATCCGGGGATCAAATTTGTGCGGTTTGCCTATTGACAAGCGGCGTGCACCCGTGGTATAATGAAGGGGGAGGGTCCGCGGCCTTCCAAATTTTGGAAATTCGCGCCTTCGTCAACTTGCACAATTTCGGGATCCCAGGTTTGGTTATTTTGCCTATTGACAGCGGAGAAAAAATGTGGTATAATGGAAATTTATGGAAAATTCGGGCCGCTTGGGCGTTGGCGGCCCGCCAATTATAGCACACTCGAAGCTGTTTGTCAATAGTCAAATTGCACAAAAATTAACCGGGATTTCTCCCGGTTAATCATCCTCCTGTTCTTCGGCCCAGATATCCAGGTCTTTAAGTCCGGGAAGCGATTCAAAAAACGCTTCGAGTTCTTCTATCGCTTCTTCTTCGAGATTTGCTTCGGTTTCATACCAACCTTCAAAGTTAAGTTGGAACTTCATCATCTTCTCCTTCCTCACACGGGGCTGTTGCTTCTTCGCAGTGGCATACCAAGATACCGCTGTCATCTTCTTCCCAGGCGTAGGGACAGTCTTTACATTTCATGTCGTTTAATCAATCCTTTCTGTTCTTGATAGTCTTATTATAGCACCAAACCTAAGAGTTGTCAAGAGTTTTCATCCACCATTTTCAGAATTTCTTCTGCGGTTAAGTAACCGATAACGTCACCGTTGCATTGCGGAAGCCCCATGACTTCAAGTAACCCATCTTCATGTCCGTAAGAATAGTCGTGACAAATTGCGTCCCACCCTCTTCCCTTGCAGAGAATCTGTAACCCGCCTTGGTAAGTGCGGATAACGAACCTAGTGCCACGTCTTTGTAGCCCTGCGGCGAGTTTGCTCATCTCCTTGTAATAGATACGTTTTATCATACCAAATCCCTCCCTAGAGAATCTTTGTTTCATTTGCGAAAAACTTTGCATTGTTTCTCACTGCTACTTCCTTAACGAAAGCACTTTCTTTCTTAGTAGCGCAGTAGACATTAAAAATAGTCCACTTGCCCACGTTTTCAATGTAGTTGTGCGGGATTTTGAATCCAGAAAGTTCCTTGTGCAGTTTCTCTGCCTGAGAGTTCTTCACTGTCAATTCGATTTTCCATAGCTTTTCTTTCTGAATTTTTTCTTCGATAGCCTTAACGATATACACCCCTACAAGGTTACATCCACCGACTACCAAGACCTTTGCCCACAAGGGCAGGTCACTCACCATATAAACCACAACGATGGTATAAAAACCATAACCGAGGGCATTCGCCACCGCTGCGCCACCCTTCCCGCACTTTACCGTGGCGATGGACTTTATGGTGGAAATAATCACATTGATGATATTTAGCACGATAAAAAGTGCCAACAGCTTGTAATCCATATTACCTCCTTTTGTTTCAAGGACGGGGCATATAGCCCCGTTCCTTTAGTCACCATCGAACCAGAGAGCCGGAACCTGCCCGTTCGCTTCTGGGTCTACCACGATACGGTTGACTTTCACTCGCCAGTTGAGAATATCATATGCTTTTTCTTCTGCGCTCTTGGCGGAGAAAGCCCGAAGTTGGAACCGTTTTCCTGACATGGTATCTTCTACCTCATAGAACAGGTATTCGCCGTAGAGGTCATCATGCCAGAAGTCGGCAAATTGCCATATGGGGAAGATGAAGAAATCATCGTTCCATACCATAATAATGGCCTTGTCATCCCCGCACTGCCCACGAGTGACAATACACTCGCAGTTTTCTTCATCCAGGGGTACAAAATGAGTGCCCAGGTCAAGCGCGCGGATATCTCGCTCAGAGCGGATAAGGAAGCGAGGGTCATCTTTCAGTTTGAACATAATGTATCAATCCTTTCTGTTCCTTTCCTTGGAACAATTATAGTATAGCACAGGGTGTGCGGGATTGCAAGATGGAAAGTTGCACAAATTCGGGAAGATAAAATTGTGCAGATTGCTGGTTGACAAGCTGTAAAAAATCTGCTATAATGGAAGTTTATGGCAAAATTCGGCCCGCAGCGCTGGATTGCGGGCCGCCCGCTTTTGGTATAATGGGCGGCCCGTCAATAGGCAAAATGCACAAAATTTTTATTTGTGCAAAATGCCGAATTGGAACTAAACTTTAATCATTCCAATCTATTACGTCTTTTTCTTTGACGTTTTGTACCTCGTAGATGTTGCAAGGCAAAGGCTTGTTTTCTGCGATATAAGATTCAAACTTATACCGTGCCTCTTTCTCATCTTTGGCTGTGATTTCGCACCAGCCGGTGAAATCAACGTAGAATTTTTTCATGGGTATCAACCCTCTCAGAACAGCATATTGAAGAAGTTGAAGGTGGAGTATGTTGCGCCGGGGTGAGAATTGAAGAGCGTGATTTCGATGAAGCTAAGCAAGAACCAGGCGAGAAACATAACCCCACATACCTTGAGAAACCGCATATCTTTCATTCCTTTCTTTTGATACTGAAATTATACCATATTTTTTGAGATTTGTCAACCCCCTTTTTCCTGGCCCCTGGGATTTAACCCAGGAGCCTTTCCAGATTTTGGAGGAGATTATTTGCAGGGTCAATGCTAGTCCGCTTTTTGGGGGAGTTCCAGCTTGCCCGCACTTCTAAGCTATCATCCACAAGTACTGCCTTGTTTCGATATGGAATCACGGACTGCTTAGGGGTGCCATACCGGAGAGCATGGAAGGAATCAACGTATGGCATATAATTCCATACCCAATCTTCCTTTTCCTCAGTGCAGGTGGCCTCATAGTCGGGAGAGGCATTTTTTGGCAACCAGGTGATTACCAAAATTTTCCATCCGGCGTCTTTTAGGGCGTAGCAGATTTCAGAAAGCCGGGTCATATCGACCAGGGGATTGAGCTGGGAAAATGTCCCAGCTCTTTCTCCCTCTAGGCTAGAAAGCCAATCAGAGGCCCCATAAAGGTCAGCCACGGTGCCGTCAAGGTCAAAGCAAAGAATCATATGTACCAGCCCCTTTCTTAAAGTTCATCCAGACCGGAAAGCTCGGCCTCGAGTTCAGTGTATTCATCCACGATACGAGCGTTCATCCAGCGAAGTTGCTCAAAGGCAATCTTCAGGGCATCTTTGGGGATATAGGCGCAGACGAGGATGACTTCACCAGTTTCCATATCTTCAACCAAATAGTGGTGTTCCCGGTATCCATCGGAGAGGCCATATCGTTCGATGAACTTGTAAGTGGGCATCAGCTCACCGGTCCAGAGATTCACCACATTATCGCCAGTGGTGACCATATACTCATATGCGGAGTTGGGGATTTCAAAGCAGGTGCCGGGATAAGCGAGATACAGGTTTTTCATAGTTATCAATCCTTTCTGAGGTTCAGTGGGTTTTCCTCTTCCCTTATCTTGATTACATTATACCAGAGGACAAGGAGAATTTCAAGTGTGAGCTTCTACAAAAACGGGGCGAGAAAAATAAAAATTTTTGTATAATTTGACGATTCGGCGAATTGTACAATTCTGGGACTAGAACTTTATGCAACCTGCATATAGATTTCGAGCGAAAAATGTGGTATAATTGTAATTATTTGGAAACTCGGCGCGCCTTCTCCTGGACGCCCGAAGGCGCGCCGCCAAATCTTTAATTACAAATTTTGGGATAAAAGTAAATATTTTTATTTCAAATTCTAAGTAATTTTTTATTTTAAGGGGTATCTTATTTTAAAAATGAAGTCTTATCCGTTTCTTTATAATTATTATAAAAAATTATTTGAAATAAATAAAACAATAGAAGGAAACTGGTAAGAAAAGAAATGCGGGAGTCCCTGCCCTATAGTGATATGAAACGAGTCATATGAAAGCTACGTAGCAGGGGAGTCCGCAATTTCTTTCCTTTTGCTTTCAAAGTAGGAAGAGGGCCATATAGGCCCTCATTCCAAAGCTGGCAGGTAGGTCCAAATTCTGTTTTCTTCTGTTTCCAAAATGACCGGGGTATATCCATTTTCACCTTGAAAGCTTGCGATACCCATATGCAGGAGTTCATATGCCCAGGTATCATCTGTGGGAACCAGTCCGGCTGTTGCTTGGAGAATGGTTCTGATATTCGCCGGAAAATCAGCGCAATCCAGGTCATAGGCGAAAGTTCCGCGGGTGGTTTCGATTTTGTAAGTAGCTGTCATTTGAAGCACTTCCTTTCTTTATCTTGAGTCTATTTTACCACAAATCAGGGGTCCCCGCAAGAGGCAAAGTGCACAAATTTGGGGCTAGAGACCTGTACAAAATTCATATAGGATTGAAATGAAAAATTTCATATACAAATTGGTAGAATTTTCCAACGGGGCGCTGCTGGAGTAAGGAACATATGCGATTTTCAAAAGAAAAGGGGCCATATAGGCCCCTTAGTGTATGGTGAATATTTCATATTCAGTTGTAGATTTCCATTTGATTGGGGCGGCGTCGGTAACCTGGTAGTCCCAAACGGGGGAGTCGGGAGGAATTTCTTCAATAAGGCGTGCAACAGCCTTGCCGCTTTCAGTTGTGTAATGAATCCTTGTTTCGTCATAATCGCTAAGGTCGGGGATCTGGAAGAAAATTCTCAGTGTCATATGTATCATCCTTTCTTTTGTTGCGCCGGGGCAATAAGCCCCGGCTTTTGTTGTTGTGTCTTACTTTGCATATTCCTCGCAGAGGACCCATTCTTCATCGAGGTCAACCCATTCCTCATATTCGTAGGGCTTATCAATGAAGCAGATACCGAAGGCTTCCCAGATATCTTCATTGGGGTCATAGGCAATTTCGACGTACAGGTCGGGGCAAGAGCAGATATCGCTCTGCCGGGCAGACAGAACACGGAAGTTCCAGAGGCAGTCATCACTGTCAAGCATAGACAGCGGGATAGTGGACTTGCCAAGCTCGAGGTAAGTTTCGCCAATGTCGGAGATGTAGTGTTCAGTGTTCCAGAGCTTGGAATAGTACTCATTCAGTGTCATGTGTATCGTCCTTTCTTGTGGGCCGGGGAATTTCACCCCGGCCGATATGTTTGTTATTACAGGAAGTAAAGACCTTCTTTTACCATGAGTCTTTCTGCTTCTTCTTCTGTGATTTCCCGGATTCTTTCGTAGCGGATGAACCAAAGTTCAACGTTAGGTTCAAGTCGTTCGCCATAAGGCATATGATGAACCATATAAGCCCTTATGAACTTGTCACCGTCCTTAAGGAATTCAGGGTTAGGGTCACACACCTGGCAGAGGAAGTATTTGTATTCCATATACATACCTTCTTTCTTGAATCAGCGAGCGGATAAGGTGCCAGGGCAAGCCGGGGTATAAACCCCGGCGCCCTATGGGGTTAGATGAATTCGATGGGGAGCATGGTTAGATCCAGACCTCTACCGTTCGGAAAGAATGGGTCAACATCATCCAGAATGTAGATGCACAGGTCCCTATAGTGGAGATATGGGGCATCGAACCGGTGAACATAGGCGGCTTGAATCTCCATATTCCACAGGTGGGAATCAGCAGGAATTTCCCAAGGGGAATATCTATGGGTTTTTCTTTTCCACCAATCGTAGTGAGTATGGACAACAACCTCAATGCTGTCGATATTCCAGTAATCAGGGCGGTTTTCCACAACACGCATATATTCCTTCAGTGTTACACGTTCTCTTGTTTTCATGTAAAACAATCCTTTCTTGAATCAGGCCATAAAGCCATATGTGTTGGTAGTTTTTGGAAAATGCCGGTATTCAGTTTTCAAGGTACACGGGGCATTCTGACCTATGCCCGCCCGGAAGAGGCCCCTTGTGCGCGTGCCCGCTCTCCCTTCAAAGATTTGGGTCCCTTCCTTAACTGTGCCCCCATTATACACCCGCCGCCCCTGGTTTGTCCAGAGCCTAAATGCACAAATAACAGCAAAATTTTGATCTCAAAATTGTGCAGCCTGCACAAAAAATCTGGATCTAGCTTCCAGGTTTACCAGCCGATCCCAGTAGACAAACTGTTGCCGTCATCCTGCACAATCGGCGCCCGCAAACTTTGTGCAAATTTCCGGATCCGTCAAAGTACACGAATTTTCACCTCCTGCTTTGTGCAATCTGCATAATTAGTAAACCTGCACAAAAACCGGGATCAAAATTTGTGCAAAATCACGATTCGTCGAAGTGTACAAATTCGGGATCAATTTTTTGTCTAGTTTGTCAATGGACAGCGGGTAAAAAATCTGGTATAATGGAATGGGGTGCGCAAATTCGGACTTTTACGCTTTACACTGCTAAAGCGGACTTACCTACCGGGTTAGTAGGTTTAGTTACCTAGATACGCGTAACTGTGTAACCCAAAAGCTACTTCCCTACTAGGTTAGTAGGTTTAACACACTAAACTTTAGAACTTTAGCGTGCTAAAGTGGTTGCCCGGCCGCTCGAGCGGATTACCCATTTACCTACTAGGTAATAGGTATTTAGCACTTTAGCGTGCGAAAGCAGGCGCTACTTCCAGATTTGGAAATTTTTTCCTTACCAATTTCTGGAAGTTACAATTCCAGTTTTGGAAGATTTTGGGAATGGAAGAAAATGGTTTATTTCCAGCTTTTACCAATCAAAATTCCGGTATAAATGTAAATAATTGGAAAAACGGCGCGCTTCCTCTTTAGCAGTCGAAAGCGCGCCGCCGTCGCCAAAAATTTCCAATTTTGGTAATTGGTCAAAGTGCACAAAAATCTCGTTCAAAGTTTGTGTAATCTAACAAATTTATTTTTTGTGCAATTTGACGAAAATTATTTTTGTGCAGAATGACGAAAGAGGGCTTTCGCCCTCTTAGTAGAACACCTCATAGATATCTTCGACAAGTTCCTTGTACTCTTCGAAGTTACTAGAGTGAGCATCCGCAAACCCGCAAATCATAGCGCCGATATCATCAGCTTCAGGATGAACGTCCCACCATGCGGCCCATTCGGTTCTCAATTCTTCAATCGTCATTTTCATTTGGAGCACTTCCTTTTCTTAATTTCTGTATTTATTATACCATAATTCTCAAAGAAAGCAAGAGGCAGAATAACCAAAGAATTGAAGCTGTATTTGTGCAAAGTGCCAAACTCTGGTTACCTAGATACGCGTAACCATGTAGCCAGTTTGTCCAAAAGAAAGAGGGGCATTGCCCCTCAGTCTGCTTCATCCATCCTTATAAATTTGTATCTCCAGTTACTGTTATCCAAAGTCGTTCTTTCAAATGCGTCTTTGGTATCATAGCCAAAGAGGATGATAATCTCACTGGTCAGGGTATCACGAAAAGTAAATTCATACATTAGGAGCACTTCCTTTCTTTATCTTGACTAAAGTATACCATGAATCTACCGTTTCCGCAAGTAGTAAAATACACAAAAACAGAAGGCTAGAATTGTGTATTTCTACAAAAGAAAGTAAGGGCTTTCGCCCTTACAATCCAAGTATTTCCACCAGTTCAAACATTCTTTCTCTTTCACCCGGCGTGGTGCATCCCATCACGTCAAGGTTGTACAATCTATCGTGTTCCATGACAAGGGAAATTTCATGGTTCTCAAAACCTTCTGCCTTGTATTCCGCTTCTGTTTCAATGACATTGAATGTCACGTTCAGTCTTTTGTTGTATCTAGTCATAGTGCATCCCTTTCTGCGGTTTCAGTGGGTTATCCGCTTCCCTTATCTTGGTTCCATTATACCAGAAAACAGCAGAAATACAAGCGGCAAAATAGACAAAATGCGCACGGTCGAATTGTGCAAAGCGCTGAATCCAGATCTTACCAGTTTTGGAAAATACTGGATTTCCACGTTACCTAGTTACGTGTACTTGTGTAACCTATTACTACAAAAGAAAAAGGAAGAACTTTTGTTCTTCCTTCTCTTGTTTGCTTACTCTTCATACACTCCAAACACTACATCATCTGTTTGGTCTAGTGGTGTATCGCTGTCTGCCAGGATCATCACGTAGGTGGTGCCTTCCTTAAATCCCTCTGTATCGTAGCCCCAGAGGTTTCCGTCCTCAGTACCCCACAGGTTTTCATCAACAACCCAAGCATCTAAGCCGTAGGTTTCACCGTAGTTACCTTCGTGGTAGTCGCAAGCCGTTGCGTTGCATCCTGCAAGAACCATCATTGCGATGATAGCACCTGCTACCAGAATCATCGTTGCCTTTTTCATGTCGTTCAATCCTTTCAAAGTAAATTGTTTTGCTCTTTCCTTTGAGCTTGACTAAAGTATACCATCATTCTACCGTTTCCGCAAGTGGTAAAATGCACAAAGAACAAAGAGTTTACAACGTCTTTCTTGTGCATCCTGCACAATCTACGTACCAGCGCTTGGTAGGTTTACCAAGTTCTGGATCCTTCGTCAATACCACCTATCGAATCAACTTAATTTCGTAGAATCTCACAAGAGCCAAAGTTTCTTCTTCTGTTTTGTGCAATTCGACGAATCTCCAGAATTGTAAAATGTTGGAAGTGAGTCACGACTTAGTACAAGGTCTGCACTTTAGCGCACTGCACTGTAACACTTTAGCGTGCGAAACTGAACGTACTTCATCACTTTAAATCTTTAGCGTAGTAAAGTACTAAACCTATTAACAAAGTATGTTAGTTCTCTTTAGCGCTTTAGTGCGCTAAAGCGTTAGCACTTTAGTGTATTACACTGTTACACTTTAGTGCGCTAAAGTGGTTGCCACTTCAATGCTTTAGCTCTTTAGTGTGCTAAAGTGCGAGCGGCTGCTTATTGGTAAAAAATTACACTATTGGTAGTATTTTCCAGAAATTCGGACTTTAACGTATTAAACTGTAGAACTTTAGTGCGCTAAAGCAAAAGGACAAGATAGCTGCTCGCCGTTTACCAAAACCTGGTTCTACTTGTAAAATTTTCCAGTAGCAGTCCAGCTTTGAATTTAAACTAGAAAACATTCTACCTCTTTTCTCGCAATCCTGCAGACTCTGGAAGGTACATCCTCGTGGAGTCGAGCGGCTACTCAGTACCTTTAAGTATCTTTGTATTTTTTCTTTTGTTTCTCTTACAAAGTATTTTATTGTTAAATTTTAATTGTTTTGTTACTTTTTGTAAGACTTTTATTATTTGAGCGTAGACTTGAACGATTTTGAATGTTAATTGATTTTAAAAATGAAGTCTCATTTAGGCGGGTTGTTTTGAACTAGATGAAAATTGAAAGCGGAGGGTTAGGTAGTACTCGCTAATTTTTTTGAGGTTGAAGTATCGAAGTACCCGGGGGTGTAATTCGGGAGAAAATTTTTTATTTTTTTAATTCGGCTCCGCCCTGCTCCAAACAATCTCCCAAAGCAATTTTCAATTTCAAAACACGATATTCAATTTTAAATTCAAAACACAGTATTAATAAATACAATATTTAATTTTAAAATAATTTTTAACTCCTATTCCTTTCCTTCCATTAAATCTTATCAAAAAAATTTTCAAAAAGCAAAGCTCCGGCTTCTAAGCCCCAAAAAGTAAGAAGCGAAGCGACTTACTTTTACATTCCCTTTACAATTTGTTATACTAAAATAAAAAGAGGTGAAACCCAATAAAATTAGATTATACAATAACCGATTTAGACTAGCGCAAAGCTTTAGTAGACCAAATCCTTCAAGAAACTCCTAATCCTCCTTCTCAATATCTTGAAAAGCTTGCTGACTATCTTATACTCGGCTTTGAAAAGAAACAACGTAAACTACTTACTGAAAACCGTCTTGCTACCATCAATAAACGAGAAACTTCCTTCGAAGGCCTAGTTTCCTCTCTCGAAAATGGCGAAGATGGAATTTACAATCTAGTTTCTGATATTCAAACACCTCTAACCCCTAAAATTTCAATTACACAAACCGATTTAGATACAATTCCCTTTCTCTCTCAACTGCGGGAGTCGCTAGATCAATGGTAGAGCGCTATCAAGAAAGCTAGCGGCAGAGATGCTTTTATAATGAAAAAAGCAATAATAGATATGCGGAAAGACTAGTATGTCATAAAGCAATCTTATACCTAGCCTGTAATCCCCAAAAAGCTGACGCGCCCGCAGTCCATTTTTCCTTCTCTTGATGAACACGTCACCGTACCCTCCAATTACGAAATATCAGCAGAAGGAGTATCTCTACTACGTACCGAAGTAGTAAGTGCAATCCTCCAAAATTACTCCAAGTTGCGGCAAGACGCCTACGGTAAATTCGAGGGTGATATGTGGTATCTCTTAGAATCTTTCGACCGAGTTTGCGACAAAGCTCTTGCGGACGAGCCTAAACTAAAATATGTGTGCGAGCGCAAGATCGATGGCGCTTCTAATCTTGAAATATAGCAAGGACTTAGCGAAATATTCGATTCCACATACTCTATCGAGTACATCTCAAATCTCTGGGTTACTAAAATCCCAAAACTAATTGCGCACGCCGCTATAGAGGAGTATCTAATCTGGTATTATCACTACAGAGACCTTCCTTTTAAGAAATGTTCTCGTTGTGGGCAAAAAAAGCCAAGCCACAGTATCTTTTTTTCAAGAAATAATGCAAGTAAAGATACTTTCTACAGTATTTGCAAGTCCTGTAGAAGTTGCAGAAAGAAGGGCTGACAATGGAACAATGTTATTGTAAAACTTGCAGACAAACAATGAACGCTTCTGAGTTTTACTCTTCTTATAATTTAGAAAAATATCCCAATGGCAAGCTTAACGAGTGTAAAAAATGCGCGACGATGCTTGTGGATAACTTTGACCCAGAGACTTTTAAGCCTCTACTCAAAGAAATAGATGTCCCATACATCAAAACACAATGGGATAGCCTTCTAAAGAAATATGAAAATGACTTAGAGGCACTAACAGGAAAAACAATCTTAGGTAAATATCTCTCTAAAATGCGGCTGTCGCAGTGGAAGACCGCGCGATGGGCCGATACTGAGCGGATAGAAGCTGAAATAGAGGAAAAGCGCATATAGACAATGCGGGATTCCGGCTTATCGGAGGATGAGATCTAGGTTGAACTCGCATAGGACAAGGAGCTAATAAAGGCACCTGGGTGGATAAGTTTAGTTGAAGAAGAAAGTGCCCAACTGCCGATCTCCGGAAAAGAGGATCCTAATAGCTCCGACTCCGGCACATCATCACTCTTTCCTTCTGTTTAGGAAATACTGGAAGAAGAAAAAAATCTTGGGCTAACAGAAGAAGATACAACTTATCTCCGCATTAAATGGGGAACTAGCTATCGGCCCAGCGAGTGGGTTCAATTAGAGCAATTCTACAATGATATGATGGCTTCTTATGATATTCAAACTGCCGGCCATAAAGATACTTTAATTAAACTCTGCAAGACTTCCCTTAAAGCCAATTAGCTTTTAGATGCGGGAGACATAGATAACTTTCAGAAAATGCTCAAGGCCTATGACACCCTTATGAAAAGCGGGAAATTTACCGCCGTCTAGAATAAAGCGGAATAGGGCGAGTTTATTGATGCAGTAGGCGAGTTAGTTGTTCTTTGTGAACAAGATGGCTACATTCCTAAATACTATGTCGATAAACCTAAAGATAAAGTAGATAGAGTTATAGAAGATACACAACACTACGTTCATACTCTTGTTACTGAGGAAATGGGACTTGGTAATCTTATCGAAAATGCAATTCGACAGCTTGAAGATGAGCGGCAAACTATTAAAGAGGCTGGCGAATTAGGTTATGACGAGAATGATGAAGTTATGGCGGAAGAACATTTGTTTGATTACAAGGATTCTTACCATGAGCTCCGCACAGAAGATTTCCAAGAGTTCTATGAAGAAGAAGAGAAAATGAGCGAAGAAGATATGGAGTATCTTCACGAATTAGCTATAAAGGGGGAGATTTAATGGCACTCCAAGACTTATTAAATCTTTCTCAAGCTAGAGGAAATAAAATTGGTCTATCAGAAGAGCGAGTTAAAGCTATTCTTCCTATTGCTGGATAGTATGTAGCTTAGTGGAGGATGTATCCAGATATATTTGTGGATTTCATGCAAACTGGTAGAGATGATACAAGAAAGAAAGAACTTGAACTCTAGTTTTATTAGAGAGTATTTTTAAGAGTCGCAATGCGATATCGCTATGTGTATTGCGTCTATCCGCGTGGGTGAATGATATTGCCCTAATTCCTTTAATTGCGGGAACCCTAAACTTAGATTTTGTGCGCTTCTAAGCATGGGAATCCGCAGGCAACGAAATAAGCTTCAACGACTATCCTTTAGCTCCCGCGGAAATAGGAGCAATAGGAGTAGGGCCCAAGCTAACGGGGTGGGTGAAAATCCCTTAAATCGAAATAGGGAACTCTCATTTATTTAAATGAGATGAAGATATAGTCTAATCTTGCGGGAAACCGTAAGCAGTTCATAAGAGAACGTAATAAGTAGTTGCGCACTTATTAGAATACAATGATAGTAAATCATTCCTCTCGGTTTTAATCCTTATAATACGAGCTATATTGTATCCAAATGCTAAACTATTTACTTCCGCAGGAGGCAAACAACAGAGCGCTGGAATCCTGCAAGAAAAAATGGATGAAATATGTCGAATGATTCCTGCATTTGATAACGAGATTGATAGACGACCAGGTAAAACAAAAGAGAGTAAAGACTACTGTATATACAGGTTTAAAAATAAATCATTTATAGATAACCTTGCGGCAAATGAGCGGACAAGAGGTAAACGTCGTAACGCTGGGGTATTAGAGGAATGTGCTAGTATGGATGGTAAAATTCTACAAGAAGTTCTAATTCCTACAATGAACGTTGCGCGATTGCGGGCAGATGGCTCATAGGACTAGGATGAAGTTTTAAACTAGGCTTAGTTATATATAACGACCGCAGGTTATAAGGGTAGTTTCGCTTACCAAAAACTTATCACTACTCTTGTTTAGATGATAGTAGAACCTGAAAAAGCTTTCATATTAGGTGGTACTTATAGAGTTCCTGTGCTTGCAGGGATGCTTAATAAGGATTTCGTCAGTGATTTAAAGAGAGAGGGAACTTTCGATGAAGCTTCCTTCGACCGAGAGTATAAAAGACTGTACTCTATAAATTTTGTGAATTGCTGGAAGGCCCTTAGAGTTGCTTAAACTACAGCATAAAGATGAAATAAACTTAAGTGCGAATGTTTGAAAATTAAGCAAATTGGGTAATCAGCAGCTAAGTCTCGAATAGAGAAAAGTTCAACGACTATCCCATAGGTCATAAAGACAATAGGAGTAGGGCGCAAGAATATAATGGCGTGGGTGAAAACCCCTTAAATCGAAGTGCAAAATATTTAAATATATTTAAATAATGATATAGTCTCAACTTTATCGAAAGATAAAGCAGTATATGGATACTAGAATAATTCGACTAGTATTTAAGATAATTGGGCAGCTAGTGGACTGGAACTGCGGAGGGTGCTTTCTTCGATGGTGAGCGCTTTGACGCTAACCGTACATTACAAAAACCTGAATATGAAGCAACTATTAAGTCAACAAAAGGTCAATATTATATACTTGCGGTCGATGTAGGTCGTAAGGGGTGTAATAGCGAGATCTTGGTCTTCAAGGTAACGCCGCACGCGCAAGGAGAATCTGTTAAATCTTTAGTTAATATTTACACTATAGAAGATGGACACTTCGAAGATTAGGCAATTAAAATCAAGGAGACTTTTTATAAATATAATGCTAGACGTGTTGTGATAGATGGCAACGGGTTAAATGTTTAGCCCCTTATGTTGGCGACAGCATAAGCAAACTTTTTGAATTGCTGGAAAGCTAAGTCGAAAGATATGCTAATCAGCAGCTAAGTTCCTTTTTAAAGGAAAAAGTTCAACGACCATCTCGAAAGAGAGTACACTATAAGCTATTGATAGTGGAAGCGGAAAGCTTCTCAATGAGAAGATGATATGGTCTAATCTTGCGGGAAACCGCAAGCAGTTCATGAGAGAACGTATATAAGAGTAGCGTTTTATATAGAATGTAATGTAGGCATTGGACTTCTAGATTATATGGTAAAGGCCTAGCTAACACATGAAGGTGAGGTTTTACCTCCTTTTGGTATCTATAATGATAAAGAAGGTTTTTATAAAAAGTTCAGAACTAACGACACGGAAGATGGAGCAATTTATATTATTAAAGCTAATGCTCCTATCAATACAGAAGCATATTCTACAGTCTAGTCTGCGCTTAATAGTGGTAGATTAAAATTCCTTATTGAACCTAGATTGGCTAAAAACAAACTAATGGGTACTAAGGTTGGCTAGAATATGACTCCTGAAAAGCGTGAGGAATACCTTATGCCATTTACTTTAACCTCTACATTAAAGGAAGAATTACTTAATCTTTATGAAGAGCGTGAAGGTATAAATATTATATTAAAACAATCAAGTAAATCAATTAAAAAAGATAAATTTTCTGCTTTATGTTATGGATTATATTATATTAGACAAGAAGAAGATAACGTCAAAAGAAAAAAGAGATTTAACGCTAAAGATTGGATGTTCTTTAACTAAGACTAGGACAGATTTATTTAATACAATTAGTTGATTTTTTATAACTAATAAAGAGAACTTTATAAGAAAATAGAGGTATAAATCCTTATGGAAGAAAAGAAATATTGTATATATAAACATACTAATTTAACTAACGGGAAAATCTATATAGGCTAGACACAAAATATTAAATAGCGATTTAGCTGTAATGGTATTTATTATAAAGGATGCACTTTATTTTGGAAAGCAATTTAGAAGTATGGATGGGAAAATTTTTCGCATGAAATTATTGAAGATAATTTAACTTTTCAAGAAGCCAACGAACGAGAAGTTTATTGGATTGCTTATTATGATAGTTTTAACTCTGATAAAGGATATAATTTAACTCCTGGTGGAAATAATTATATGGAATAGATGTGGAAAAATCCAGAATATAAAGCGAAAATGAGTAAAAGCTTCTCTGAGGCTAGAAAGAAATCTTGGTCTAATAAAGAATTCGCTCAAAAAGCTGAAGAAAATTTATAGCGAGGAGTAAAAAATTTCTGGAATGATCCTATTAAAAGAGAGAAACGCATTAAAGAATGTCAAGGAGATAAAAATCCAAATAGTAAAATTGTTAAAAATTTAGAGACTGGAAAAATTTTTACAACAATAAAAGAGGCCGCTAATTGGTGCGGTCTTAAAAGTGTTTCTGGAATAGGGCAATGCTGCAGGGGTGAGCGAAAAAGCTCTGGCAAACATCCTGAATCTGGGATACCGTTACATTGGATTTATATTAACGATGTAGAAAATATAGACACAAGATAGTATAAAGATAAACGTAGTATAAAGGTTATTTGTATAAATACTAATTAGATCTTTAATTCTATGCTTTCTGCTGCTAAATGGTCTAGTCTATTCGATACTGGAAAAAGCATTAAAGCTTGTTGCTTAGGTAAAAAAGAAACAGCTGGTATTCACCCAGAAACTGGAGAAAAATTAAAGTGGTGTTTTTATGAGGAGGTGGTGTAATTGAGGGCTAGCAGAGGTGAAATTAGAATCTATCGTATTTTAGAAGCTAATGAAATTAACTTTCAAGAAGAATATGAATTTCCTGATTTATTGAGTACTAATGGTAATCCTCTTCGATAGCTTTGACTTCGCCATTTTCGATGATGATGGACGTATTGATTTTCTAATTGAATATCAAGGTAAACAACATTATCAAGCAGTTAGTAAATTTGGCGGCACTAAAGGTTTATATCAACAAAAGTATAATGATGAAAAGAAACGCCTTTATTGCGCTGAACATAATATAAAACTAATTGAAATTCCTTATTGGGAAGAAGAACGAGTAAACTACGATTATATATTCAAAAAAGCTGGATATTAAGGAGGTGAGATATTGGCAAGTAGACAAGAAGAGATCCATGATAAAGGATTTGATATGTTTGGTAGAGTACAATATTCTTTAGAAGATGAAGTGCCTACCGAGAATAATGCGGTTCGTATAGGTGTGAAGAAGCTTGAAGACGCGGTTGTAAATATTGGAAGCTTCAAGAAAGCACACCGCTAGTATGGTGATAAAAATTTTATCCTTAATACTATCAAGCGCAAAGATATTAATACTCTAAGAGAAATATCAAATTACTATTATGAATCTAGCGGAATATATCAACGAATTTGTAAATATCTTGCTTTTCTTTATAGATACGATTGGCACGTAACGCCATTTGCAAAAGATAAAGCTAATGATAGTAAATTACTTAAAGATTATACTAAAGTTTTATTTTACTTTGATGATTCTAACGTCAAGAAGGTTCTTGGCGATATAGCTTTAGCAGTAGTAAAAGATGGTGTTTATTACGGATATCTAGTTGACGAGGGCAGTAGCTTCTAGGTTTAGCAGCTTCCCGCACGTTATTGTAGAAGTAGATTTAAGAAAAATGGATAGGATATCGTAGAGGTTAATCTCCAATTCTTTGACTCCTGTTTCTCTAATGTTTAGTATCGTCTAAAAGTCTTGTCTCTTTTCCCCAAAGAATTACAAAAAGCTTATATAAAGTTTAAAGAGGGAAAACTAAAGCAAGATGTCGGTGATGATTATGGCTGGTTTATGCTTGATCCTGGTGTTGGAGTTAAATTTAACTTGAATGATAGTGATTTTCCGCCTCTCATTCAAGCTATTCCTTCTATCATTGACTTAGACGAAGCACAAGAACTCGACCGTAAAAAGACCATGCAGTAGCTCTTGAAAATAGTTATCCAAAAGCTGCCGATTGACAAAAATGGAGACTTGGTCTTTGACCTCGATGAAGCTCGAGATCTGCACAATAATGCAGTTACTATGTTGAAGAGAGCAGTAGGTGTTGATGTTCTTACTACTTTTGCTGATACAGAAGTAGCTGATATGCAGGATGATAACTCGACTGCAACCAGCGATGATTTGCAAAGAGTAGAAAGAACAGTGTATAATAATTTAGGTGTTTCACAGAATTTGTTTAATACCGAAGGTAATACAGCTCTTGAAAAATCTATCTTAAACGATGAAGCTACTATGCGAGATTTAGTATATCAATTTGAGATGCTTTTAAATACAATTATTAAGCGTTTTGATAAAACTCAATATAATTTTAGAATCGAGATTCTTGAAACTACGATTTATAATTATAAAGATATAGCTAAAATGTATAAAGAGCAAACCTAGATTGGTTATTCTAAGATGTTGCCGCAGATAGCTTTAGGTCACTCTCAATCTAGTATTATCGCTACTGCTCATTTTGAGAATGAAATTCTCCATCTGTCTGAAATCATGCTGCCGCCTATGTCTAGTAATACTATGAATAGTAATGTGTTACAGCAATAGTAGCAAGCAGCACATTCTTCTTCAACCTCTAAAAACAATAGTAGTGAGAATGAAGTGGGGCGGCCGGAGAAAGCTGACGACGAGAAGTCTGATAAAACATTGCAGAATCGTGAAGCAATGAGCTAATTGAAAGGAGGGATTGACGTTGCATATTAGTATTCCTGTTGATTCAACAATGGAATTTATTGAAATGACAAAGATTAGTCCTTTAATTAGTCATTGTTAGATTAAAGTCTGTTATGTTGGTCAACAACCTAATAGGAACCATACAGTTATAACAAAAGAAGTTGCTACTGAAATGGGAAGAAATCTGCCGGGAAGTCCGATCGTTGGTTATTATAATCAAGATACTAAGGATTTTGAAGCCCATGAGCGGGAAGTGGAGATCAAGGACGGTAAGTGGTCTATCATTGATGTTACACGTCCCTATGGATTTGTTCCTACTAATGCTCAAGTTTGGTTTCAGAAATTTTCTGATGAAGGTATTGAAAGAGAATATCTAGTGACAGAAGGCTATTTATGGACTGAGGCTTATCCTGACTCTAAGCGAATTATAGAGCAAGGTAATAATCAGTCTATGGAAATTAATAGTAAAACTCAAAAAGGAACTTGGGCAGAAAATATAAATTTAGGTAGTAGATTTTTTATTTATAGTGAAGCATTGATTGAAAAACTATGTATTCTTGGAGAGAATGTCGAACCTTGTTTCGAAGGTGCGTAGATTAAATCTGAATTTTCTCTACAAGATTTTAAAGCTGAAATGTACTCGATGGTACAAGAATTACAAGAAGCTTTAAGTAAAGGAGGTACAGAATACAAGATGGAACAAATTAATACAACAGCAGCTATTAATGTTGTTGAGTCGAGTGAGTCTTTAGTCAATACGATTGATACAGATTCTTATGCTAAGGCCGAAGATGATAAGAAGCCTGAAGATAAGAAGAACTCTGAGCCCGAAGAGAAGGAAGAGGACCCTAAGTCTGAACCTGCGGAGGATGAGAAAGAGAAGAAGAATGAAACTAAGCATGAATGTAAGGACGAAAAGAAGTATAATCTTGACGAAGTTACTGAGTATGCGGAGCTGAAGGAAAAGTTCGACGCTTTAACTTCAGAATACGCGCAGCTCGAAGCTACCGTTTCCGCACTTCAAGCTGAGATTTCTCCTCTCAAGGAGTTTAAACTTGCTAAAGAGCATGAAGATAAGCAGAATATGATTAATAGCTTCTATATGCTTTCTGATGAAGATAAAGCAGATGTTCAAGCTAATATTGATAATTATTCTTTAGATGACATTGAGGCTAAACTATCTATTGCTTGCGTACGCAATAGAGTTAATTTCTCTCAAGAAGAAGAGGAAAAGCCTGGTGTGACATTTAGTTTATCAGAAGTTGAGCAGGATTCTGTTATCCCTGCTTGGATTCAGGCTGTTAAAGATACTGAATCAAAAATGAATTAAAATAAGGAGGAAATGTAATAATGGCAATTACACGTTTAAGCGGCGCTAGCTTTGTTAAGCGTGGTTATTCTCAAGTTGAGCCTAACCACCTGTCTGCACAGCGCACTGGTCAAATCTATGCCCAGTTACCTGCTGCCGCTGATATTAATATTTTAGAGAATGGCCAGTTTGTGAAGTATGATTATGCTAATGGCGAGGTTAATTTCACTGGTGATGGCGAGTGGATGATGGTCTTTAATGAGGTTAAGCTTTATGAGGATCGTCAGCAGTACGAGGATTTTGCTATGATTAAGCAGAATTACAATGCTCGTGTTTATAGCCCTGTTGGTTAGAGTAGCTCTGATCTTCTGACCGTGCTTGACCACAGTGAGGAGGCTGTCAGAGAGAATTCTGATGAAGGTGCTACTATTCAGATTCCTGCTTATGATTATCCTCAGTATCTTGACGATGGTCAGAAGATGTTCCCCCGTGTTATTAAGACCAATGTGGGTGATATTTTTACTACCAATGGCGTGAATGAGGCTTCTCTGGATAAAGGTGATAAGCTGACTGTCGGTTCTGATGGCTTCCTTTGTAAGTCTGGTGACGAGGAAGGTCCTACCTTCCAGGTTGTTAAGGTTTATACTCTGGCTGATAACCAGCCCGCCGTTAAGCTTCAGCGCATTGCTTGAGAAAGGAGAGATAGATAATGTTACAGTATAATGACCTTTTATCTTTAATGAAAACTGTGGCGAAGGCTAATCCCTCCGGCACTTATAGCGTGAATGGTGTTTCTATGACCTACGGGGCACTAAATGAGACTTTGCGGAATGAGCTGAATGAGCTCGCTGGTACTAATGCTCTGTACCGTGAGAATAAGAATACTATTTTCTCTCTGATTGAGGAGACTATGAATGATATTCTTCCTACTCGTGTTCTTGAGCGTTATGGTCAGTTCGCTGAGACTAAGACTTTTGCTCAGGGCGATCGTCCTGTGTTTACTCGCCGTATGGGCCATATGCGTGCTAAGCAGTTCGTGACCCATGTTGGTCTGGCTGGCGTGTATGAAGTCTTTAAGCTGGGCGGGGAGAGCTTTGAAGTGCAGACCAATGCTATTGGCGGCGCTGCTCAAATTGGTTTTGAGGAATTTCTCGATGGTCGTGCCGATTTCGCAGAAGTCACAAATATTATCATGGAAGGCATGGATGATTTAATCTATCGTGAGATTGCCCGTGCTCTTATGAGTTCTATTAACCAGCTCCCTGCAGCTAATAAAGTTTCTACCAACCGTTTTGATGAGGCTTCTATGGACCGTCTGATTCAGGTTGCTTCTGCCTATGGTCAGCCTACTATTTACTGCACTTATGAATTTGCAGTGAAGATGGTGCCTGAGACCGGCTGGGTTTCTGATAATATGCGTGATACCCGTTGGAATCAGGGTTATCTGGGCAATTATAAGGGTTGTCAGGTTATCGTTCTGCCCCAGTCTTATGAGGATGAAACCAACAGCCGTAAAGTTATTGACCCCGGTTATGCTTGGGTTATTCCCGCTGGCGCTAATATGAAGCCCGTGAAGATTGCCTTTGAGGGTAATACCAATGTGCGCGAGCGCGAGAATGAGGATTGGTCTCGTGATATCCAGGTCTATCGTAAGGTGGGCGTTGGTGTGATGCTGACTAACAATATTTGCTCCTACGTGGATACTACTCTGGCTGGTAAGCTGGATACTATCGGAGCTTGATTATAAAAAGGTAGGAGGGGTTAATCCCCTCCTAACCGCTGAGTAAAAGGAGATAAAAAATGAAGAGTACAGATATGATTAAGATAACTAATCGTAGCGAAGGTTCAGTGGTTTATATCATTCCTGAACGGGGAATCCGCAGAGAATTCTATCCGAAGGAGACCAAGTAGGTCGAATACGGTGAGATAACTGCGGTCGCCGCACAACCTGGCGGAAGAGAACTGCTGTATAACTTCCTTTTGATTCAGAACAAGGAAGCTATCCATGAAGGGCTTAATCTGACAGAAGAGCCTGAATATTGGCTTACCGAAGATATTATTCCTACCTGGATTAATGAATGTTCTTTAGATGAGTTTAAGGATGCTTTACAGTTCGCTCCTGTTGGAGTTAAAGATTTAATTAAGAAGTATTCAGTTTCAGTTCCTTTGAATGATGTGAATAAACGGCAGGCAGTTTTAGATTTTCTTGGATTTAATGTTACTTCTGCTATTGCTTTGAATGAGGCATCAAAAGAAGATAAGGTTGAAGAAGTCGAAACTTCTAAGAGACGTGTCGCTACGCCTAGTTATGCTAAAAAGGAAGCTTTGGTGATTCCTAAAGACGGAGAATGAGGAGGTGCCAAAAAATGGCAGAATATCCAATTACTGGAACCAATACCTCTTTCTAGGAAATTTATGACCGGTTCTTTGGTAAAATAACAGATGATATGTATTTCATTTGGACTAAAGAAGATACTGAGAAGGATCTTCTTAATATTCTACTTGACGCCATTCCTGGCTTTGAATTTCCTCGATTCCCATTATATGATTACAATACAGAGAATTTAGAATTTAATTGTCATTTAACGAGCGAGGAAGTTAATATCCTCGCTCATCTTATGTATAATACCTGGTTACAAAGATAGATAGCATCTATAGAAAACGTGCGGATGAAATACTCGGGAGCGGACTATAAGATGACGAGCTAGGCGAATCATCTGGACAAGCTTATGAAACTTAAACAAGAGGCTGAACGACAAGATAGACATATGCAGCGTTTATACAAACGTCGCAAATATATTGATTCTAATGGATCAGTAAAGTCTAATTGGTCTACTTTAATAGAAACGAGTGCTTTAGATGATAACTAAGTATAACTTTGAGATTAATGACAGTACCGTTTCTGTCGATTCCCGCAGGCTTATTAATTAGATTTGGAAGCTAATTCCAATGCGAGAAAATAGTGAAAATTGGGAGAATCATCTCAATACTATTATTGAAGAAATTGCGGGACTCCAGGAAGTATTTTCTAGTGAGCTAGATTTTTTGATTTTGCTATCTAAGCTAGAGGGATTAAAAAGCGAGATTTGCGATGATTTCATGATTTATCGCAAAACAGTTTTTCGCTGTATAGATATTATGGCGAAGGCGGTGAAAAGTAGTGACTACTAATTATGATATGATGCGGAAACGCCTCGAGTATCAAGGCGGCATTTAGCAGGAAGCCCGCATGATTCAAGATAAGTATAATACTTTTCTAAAGAGTTTGTTATATTCTTATCAAGGTTGTGATGTCACTTTAGTACAACCTTATAGCGAGTGCTTAAGCGAAGATGATTCTTCTCTTGATTAGGATATGCAAATTAACGAAGTCTATAGAGCTTTGATTAATCCTGATAAAGTTAAACAAGATTATGATGATAAGATTCTCTCTATTGATTATAAATATAATTATCAACTCGGTGATGTATTTTGTTGGGTTGGTACTTAGACCTTCTGGATTATTTATCTTTAGTAGTTGACTGAGGATGCTTATTTCAGAGGGGAAATTAGACAATGCAAATATAAATTAAAATTTAAAGATGCTTCTGGTAACTGGTATTCTACTTGGGCAGCTATAAGAGGTCCTGTTGAAACGTAGATTGAATCTATCCAGAAGAATCAAATACGAGTTGATAGACCTAACTGGAGTTTGAATATTTTACTCCCGTAGAATGATAAAACTATCTAGGCTTTTGACCGTTATTCTGAATTTCTGTTTGCTGGAAAATGTTGGTAGGTACAAGCGGTTGATTCAATTAGTATGAAAAATATAATTGAAATTAACGCAGAAGAGTACTATATAGATAGAGATACAGATGATAAAACAAATGAAATGAAGAATGGTCTTATTATTGAACCTGTTGATTCTATGCCTAATAGTGGAATTGAAGGTTTAACATTCATCAAACCCAAAATCGCAGAACAATATAGCTCGGATGAAGGTGGTGTTTGGTGTGTTAAAGAAAAAGCTCCAGTAGAAATTATACCAGTTGATGATAAAACTATTTCTTTAACTTGGTTAAAGTCTGTAAGTGGATAGTTTACTTTACAATGGTCCAAAGATGATATATTACGAGAGAAAGTAATCGTAGTTGAATCTTTGTTTTAATAGATAGGAGAAACAGGAGAAATGAAAAGGAATTTTTACGAGTATCCTAAGTCCAGTTTTTTAGGAATGTCGAAGGACACTTCTCTTATCATGGATAAAATACTCGGTAATCAAGATGTTCTTAAATTGCTTTATTATAATGTAAAAGATTGGCAGAAAAAACCAAATCTTACTTCTGAACAAATTAAATCATTATTTGAGTAGAAAAATATTTCTAATATTCCTAAGATAGTAGTAAATTCAGATAAATTGAATTATATACGTATTACTTATGATAGTTTTACCCCTAATGCCTCAAATCCTTACTACCGAGACCATGTAGTTGAAATTAAGATTATATGTCATTTCGCTAATTGGGATTTAGGAGATTATGAACTGCGGCCGTACCGAATAGCTGGTGAAATTGATTCTATGTTAGATAGTTAGCATTTAACCGGTATTGGAGTATTAAATTTTATGGGTGCTGATTAGGATGTTTATGATGATGAATTTGGCGGAATCACATTAAGATATTTAGCAGTTAGAGGACATGAAGATGAAGTTAATCCTCTTGAATGAAAGATTTAACTTTATCTTTAATGGCTGGAATTGACATTCCTATTCCAGAATTATAGCTTACACTACATCCTCCCACTCTATAGGATATAGCCTTCATGGGTGAGGAGGATTATTTTTAGGCTATATAGTATTTATGTTTAGAGAAACGTTAGTTCATTTAGGACGAGTCTCTTTTAGAGACTGTTACGAATTTTTAGGTATTAATGAAAATACTAATGCAGCCAGAGTTTAAAGATAAAAAGCAAATTATTCTGACTGCTTTGTAGCTATTGTTTCCGGATCGTAAAACTTTAGTCACTCCAAATAGCATTATTTTAATGAATAAAGAAAAAGAATCTAGCATAATAGATGAATCAAACTTTTCAGTTTTTTAGAATGTATTAAATTAGGTTTCTTGTACAAAGTAGATATTTAAGGGAGATAACGATATAGTATATAATCCGGCTAATGCGGCAGCTAAGAAGATAGCTGATAAATTAGAAGCTTCTCGCCGCAAAATAGCACAAATAAAATCTGCTGATTAGGGCAGTGTTTTAACGAGATACATTTCTATTTTGGTAGTAGGATTAAATTCTATGACACTATAGGATTGTTTAAATTTAACGGTTTTTTAGTTGTTTGATCTGGTTGATAGATATATGCTACAAGTAAGCTGGGACGTAGATTTGAAGTCACGACTTGCGGGTGGCAAACCTGAAGAACAAGTAGAAAATTGGATGAAAAATATTCATTAAGGAGGAAATTAATTATGCGGTTTGGATCGCGCGAGATTTGCAATGTTGTTTTCCGTGCGCGTAGCAGAATGAGACTTGGTTCAAGAGAATTCTTAAAGAATGAGCCTGTTATTTATTTTGATTCTTTAAAAACTTCTAGCTTAGAAGGTGCTGTTACCACAGTTTATGCCCAGGGTAAATGATTGCCCCTATTCTTAGTGATAAGAATTAGCAAATCTTTCTAATTGCTGGAAAACCTAGTAAAAATCCTCACTAGGCAATCAGCAGCCAAGGCTTGAATATCTTACTAAAGATATAGAATTCAAGTAAGGTTCAACGACTAGTCGAAAGACGTAGGCCGCAAGTGATTGGCGGTCGAAATGGAAGATTTCTCTATAAGAGAAAAAGATATAGTCTAATCTATATGTATATATAAAGATATAGCAGTTCATAAGAGAACGCAATAAGCTGTAGCGAGCTTATTGGAATAATAATGGGTCGAGGTAACACGCGCTTAATTGCTTGGGACGGCGAGAAAACTCTTACTTTTAATATGGAAGATGCTTTACTAACTCCTGAAGGATTTTCCATTTTATCTGGTGCAAGACTAATTTCTGCTAAAGATGAGGCTCCCGTTTATGTTCATTCTACTTCTCAAATTAAAGCAAGTGTTGATGGTACTATTACTCTTGAACATATTACCGCTTGTAATAATTTAACTGCTGGTGATAATTATAATGAAAATGCGGATATGTATATTATGGTTCTTGATGATAATGGTTATATTACTGATGAACCTTGTGTACCTACAGCAGTAACTTATAGTAATGGTAATACTACAATTACTTGTTCTAAGATTAAAGCTAATAAGATTATTTTAGTTGATTATTATGTTGCAAAAAAGAGTGGTGCGCTGTAGATGGAAATTACTGCTGATAGTTTCTCTGGCAACTTCTACATTGAAGGCGATACCTTGTTTAGACGCGAGAGCGATGGTAGAGATATGCCTGCTGAGTTTATTATTCCTAATGGTAAAGTCCAGTCTAACTTTACATTTAGTATGGCTTCTAGCGGTGATCCTTCTACTTTTAACTTTGTGGTTGATGCTTTCCCCGCTTATACGAAATTTAGCGATAATAAAGTTTTGGCTCTGATTCAGGTGATTGATGAAGATGAACTTGATGTTGATTTAATACGTGATTGCGAGAAGGGCATTGTTGAAAAGCCTGCGGACTCCGAGACATCGGGGGGTTAAACGCTCGGTCTATGATTTCTGACGAGCAAAAAGAAGAAGAAATCAATAGTCAAGATAATGTTGACGAATATGAAGATGATTAATTAAGGGAGGGTTTATACCCTCCCTTTTCTTCGTTTTTGGAGGAAATTATGGCTAAATATGTATTTTAGTATGGCGAGGAAAAAGTAATTAATATTCACGGTCATGCAGAAAATTACCAAGGTGGTACGCTACGTGCATACGGCCAGTCCGCAGGTAGTTCTTTTAAGAAAATAAAAACTAGATATCTTCAGGCTTTGCGGGCGTAGCTAGCTAGTTAGAACGCAGGAACCACTAAATAGGAATATATTCAAGCTATGGATTTGGCGAAGTTTGAGCGCATGGAAAAAGCCATAGAAGTAGCTGTAGTTAAAAAATATAATGAAGCAGCAGAGTAGGCTAGTAGTTTAATAGGTAATTATAACTCGGCTGTAGGTTCTCTTGAGGATGCCTTGAAAGGGACAGATACCCAGGCTGCAGCGGAAGCTTTAAATGATTTATTAAGTGTATTTTAGGCTAATGAGAGTTCTGCTTCTGTTTTATTAGGCATGATTGAAAATCCTAATGAAATTCAAGAAAGTAGCGTACAATAGGTCCTAAGATTAAAGAACTTTTTAGCATTAATTAAATCTTCTATGAAAAAGGGTAAAGATAGCTATGATGTAGGTTGGCTATCTAATGCTTTAACTCCTACTTCTGAGGCTTTAGCTCTAGTTGTAGCAAGTTCTGCTTAGGGTATGGCATTAAATTAGATAGGAAATTTTGTCGCTACAACAAAAGGACTAACTGGCACAAGTGGCAGCCAAGTAGATGATGGTAATACATTTTCTAAGGCTGCTGATATTACTTTTGGTGGAGAAGGTTTTAATTATTCTGCTTATAGTAAATTAAATGATAAAACACTTGAATTTATGACAGATATGAACGTATAGAATTATGCTTCTGTTAAAGCTTATCGTAATAGCGGTCCTACAAAGATGGTGTCATATTCAGGCTAGTATTCTCAAGTCATGCCATTGTTACACTCACTCTACGGAAATGGTGCTTTAGTAGACTATTAGATTTATAATACTTTAGCTTTTGGGTCTGGAGCAAATGCTACATTAGATTAGAACTATAGAATTATCCGTGGAGATTTAATTAATGAAATGGCAGAAAAATATATAGTTGGTACAAACTAGCAAGAAGTATAGCGAATTTTAATACATGATTTTAAAGCTTATTCTATGCTAGGCATCATTAGTGCTATAGTAGAATAGATTAATCAAGTTCAAAGTGCCGGAAAACGAGAGTATGGTAATAGAGATGGATTTACTATAGTTATAGAGCGTGTATAGAATAAATGGTATGGTGGGTATGATAATAATAATTATGCCAAGCTAAAAAGAATTAGAGAAGTTAAAGCAGCTATATACGCAATTAAATCATATGGAAAACTAAATATTGACAACCTAGAAAAATTTGTAAAAAAATCTGATGGTATAAATATTTTTTTGAATTAACTATAAAAATTTGTTATAATAAAACAAAAGAGAAAAAGGAGAATGTAAAATGATTAAGCTTTCTGACCTTCCTGTAACTAATAATACCAATCCTATGACCTCGGATTATGGTGATTTTGAAATTAAGAGATATGTGCCGCTGCAAAGTAAGATTGAATTTATTAACTATGTTATTCAAAACTCTATGGATGAGAATACATTTAATTTTAGTCCTGTGGTTCTAAAGTCTTTCTTTGACGTGGCGCTTGCTAAGTGGTATACTGATATCGAGATCGATGATAGTCTAAAGATTTATGATATTTATGATAAGTTAGCTAGTAATCATATCATCGAGAAGATTTATATTGGTATCCCGGGTGAAGAACTTGCATTTCTGCGGGACTGCGTGTATACTACAGCTAGTGATATTACACGTTATAACCAGTCTTTTGCGGGAATGATGGGTAATCTGAGCGAGGACACTGGCTCTATGAGCGAGCAAATCAAGGCTATTTTAGAAAATATCAAGAATGGTGAAGGCCTTGAGCAGCTTTCCGCAATTAAAGATATTGCTGGTCGTGATTAATTCATTATATCAAAAAAAAATTTAATAATAATAGAGAATTAAAGCCTTTGAGATTAAGTTCTCAAAGGCTTTTTATTTTTATATAGGAGAGAAAGGAGAAAATATGGCTAAAAGATTAAATTATGAAATTGCATTTAGTGCAGATACTGCTTAGCTAAATGCTAAATTAAAAGAAGTACAAACCTCTTTAGAGAAGATTGCTACTTATGATTTTTCTAAAGCCAAATTTGGGGACGCCTTTACCAAAGACATAGAAGAAGCTGCAACAGCGGCTTAGGAGCTATAGCTAAAATTAGTTGAAGCCACTAATGTTAAAACTGGCTAGCTAGATTTATCTAAATTTAGGGAGTCTTTAGGAGATAGTAAAACTGCTCTTGAAAGTTATGCTACTAAATTAAGTGCTGTAGGCCCGGAAGGTAAGAAGGCTTTCTTACAAGTAGCTAGTGCGATTTCCCAAGCTGAGTTACCCATGAAGCGCTCTAACGCTCTACTTTCTGAGATGTGGGTAACTATGAAGAATACTGCGCGTTGGCAGTTAACTTCTAGCGCTCTGCATGGTTTTATGAGTGCACTTTCTACTGCATATGGATATGCACAAGACTTAAATGAGTCTTTAACAAATATAAGAATAGTTACAAGCAAGTCTACAGAAGAAATGGAAGCTTATGCTTCTGCGGCGAATAAAGCGGCAGCTGCATTGAACACAACAACCACGAATTATACCGACGCGAGCTTGATCTATTACCAGCAAGGTCTCGACGACGAGGCCGTGCAGGCTCGTACTGAAGCAACTGTCAAACTTGCTAATGTGACCAGTCAATCTGCGGAAACCGTTTCAGAGCAATTAACTGCTATTTGGAATAACTTTGCGGAAGGCTCTGACAACCTAGAATACTATGCGGATGTTATCACGGCCTTAGGTGCCTCTACAGCATCGAGTTCCGCAGAAATTTCAGAAGGTTTAAGTAAATTTGCATCTGTCGCTACAACAGTTGGATTGAGTTATGAATATGCTACTTCTGCTTTAGCTACTGTTGTCGCTGAAACAAGATAGAGCGCGGATGTTGTCGGTACTGCCTTGATTTTAAGGGCATAAAGAAAATCTAAAAGCTGGAAACTCCTAAAGCCGCTTAGCTTGACTTAATTTATCTTCTTTCTTATAATTAAGTTAAAGAGCGAAAGCAGAAATAAGTAAGCGGATGACCATATGGTTCGGCATAAACCTAAGTGGCCGAGAATGGACAACCAGCACTTAATAAGGAGAAAGAAAAATGTCTAAACGAGTAGATAAAGAGGAATTTTTAAAGAGATTTTATGATTCTTTTCCAGAATAGAAAATTGAAGTACTAGAATATACTGCTATTACTAGACCAGCAACTTTAAAGTGTTGTTATTGTGGGAAAGAACATTATAAAAAATCTGCAAATAATTTTTTAAAGAATTATAAATGTTGCAGAGAAGAAGGTCTTACTAAGCTTCAAAGGATACAAAGAATATATGAGAATAATAATGATTTTGAACTAGTAAGAAAGATAGATAAAGATAACGTGATAGTTCATCATAAAGCCTGCGGGAATGATATAGAAAGAAATATTCAAGCTTGCTTATAGAGTCCATTTGCTTGTAAGTATTGTGATACTTCAAAACAAGCTAATATGCTTTCTTTAAAAGAAGTCCAAGAAAGAATAGATAATGAGTTTTATGGAACTATTTAGTTATTAACATATAATGGTTAGTTAAAGAAAAATACTTATAAATGTTTAAAGTGCGGTTTAATCTTTAAAGCAGATTAGATTAGTCTCATGGCTTCTAGGGGCTGTCCTAGTTGTGATAGATGGAAGTCGAAGGGTGAGACTTTTATTGCTCATTATCTTAAGGATAGAAATATTGAATTTCAAGAGCAAGTCAAAGTCCCAGAACTAGGTACTTAGAAATTCGACTTCGGTGTATACGAGGATGGTAAGCTAAGATGCTATATAGAAGTATAGGGTGAATAGCACTTTGAAGAGCGAGAAATATTTAGAGACTCTTTAGAGATAATACAAGAAAGAGACGAAAGAAAAAGAGCTTATTGTAAAGAATATAACATTCCTTTATATGAGTTAATTTATAGAAAAGGAAAATTCCTTAATTTAGACATATTACCTTTTTAAGTTCAACGACCATCTCCGCTAAGGGGAGTAAAGCCGCAAGCTAATGGCGGAAGAAATGATTTTTACCTAAATATGCCAAATAGGTTAAGATATGGTCTATTCTTGTAGGAAACTACAAGCAGTTCATAAAAGAACGTAATAAGTAGTTGCGCACTTATTAGAATATTTAAGTTAAGACACTCTTTGCGAGAATTCAAGATCTTGAACTCGGGGAAACGCTCGACGATGGAACTACTTTAGGTTCATATTCACAAGCACTCTAGGCTGTTGGAGTAAATATCAAGGATAGTAATGGCGAACTCAAGTAGATGGATACTATCCTAGATGAAATAGGCGAAAAGTGGGGTACACTTGCGCAAGACGAGCAAATTGCCCTCTCCGAAGCTGTAGCGGGTAGACTATTAATGCTCGCTTAAAATCTCTCTAATTGCGGGGAACTCCTAAAGCTTTAATTACCAAATTAATAAGGAATAAATAACTTGATTAGTGGCGACTAGTAATGTAGAAGGTATGGTAAAAAGATTAAAGGTATATGGACAATCCGCAGCTAAGATTCTTTATTCATATATATTTAATAAAAGGAGAGATATATGAAACAAATTTTAATTAATGACGAATTAACTACATACTTTATTACTGACAATGGTAAATTATTTAATCAAAAAACAAATAATTGGCTAAAGGGAAGTATTTCAGGGGGATATTTGAAATATAGCCTACGGCATAAAAATAAAAGATATGAATTTTTAGCACATAGATTAGTGGCAGAATATTTTATTCCTAATCCTAAAAAATTACCTGTGGTGAATCATAAAGATGGAAATAAATTAAATAATAATATTGATAATCTTGAATGGGTAACAATTAGTGAAAATAATTATCATGCTTATAATATTGGTTTAAAGGAACGCTCAAATGGTGTTAAAGCTAGAGTTAAATATACTGGTGATTTAGAAGGCGAAATCTGGTTACCTTATAAAGATACAGTTTATATGATTTCAAACAAAGGTAGGGCAAAAAGTAATAAAACTAATAATCTTTTAAAGGGAAAAATAACTAAAGATGGATACGTTGAATGGTGTTTTTCTATTGAGGGAAGAAAAATAAGTAGATTAGCTCATAGAATTGTTTATAGTTTATTTAATGGTACTTTAGAAGAAGATTTGGTAATTAACCATAAAGATGGGAATAAAACTAACAATCAGGTTGAAAATTTAGAACAAATAACGAACGGAGAGAATTCTGTTCATGCCTATCAAACTGGATTAAATAAAAGTGCTAAAAAAGTTGGTAAATATACCTTGCAAGGAGAATTAATAGATATATATCCTAGCTGTGCAGAAGCAGCTAGACAAAATGAGGGTTGTTTGCCAAATTTAATATCTAATGTATGCAATGGAAAGAAAAAAACCCATCATGGGTATATTTGGAAGTATGAATAAAGAATAAAGTTCAACGACTAGTCGAAAGACGTAGCTCTTTTACCGGAGCGAAATGGGAGACTTTTCTTATAAAAGAAAAGAAGATATAGTCTATCCTCTTTAGAAATAAAGAGGGTTAAATGGTTAGATAGTACACTCAGTTCATGGCGTTGATGAACAACTATGACACTTTTAAAGAAAACCTTGATACTGCTTATGGGTCAGAAGGAACGCTTCAAGAGCAAGCAGACATTTATGCGGAATCCTGGGAGGCTGCGCGCGACAGAGTACGGGCGGCCGCAGAAAATATTTATGATAGCTTAATTAATGCTGATACATTTATCGGATTGGATAATGTTGTCACTCCTGTTTTAAATCGCATAGCTGATGTAGCTGATGCTATGGGCGGGTTAAAGGGAGTAATGATAACACTCGGATATGCTGCCACTACACTCTTTAAGGATCAAATCGCACAAGGTCTGCGGGATGCGCAGTATAATATTAAGCAATTAACTGGTTTAGCTGCTGAAGAAGATAAGCAGTTTAGATCACTAGCCGCGGATATGGCAGCTACTATGGCAGCAACTACTAATGATGCTGAAATACAAACATTGGCTAAGAAAGTCCAGATGGAAAATTAGATATATGAATTATCTAAACAAATGGATGAATCTTAGGTTAAAGCTGCTACTAATGAAAAAAATGCTGTTTTAAATTTAATTTCTTTAGGAGAGTAGCTTACAACTACTGCTAATGAGTCTTAGACCGCAATAAATCAACAAGTCTAGGATATTGGGTAGTTGAATTTAACTTTAGAAAAAGCTTAGACAATAGTAACAAATTATTATTCTAAGAGTGCTAATCTTAGCGAAGCTGCAACTGGTTCGTAGAAATTGGCTGCTGCTTACTAGAATGTTTATACTCAAGCCGCACAACTAAAATCTGTAACTGCTATATATAAAGAATTAACTGAAAATACCACAGAAGCTGAATAGAAAACTGAACAATATTAGAATACATTAAAATATTTACAAGAATAGTTAAATAATGTAGGCTTAAATAGAGTTAATGTTAGTTTAAAGGATTCTAGTCAGGTTCTTAATTAGCTTTCACAGGCTACTGTCGATACAGAAAGAAATATAAATAATCTTAATTCTATTGTTAATCAATTAGCAGAAAAATTGGGCAATGATAGTGAAGTAGTTCAACAGTTAAGAGCTTCTCTTGATGCTTTAGCAGATTCTACTTAGAATTATATAACAGCTTAGAATAATGCTGCTATCGTTACAGATGAAGCCACTAGAAAATATGAAGGTTTTGGTGCTACGTTAGAAGGCATCATAAATCGTTAGAAAGATTGGGCTGCTAGGACTGTTTCTGTTGCTAATTAGCTTATGTCATTAGGCATGGCTATTTAGAGTATGAAAACACTCGTTAATGTTTTTACAGATAAAGATTTAACATTTACAGAACGATTGACTTAGGGATTAGCTGCTTTAGGTATGGTAATTCCTACTCTTGTTACAGGTTATACTACGCTTTAGGCTGCAAATGCAGGGTTGCTTTAGAGTGAGAAACTTGTTGCCGCTTTTGTTGAGCTTGATACAATGGCTCAATCTAAAAATGTTATAGCTAAAGGATTAGGAACTGTAGCTACAAAATTGCTTGATACTGCTTCTAAATCTTTAGTAAAGACTTTACTTTTAGAACTCGCTATAATAGGTACTGTTGTAGCAGCTATATATGGGGCAGTAAAGCTCGTTGATGCGCTTACAACAACGCAAGAAGAAGCAGCAGATGCTATTAGTGATGCTAATTCTGCATATGATGAAGAAAAATCTAAATTAGATGATTTAAATTCTAGCTTAGAAGAAACTAAAAGTAGGATTGAAGAAATTAATTCTCAAGATACTATTTCTCTTACTGACGCTGAAGAATTAAGAACTTTATAGCTTGAAGAAGCTTCTCTTGAAAGACAAATAGCCTTATAGGAAAGATTAACTGCTGAAAAGCAAAAAACACAAGCAGAGACATTCTTAGCTCAAAAGGATAAAGCTTATAAAAATTTAACCGAAGGTAGAGACAGAACTACTTATGGTAATACGAAAGAAGATGCTGAGAATTATTTAGCTAGAAATTAGGCTTATTTAGACAGCGTTGACGAGGACGACAAAAAAGCTAAATAGATTTATAAAACTTATGAAGCTCTTTTAAATTAGGCGGAATAGGCTCAAGCCGATTTCGTTTCTGCAAATCAAGAGGATTATGAATAGCTCGAAGAAAATTATACTGCCCTTTTGCAGTATTATGCTGATAATCCTCTTGCCTATAATGCAGAAGATATAGCTAGTGCTTAGGATACTCTAAAGCAAGCTAGAATGGCGATGGTAGATAATGATGAAGAAGAATATTTAGAAGTTTATGTAAAACCTGTTGTTGAATAGGATTCTTTAAAAGCTACCACTGCTAATATATATAATGCTATTGGTCAAGGCGTTGGTTATTCTTAGTATATTACAGAAGATTTAACTAATTATTTAGAAGCTGCTGGTATAAGTTTAGAAGAGTTTGAATAGAACGCTCAAAATACAGTACAGGGCGTTAAAGAAAAGTTAATTGATGCTTTCGGTGAAAATGGCTTAGAAGGTAAATTAAGATTTTTATCTGCTGAAGATTGGGAAATTTTAGCTACTATTGATGTCGAAGGAATGGATTCTTTAGATGAAGTTCTAAATAAGTTGAGCTCGGTTAAATATGGTAGTAATTCTATTTCTTATGATTATGATACAGCAAGTCAAAATGCTTCTAATATTTAGAGTGCATTAAGTAGTTTTGCGGAAGGCGATAGTTATGAAGATTTAGATAGTGAGCAAATTGCTAATCTTGATTTAATAGCTGAAAAATATACTTAGCTTGGAGATATTTAGGATAAAAATTCTCATGAGTATCTTTAGGCTTTAAGAGACATTGCCGAGCAAGAAGAAGCTAATGCTTATAAAGCTTTAATGAATCAACAAGAGTAGATAGAAAAAGAAGGAGAAAAACTTCGGGCTAAAAATTAGACTTTATAGAGTGAGATACAAACTCTTGAAGTTCAGGCTAAAGCGGCTGAAAAAGAAGGAGATACTGACAGAGCTAAAGAATTAAGAGATAAAAAAGAAGAATTAGAAGTAACATTAACAGCTAATACTGATGAATTAGATAAAAAGATTAAAGAATTAGAAAAGACTAAAATATAGATTGAAGCTTAGGTCTAGCTAGATTTTGATACTGATATAAGTAATGCTTTAGGACTAGCTAAAGAATTTGAGAGTTTAACAGATATAATTCAAGAAGATTGGAAATATACCATAGATGAGATGGAAAATCTTATCGATTAGGGCTATGGCGCAATGTTTGAAAATGCCAAAGCTACAACAGATGGTATGATTCAATGTGATGCAAATGTTGCTAATGCTTTTATAGATAGTTAGCAGTCTAAACTAGAAGCTTCTAAACAAGAAGCTATAAACGAATTAACAATCGAGCAAGAAAAACTTAATGCTTATATAACAGAATTAGAGGTAATGATTAGTCTCTATAAAGCTTATATAGCTGCCATTGGCACAAATGCAGAAGACTCGGCGGCCGCACAAATCGTTTAGCAATAGAGTGTTTTAGCAAATGCTAAATAGGCTTGGATTGATTCTGTTACTGCTAATGATGAATCTAATTCTGATATTGATTCTAATTCGAGTAGTTTAACTGATTCTGTTTCTGATAACTATATAGATATAAGTAATACAGCTTCTAGTGCTTTTAGTTCTGCTAGTAATGCTGCAGGTGCTCATGCTGTAGATGCTGTCGCTGCTGCTAATAGTGTTGGTTAGGCTTGGGCTGCTGCATATGAAGCTGCAGAAGGAAATGGATACACAGATCACTCTGCTGTTTCGTAGAATACTGTTCCTAGCTCAACTGCTTCTAAAAGTTCATCTGGTTCAAGCTATAGCGGTACTAGCGGTACTTCTTCTGGGTCTACAAGTTCTGGCGGAGTATAGGATGGTAGAGCTTATGGTATTTCTCCCACTGCAGCCGGATAGGCCGCTAAATTAAATCAAGATAAGCTTAATTAGTCTAAACTTGATACTGCTAATACAGCTTTAAGTGGCCTTGAATCTACTTTAAGCGATATGAAAGCAAATGCTGGTTCAATCGCAGGAAGTATTGCGGCATTATAGTCTGTTTCATCTGCTTTAGATAACGCTCAAAAAAATGCAACTTCTGGCTCTGGCTCAGGTAAAAATGGTTCCGGATCGGGTAGTGGTTCTTCTAAAGATCCCGATGTTGAAGATTTAAAGACAGAGGCGGGAGAACGCTATCACGATATTAATCGCTAGTTAGAAAAGCAAGCTGACCTTCTTGATTTAATAGATGAAAATGCGGAACGTGCTTATGGCACTGATAGACTAGCTTATTATAAACAATACCAAGAAGAGCTAGATGATGAAATTGACCTATATAACAAGAAATTAGAACAAGCTTAGGGTTACCTAGATAGCGATAAAAAATTAATAGCCGGTCTCGGTTTAGACGTCAAGTATGATTCTGAAACAAATGAGATTACTAACTACGATGAAGTGCAAGAATACATTAAAAAGACGTATAATGATTTTATGACTTCTTATAATGCTATGACTGCGGATTAGCAAGATAATGCGAAGACATAGCTAGATGCAATGAAAAAGTGGTATAGTAATGCGTAGGATTATCTAGGTAATTATGAAGATACTTTAGATGTTATTAAAGAAACAACAGACGGCATAAGAGATGATACAAGAAAGAAATTAGATAGCATATTAACTTCTTTAAATTATAAACTTTAGATTAAGCTTGATGCTAAAGAGAATCTTTAGGCTTATAGCGATTTCCAAAAGACAATAGCAGAATCTTATGGTGATAGTTTAACTCATGGACTATCTTCTATGGCTTATGCAGCAGATAATGCTCGTACAGAAGCAGAGATGTCCAAGACTTTTGAAAGTCAAGCTAGTGAATTAATAGATGCTTGGAATAATGCAACTACAGATACTAATAAAGATGAAATTAGGTCTTAGATGAATGACCTTCTCGATGAAATAATCTCATCTGGCGAGAGTATATTAGATTCTATCGAAGAATTTGAGAATGGGTTTGCGGATGCCCTAGATGCAGCGTCGGAGCGGTTCTCGCAGTTCACTGACACTCTTGACCACAATTCCGCAATTAGTGATACCATTAAAGAAATTATGACACTTCAAGGTGTATCGCTAAAGACTGCTTAGGGTTTTGATGCCATTCAAAGCACCTATAATAGTAAAATGCAAGCTTCATGGGCAAAAGCTAAGCTGTAGAAAGAATGGCTAGATGATTTAGAGAGTATGTTGGCTACTGCGGAAGCTAATCTAGCTGGTGTAGATGAGGCTGATGCTAGTTATGATATGCTTAAAAATCAGTATGATGCTTTACTTACTGAATACCAAGATACTTAGGAAGCTATGCTTGAAGCTACATAGGAGACTATGGAGACTGCTCAAGCTATCTTTGAAAATGCGGTTGAGCGAGCTGCTTATAAATTAGAGCAAGCTTTAACTAGTAATAAAGGCTTTACGCTGCTACAGATGTAGTATGATAATTTCATTGATACAGATGAGCGTTATCTCGATGAAGTTAATAAGCTTTATGAAGTTACAACTCTTACTAATAAGATTCAAAGTTCTATAGATGAGTCGAACTCTAAAGCTGCCGCCGCCACGCTTTAGGCTTTAAAAGATGAATGTGAATTACGAGCTTAGAATAACAAGTTATCTCAATATGATATAGATATTATGAACGCTGAGTATGAAATGACTTTAAAGCAGATTGCATTAGAAGAAGCATAGAACAATAAATCTTCTCTTGCCTTAATGCGCGATGATTAGGGTAACTGGACTTATAAATATACGGCCGATTAGAGTGAAATAGACTCGGCTAATCAAGATTATTTGGATGCCGCTAATAATTACTATAATATCGCTAAAGACTAGGTTAAAGACGTCAGTGGCGAGATAATCGATACTTGGTAGGAAATGACAGATAAAATTAAAGAGGTTTATACCGATGAATCTCTTACTGTTGATGAACGTGAAGCTTAGATTGCGGAAATTCGTGAATACTATGCGCAGAAGATCAAGGACTTAGAAGAAGAAAAACAAAAGGCTATAAATGATATGACCAAAGCTGGTACTACTACCATATAGAACTTTGATAATAGTTACGGCACAGCTTTAGGTTCTATGACTAGTAGTACTACTACTTTTGATGAAGCTTTTAATAAAGCTATAGAAGAAATGGAAAAAGCTTCTTAGAGTTATGAGAATACTATAACTGACGTTAATAAAGATACTGGTACTTCTTATGATGATTTAACTAAGTAGATCGACGATACTACTGCGGCTACTGAGAAAGTTGAAAAAGCAGGAGAAGAAGCTACTGATAGTATGGACGCTAATTTAAATTCTATTCAGGCTTAGACAGACCATTATAAAGAATTAGCTGAAACTTTATATGATGTAGTTAATGCTTATTAGCAAGTATCTGGAGCTATAGTAAATGTTACTACGCAAGATTTCTTTGATGATTATTCGACTAAAATGTTAGAAGCGTGGTAGGATGCTAATTATAGCACTAGCAGTGAACTTTATAGTCAATGGGCAGACATGAGAATGGATAAAGGCTGGAAAGATACAGAATTATCTAATAATGAAATTACAGATTTGTTAAATCAATATGGTAAAGATGACGCAATCACGGATTATATAGATAAAGTACTAGACGGTCAAGCTTATTTCACTTATGCAGATAGAAAAGAATATGCAAAGTTCGATACAGGTGGATATACTGGCGATTTTGAAGGTGGTAAATTAGCACTTCTACACTAGAAAGAATTAGTGCTGAATGCCGAGGATACTAGCAACATCTTATCTGCGGTTTCCGCTGTTCGCTCCCTAGGCGCAAATGTCCTTCAAAGTATAGTTGAAGCATTGGATAGTACGGCTAGTGCGGGGTTAGGTCTAATGGCCGCACGGGTTAATTCTACTTCTTCTGTTTCTACTAGCGGTAATACATTAGAGTAGCAAGTACATATTGAGGCTACATTCCCTAATGTTACTAGTTCTAATGAAATTGAAGAAGCTCTTAAGAATCTTACCAACGAAGCAATACAATATGTTAATATTAATAGATAAACTAAAAGGGGAGAGGCTATTCCTCTCCCCTTATGAGAGAAAGGAGATAGCATGAGTAGTATTAATGAGTCTTTTTTAGATGGCATGAATGTATTTTTTCAAAATGCAATTAAAAATCTTGAATATGATAAAACTATTCAGGCTGAGATTACTAAAGTAGTTGATCTTGATACTGGCGAGTATAAAGTTAAATATAATGGTAATATATTTTCTGCTTATGCCAATGATTTAAGTTATTAGTATAAAGTAGGAACTAAAGTTTTTGTCAAAGTCCCAGGCGGAGATTTTTCTAATAAGAAAACAATAGAAAACACCGTAACTAGTAAATCTTTATCAGAACAAGAAACAGCTTCTTTATCTAACACGATAATTGAAGTAGGGCCTAATATGGATGCTTATTATAGTTATAAAGCAGATGATACTTACGAATTAATTGCGGGAAGCGATAGGTCTGAGGCCGCTAGAGACCAAGCGCTCGCGCAAATTGATGCTGATGATTCTCTTTCTTCTGATGATAAAGATAAAAAGAAAGCAGAGGTAATAGCAGCTTATCCTTTAGATAAAATAGAGAAATATATCTATGAAGGTTCTGATAACTATTCTACTGATTGGTTTCATAATTTATTTTAGCAATATGCTAATAATTATGAATATATGTAGATTTCTGGTTCTTTTTAGACAGCTTTTTAGAATACACATACTAAAGGTAATTATGGATTAGAGTTAGTATTTTTTACTAAAGGTGATTCAGATATAGAGACTTATAATAATGCAAGCAGTGTATTAATGAGTTACGCCGAGAAGAAAAAATATGCGGATCTAGTAGCTGATGAAAGAACTTTTCTTGAGAAACTAGAGGAAGAATACCTCGAGCTCGCGCAGATTGAAGATAAAGATTCAGAAGAATATAAAGAAATTCTTGAGTAGATTAAAGAGGATAGTAAAACACCTACAGTAACTTATCGTTTAGATTTTAGCTCTTTTATAGGCGACCCCTATAGCTATAATAACTTTTCCACCTAGTCTGCTGTTGTTCAGATATAGAAGAATTTCTTATTAGGTTTAAAGTCAATTAAGTTCTTTTAGGAGAATTTTGAATACGATAGGACTAAGACCAGTGTCGTTAATAAAGATGATAATGATAATGTCTTATCCGTAGATTTAGTCGAACAAGACTAGACTTCTGTACCTAATATTAGAGTTACTGATATTAAAATCTAGTATGTTGATGTCCAATCAGCCGAGGATTCTTTATATTATTTAAAAATTTCTGCTCCCAAAGGAACTATATTCACAGATAAAGTATCGGAATTAAATTTTGAAGGAAAATTATTATATTCCGGTTAGTCTTTAATTACAGAAGATAGCTGTAAATGTTATTGGTATAAAAGAGATTTATCGGTTCTAATAGGCGATGAGCATTATGATAAAGATGCAGGTGTAGGCTGGATATTAGTAGACGATGATACTGTTGATTTTAACACCCTTAAATTATCTAAGTCTAAGGTACCTTATAAGCAAGATTATAAGTTAATAGTAGTTTATAATAGTACTATTACCGCAGAGGCTAGTTTAACTGTTGAAAATTATCTAAGTGAGTATGATTGTGACATAGAACAAACTACGTTGTAGGATGACATTTAGCTTTCTATTGCTAATAATAAAAATGATGAAACCTTAGTCGGTGACTGGTATATGCGGAAACCAGATGGAAGTTACACTCTAGTTGAAGGTAGACATAAGTAGACTAATGAAGATGGCGAAACTACGGTAGTTGGTTCTTCTGTTAATTCTATTGTTATTAAAGACTATTTAACTTATAGCTATTTAGATTTCTTTTGCTCAGTTTATAGCTATGATGGAACCGAGATTATTGGTTGTCTTTATCATACGATATATAATAGTGAAACTCAAGAAGATTTAACTATTACTTATACTGGTACTGATACGTATCGCTATGATTCTAATGGTGATGTTTGTGAGATTTATACTACGAGTGATAAAGGTATAACAACGGCAGAAGATCCGGAAAAGGAACGAACTTTATAGATTTTCTTAGCTTGGAAAGATGGGTACGGTACTTCTTATAAAGCATAGTGGTATGGACCTGATGGTAAATAGTTAGTTGCAGGCGATGAAGCTTATACGCCTTCTAATTCTATGATGACGGATATGCGAATTGACAGTTCTAATATTTTGCATTATACTATTAGATAGAAGTATAGAGTTAATTATGTAAATAATACTATTACTTTAAAAATTATTACTTTAGATGAAAAGGAATATACTTTTTAGAAAGAAATTCTTTTTGTTAAAGATGGTGATTAGGGAACTAATGGTACTACTTATGTAGCTATGGTGCGGCCTTGCGATGGTGATGGTAAAAAGTTAAGTGATTATAAGCCATTACACTATAAGAATAATAAATTTTAGAGTAATTTAGATTTAATGGCCTATGTTTATAAAGATGGAGAAAGAATTAACTTAGATTCTAATACTGATTATGATATTTCTTATAACTGGGAAAGCACTGATAATCTGTGGTATCCTAACGCTAAGAAAGATGAAGAAGGAAATTATATATTCGAAAAGAAACTTACTGTCGCCGGATTAAAACTTACTAATTCAGAGACTAATTCAGCTTATTATGTTAAATTAACTGTTTCTGTTAAAGAGAAAGAAGCAGAAACAAATAGTAATATAAGTCTTTCTAAAACTACAGATGTTTATTGCTATTATCCTATTGATGTATTAGTAAGTGATAATTATAGTGCTAAGTAGATTGATATTTCTTCGATACCTAGTTATGTTAAATATAGTTCTTCGGGTGCTAATCCTTCATATTACAGTAGTAGTATTTTAGCTTATTTAAATGTTACTAATGCAGATGGGACTGTTACTAGTACAGATATTACAGGAAATATAAAATCATTTAACGATTCTTTAATTACAGTAAAAAAGAGTGAAGTGTTAGATGAAAATAAGAAAGTAATTGGATATGAATATTATATTAAGCCTTCCTCTAAATTTTATTATGAAGATTCGACAGTAGGCACTCTTAAATGCTAGTTGAAATCACCAGCCAATGTAGATGCTACTACAGATTATGTAATTCATACGGTATTTATGTACCTTGATACTTATGGCAATGAAGCTATTAATGGGTGGGATGGTACTTCTATCTCTATTAGTACTGATGGAGATAATGCGAATAATTATATTCTTGCTCCTTAGATTGGCGCTGGTACTAAAGGTACAGACAACAAGTTTACTGGTGTTATAATGGGAGAAGATACCGGGCAGAAAAAAGTAGGTTTATATGGATATAGCAGCGGTGTTACAACTTTCGCTTTAATGGAGGATGGAACTGCGTTTTTTGGCTCTAGCGATGCTGGTAGAATAAATATTGATGGTAATAGTGCAGTTATTTATGGTGGAGTAACAAAGGGTCAATCTAACAGCATGGTTATGACTTTGCGTGCTAAAGATATAAAAAATACGACTAAAGCTATTAGTATTAAAGGCGATACATATTAGGATGAAGATGGCAATGATACAACGGGCGAAGAAATATTTTATGTAGATTATACTGGTAAATTATATGCTTAGAATGTTGATGTTAAGGGTACCGTAGAAGCAGAATCTCTAACCGCTAATAAGTCAGGAACGATTGGCGGATGGAGTATAGGCCAAACCACCCTATCTGGTGGTAGTACGATATTAGATTCTAGTGGTACTATTACTTGTTATGAATTAATTGCAAAATCTAATGGTACAATAGGTGATTTTTCAATTAATAGTAATGGATTAACTGGTGGTAGCATTACTTGTAATAAGCTCGTTGCTAATGAATATGGTTCTATAGCTGGATTTACTATTACCAAAGTTACAGATTCAAGTATTCTTGATGCAGATGGTAATTCAATTACTAAATCTTACTTAAATGGTGATAGAATAGAAATAGCTTCTTATGAAGGCTATGTTAAATTTAAATCAAGTTATACCAATGAAGTCGGTCGGATTGGCTAGATAGAAGGTTCTGACGGAGTAGAAAGTACAGGTAATTTAGGAATTAAATCAGCGGGCGCTCATGGCATGATATTAGAAACTGGTACAGGTAGAGCTGTCAGAATTAGTGGCTCCGATGGTGCTTTAAATAAAAATATATTTTTATATAGTTCAGATATACGTTTGGGTGATAGTACACATAAAGCTGATACCGCTTAGATAACTTCTAGTAGTATAAATTTAACAGGTAATACTTCTATTACAGGCATATTTAATGTTACTTCAACTGCAACTTCTGATGCCATAGTTTTAACTCAAGGTTAGGGCACAGGATCATCTGGTACTCTTACAGTTAAGCTAGGCGGAAGTAATAATAATGAAACAGTTGATATATCAGGATATTTAAAGGTAGGCAAAAAAGCCACACTTTCTTCTGAGTTATCTGTTACTGGCGCAGTTACCGCTTCATCTACATTATCAGTTACTGGTGCTATTACTGCATCTTCCACCTTAACAGTAGCAAGTACTTTAACAGCAAAGAGTGGCATCAATTTAACTGAAGATCTATCTGGAGGTACTGTAAAGTCCGCTTTAAGTCCGACAGGAGCCGTAGATTTTAGCAGCGCTACAAGCCAAAAAGGTATTACGGCCGATAAAGCTTATTTCGCTTAAAAGCAAAAGGAGAAAAAGGATGACATTAAAAAATTATGAAATATGTAATATTTATGAAGCTATAACTAAAGTGCGGGAGAGCGAGATATAGTTCTCCGTTAAAGCTGGGTATAAGTTAGCTAAAAACGCTAAAATACTTTTGCCTTTGTATGAAAGTATTATTGAAACTAGGGATAATGCTTTTAGAAAGTACGCAGAAGAGACTAATGATGGAAGCTTGATTATTTCCGCCGATAAGCGGCCGGCCGCGCAGAACGAACTAAATGAGCTAAGTGAAATTCCTAATGAAGTTTCATTATCTCCTCTTCTGCTTTCAGATTTAGAGGATATAAACCTAGAATATAGTATAATTGAAGCTTTATATCCTATTTTGAGCGATGGAGAATAATCTCCATCGCTTTTCTTTTTGGGCAGAACAAGATAGTCTTTATTAGGCTTTTTTTATAAATAGTAAATGGAGATAAAGGAGAGAAAATAATGGCAACTATTTATCCCCCAATATTAAATAGTTCTTAGGAAGCTTTTATATATAGCACAGATCCTTATAAAGTATATTTTAGTTTGCCATCTTTAACTACTATTAATGAGATTAATCATATTCAAATAAGAGTAGTTGAATAGACAAATAATAAAAGTATTGTAGATACTAATAAATATCCAGATGGGATTATCTATAAAGGTAGAACAAAAATTGTTGCAAAAGATGCTACAGATTTGAATTATTATGTAAATATTGAATCTGAGGATTTAGCGGAAACTTGGAAACAAGGAGTACTTTATAAAATTTAGCTTCGTTTTGGCGAAAATGACCTTTGGGATGGCTCACTTGAAAATTTCGCTAATTGGAAAAATGAATCTATAGTAAATAATAGTTTTTCAGAGTGGTCTACAGTAATGATAATTAAAGCTATAGATTAGCCTGTTATTGAAATGAAAAACTTGGGTAGTGTAGCTAATTCCACTAAGGAAGATAATACTTATAATGCTGAACTTACTACTACACCCATATTTTATGGTAGCTATTCAATTCCCAAAGGCAATGATGAATATGTAGATAAATACAAATTTGATTTATACTAGAATGGAACGTTGCTTGAAACTTCGGGTTGGCTATAGCATGATAGTGGAACTACTTTATTATATGATACTACTTTTTTGAGCGAATATAATATAGAAATTACTGATAAAGTTTAGAGCTTTGATACACATAGGTTTAAGACTACTCTTACTAATTTTGAAGAATATTCTGTTAATTATTCTATTTAGACTATAAATGGATATAAAGGAAGTTTAGCTAGAACCTATGATTTTATGGTTACTAAGAATTATTTAACTAGGTTAAATAATGTTGAATTATTAATTAACAGTACTTCTCATTTCTGTAAAGAAAATGCTTGTATTTAGATTTCATTAACTAGTACTTTTGCTTTATCTGGAAATTATGTTTTAACTAGAACTTCTGAAGCTAGTAACTATACGGTGTGGGATGATATTAAGTATTTTTTATTTTTAGATAATACTTTTGATGAGACTCTTATATTTACAGATTATACTATAGAGAGTGGTATTAAATATCAATATGCTTTTTAGTTGGAGAACGATGAGGGTTTCCGCACGTCTCCTTTATATTAGTATCCTACTACCTATCATTCTGTTGATTTTTAGAGTAATTATTTATATGCAGATGGAGTGTAGTTAAAATTAGATTATAATTTTCAAATTAGTTCTTTTAAACATACTGTTTTAGCTAGTAAGCAAGATACTTTAGGTTCTAAATATGCTACTATCTTGCGGAATGGCAATGCTTATTATGCAGAATTTCCAATATCTGGGTTAATTTCTCTCCATATGGATAAAGATAATACTTTCTTTACTTTTAATGAAAAAGAAGGCTATTATTATAATGACGATTTAATTATTCCTTATACTAAATATTTGGATGGAGAAATAAATACATATAATTCTAATTTAACTGATAATAATTTTTTTATTGAAAAAAGATTCAGAGATAAAGTAGAGGAATTTTTAAATGATGGTGGATATAAGCTATATCGTTCTGCTTCTGAAGGAAATATTATAGTAACTTTAATAAATATTTCTTTAAAGCCTAACGCTTCATTGGGAAGAATGTTATATGAGTTTTCAGCTACTGCTTATGAAGTATTAGAATTTAATTTAGAAAATCTTAATGAATATGGCCTAATAAATATTGGCGCTTATCGCGATTTTGAAGATGATGATACAGAATTCTTATTAGCAGGCTAGATCGAAGGATTATATACTGGTAAAAAAGATAGTAAAGATTCTAAAAAACAAAATACTAATCCAGATAATTTAGTATCTTTAATTAGGGCAGATAATGAGTATTCTATTGGCGGCGGGTATAGATATGATTTTAGAAAACTAAAATGTATTTGGGTAGAACAATATCCTAAGCTAGATTATAAATATAAAATTATAGGTTTTCAAGCAGCAATTAGTGAGGCTAAAAAAAATGGAGAAGATTATTCAGACCTTGAAACTTAGCTTAAATATTATCAAAAACTAGTTACTGCGGTTGAAAATGAGCCTACTTACCCAATAGTTACTTTATTTATAAATGATAAAGAAGTGTCTCTTGGGCGTAATAAGGTATATAATCTTGAAAATTTAGATGAAGAAATTACAAGCATTTATTTAAAGTTTACAGGCCCTGTAGTTGTTAATTATGTATGTCGTGTTGGAGTATCAGCAGATGAAAGTAGCGGGGTAGTTACTTCTATCGTTTCTACTAAATTTTGGGGCTAGATTGCTGGTATGTTTACTGATACTGATATAGTTTTAAAAAAGTATAATTATAATTATGCTAATTACGACTATAGGATAGAAAATTTAATGAAAGATGTACCTACTAATTTTGATGTATTTAATAAAATAAATATTTTAGATATTATAAAGGAAGAAACTAAAAAATAGGTTGAATCTAAATATAATACAAAATTTACAAATTATAATGAAGAAACTGACCAGTGGGATAATGGTAAATTATATTACGTATTTAATGATATAATTTCTATAGAAATTGAGTCTGAAATAGATACAATACTTGAAATTAAAAGACCGAATTCAGATGAAATTAAAGAAATAGTGATAGGACCTAGCTATAAATATAGATTAAATCCAGCAGATGACTTAATATCTTATTTAGCTTTTAAGAAACCTACTTATGCAATTATTAATTATCGTACACTTACTAATTAGATGACGGTTAGGAATACTGGAGATTAAATTATGTATGATGAAATTTTTTTAAAAAAATTAGATGAAATGCACATTCGTACACAATTTGCTAGATTAATACTTCTTTCTTACGATGAAAAACCTATTAAAGAAATTTAGGGCATCATATCAAGTGGCAATTTAAGCGTTAATGGTAATTCTAGTGTACGACGGACCATTTCATTGACTATGTTAGCTAATCAGTAGAATAGTGGCATAGAGGATATAAACAATGAAATCTCGATTAATAAGAAAGTGCGGGTAGAGGTAGGTTATAAGAATCCTTTTCCTAACTATATAGAAAAATATGGCGAGATTGTATGGTTTCCTTGTGGTTTGTTTGTTTTATCCGATGCACAGATTTCCCGCACGACAAGTGGTTGGACAATAACTATTAACGGTAAAGATAAGATGTGTCTATTGGATGGAACTGTTGGCGGTGTTTTACCTGCTAATACAACTTTTCACGAGAAATATATAGTAGATACAGATGAAAATAGAACTGTAGAATATCCTACCGTGTTTGAAATTATTCAAGAAGCTGTGAATCATTTTGGCGAAGAGCCAGTTAGCAATATTTTTATTAGTGATATAGACGATACAGCTAGAATGATAATTAAATATATAGGCGATACGCCAATTTATTTTGATTCTAATTATACTACTTTTACCAAGTCTCTTGAAGAGGCTAGTTCTTGGTCTGGTGGTTATATAATGAAATCTTACGGTGATGATGCAGGATATAAGGCTACTCCCTTTACTTATCCAGGTGAGTTAATACTTAATGCTGGAGATACAGTGGAATCTTTACTAAAGAAAATAGCCTCTACACTAGGAAATTATGAATATTTTTATGATATAGATGGTAGATTTATTTTTCAAGAGATAAAGAACTATCTTAACTCGAATGATAGTGTAACAGACCTCACGGCCGCCGATTATACTAGAAATTATTCTAATACTAAATATAAATATTCAATTACGGATTTTAGTACTGTTGCTTCTATAACTAAAAATCCTAAATATGATTAGATTAAAAATGATTTTGTTGTGTGGGGGACACGCACTACAACTGAAGGTGCTGAAGTAGATATTAGGTATCATTTAGCTATAGATAGTAAACCTCCAATCAATTTAGCTAACAAGAATATGTATGCTTTATTGAATCCTGATGATACAACTTAGGTAATTAGATATGAGTTTACCGAGGAAGGGATCGAATATACTCCCAAAGAAGGAGAAGTGGTGAAATTAGTCGGAATTCCTTGTGCAGAATGGCGAGAAGAGATGTACCGTCAAGTTCTGGTCGCCGCAATTTCCAATGGTAGATATAGTTATTATGATGAAGAATTAAAATCTGGATGGAGAGACTTATATGATACTACTAAAGAAGAGTGGAATGATACTAATCACTGGTGTCCTGATGTAAAGGATGACCCTAAGAAATTAAATTATTGGTTAGATTTTATAGATGATGGAGCAGAGGCAAGTAAATATTCAGTTAAAGCTATAGGACGTAGAGCTAAGGTAGAAACTGATTCTGATGTTACTGCGGTATTTTACAGCACTGTTCCAGATATTATTTTTCTTGAAGAGTTTGACGAAGAATTAATCAAGAGTTATGCGGCTTATGGGCAAAAATATTTTTTACTATCTGGTGAGTGGAAAAATATGTTTAATAATAGTTCCACGGGGACAAGTGCATTTGACAAAATTAGAGATATGTTATATTAGAATTTAACTTATAATACTACTATTCAAATGACTTGTCTGCCGAAATATTATTTAGAGCCTAACAACGTGATTTATATAGAAGATAAAGCAAGTGGAGTAGCAGGGAATTATGTTATATCGTAGTTTTCTTTGCCTCTTGCTTATTCGGGCACGATGTCAATTACTGCGACTGAAATGCTCACTAGAGTATAAGGAGGGATATAATGTCAACTGTAGGACAGATTGTGTACAATCTTGAAGATTGGCATGCTTCTGGCGGTTACATTTCTACATCTGCTACTAATAAGTCTTAGACTATTAGTTCTTGGACATCAACTGGAGCAGAAAACGCAGCATATAAAACTGGAAAATTTAATATCTATAGTGATATAGTTGCAGGTTATGGAGCTACATAGTTTTCTAAGCTAGGTATACAAGCTCCTCCGGGTACAAAGATTACTATTGATGGTACAAAAACCATTATGATTGGTCGTACAGGCGTATATGAGTTAGATGAAGATATTACAATTTCAAGTTTAAAATTTGAAAAAACATATATTTATGTAATAAATACAGCTAAAACTGATGAATATATAAATATTGGAATTGGTGGTATGTAGGATGCTGAAACAACTAGATCTAATTCTATAACAGCTTTAAATAAAAAATATAATAATATAAAAACTAGCTAGGAGTATTGGCAAGAATATGCTGTTATTCAAGCTACTTATGAAGAAGATTATAACCCAGCTTTAGCTAATTTCAATATCGGAATAAATGGCGTTTATTAGTTACCTAATCCTGATAATCCAGATTCCGAAGATAACTATAGTGACTTATAGAATGTTATTATAGATTTTATATATTAAGGAGGCATGAATAAATGAGTAATTCTTTCTATGGCGGATAGCAGGGGAAAAATTTTGAACTTAAACAAATTTTTAGAACTTATGCGTATATTAGTGATGCCTCTACTCTTAAAAAAACAATAACATTAGAGGATTCTGATAAAAAACTTAGTAATACTAATTTAGTTTCAAAATATAGAGGACTAAGTTTATAGAACGATTTAGAAAAACGGTGGAGTTCATCTGTTAATGTCGGAGATTTCGTATTTATTTCTTATGGTCTACCTAATGTGCGGGATGAGGCTTATGATAGATATAGAAATATTGACATGGCAGTCTGTGATAATAAAACATATAATGGCTCATTGTGGTAGAAGGTTTATATAGAACAATCAGACGCTGAAACATGGGCAGATTCTGTTTCTGGTATCGATACTATTTTTTTAGGTGTCAATTCTAATAAAAGTAATTATGGTTTAGGTTATGTATTAGTAGCCTCTTTAACTGGCTATACCCCCTTATGGAATATGTTAGCGACTTAGACTGAAATGTATAATGCTCCCGTTAGTATTACTTATAATTTTGACGATTTAGACAATCCTTAGATTCAATTTCATTTTCCGGCTAAAGATACTTTAAATTCTGTTAAAGTAAATACTATAGATGTAGCCACTAAAGATTCAAGTGGAAGTTGGAAGGCTAATAGTCATGATGCTACATATACTCGGTCTGGTGATTACAAGAATTTAATAAATGTTACTATTACTGCTCCTAAAAACTAGAATATTAACCAAGGTACGACTGAGATTTTAAGAGCAGATAAAGATCCTTTTTTCGATTTGGATAAAGAAGGAACAGATGCCAATGGCGAAAAGAAAATAAACAATCCTGTTTTAACGTTCCATTTACCTTAGCCTGTAAAGGCTACAGTCAGTACTAAGACTGTTAATATGGGTGAATCTGTTAGTGTTAAGAACAGTCAAGATTCTAAGTCTGATGATTATTATAATAAGCCTAATTGGGAATTTTCCCTACCGGCTCCTGCGGAACTTGGAACAGTAACAGTTAAAGATAAAGATGTAGCTACTAAAGACTCAAGTGGAAATTGGAAAGCTAATAGCCATGAAGTTTCTACCTCAAAATCTGGTACTTATAATAATAAGATTAATGTCACTATTACAGCTCCTAAGAATCAAAATATTAATCAAGGTGAAACTACAATTCTTGATGCTAATCAAACACCTAGTTTTACTTTGGATAAAGAAGGCGATGATTCGTCAGGAGAAGCTAAAGTAAATAATCCTGTCTTGTCTTTCTCTTTACCGCAGTCGCAAGTTTTATAGAATCCTGATGTTGAAATATTAGAGTCTACAGCAGATCCTTCTGTGACACTGGATGAAAGTAACATAAACAAGCCTAAATACACCTTCCATCTACCTGCGGCCGCACATTATTTCTACGGTAGCCAGTTAGGTAAGAAAAGTGCTGGTGCTTATACAGTTACCACGTTCTCTAGTGAAATGAAAGTTGGAGATTACTATGTTAATGAAGGCACTGGATTTATTTATAAATTAACAGCAATAGATAAAAGTGCTAATACTTCTACTTTCGTTTATCAGGCTAGATTATCTGCTCCTGTTCCTTCCGTCGCTAAAACTACTTTAAGCCCTTATACAGGTAAGAATGGTAGTGCTACTAATCCTACTATTACTTCTACTTATGAGAATACTACAGAACAAACGGGATGGAAACTAACTTTTGGTATTCCTAAAGCTCCGAATTTTAGTATCAATTATGCTAAAACAGGTGCGGCAGAAACTGGTAGTGCTAACACTGAGATATTAGATGCTAATACAGTCTAGTTAAATTTAACTATTCCGGCTGGTAGTAGAATTTTCTCTGGTACTGCGCTTACTGATACAGTATATGCTAGTATTATAGTTGATGGAGCATAGAATGGTGATTGCTATTTAAATTCAGATACTGGTTCTATATTTCTTAGAGAAGAAGGGGCCTGGACTAGAATTGAAGGCAGTTTAAAGGGGCCAGTCGGTGATTCTTTAAAAACCGCTAGTGTGAGTTATGAACTTAAAAATAGTTAGATAGGTGTATCTGAAGAAATTAGTACAGACGTAGTATTAGAGGAATATTTAAATAATAATAGTGCTAATTTCACTAAGCCTGCTGCTGATGAAGTGTGTAATATCACTTTAATAGATGATGATGAAGATGATGATAGAACTTATTATTGGGGTTATATTGTTAATGGAGTCTGGAAAGTATCTCGATTAACTGGTGGTGTTGGTAATTTATTAATTGATGATTATGACCCAAATGGTACAAAAGAAAAAGCATATTCGGCTTATTATATAAATAATCTTATTCAAGATAATTGGGATGCTAGTAAAGATGATGAGCAAAAACAAAGATATGTTTATAGTGTTAAGCATATAGATAATTTAATTAAAACTAATAAATCAGAAGCTAATAATAGTGATGAAGTTACTTATAGTTCTAAATATATAGATACTTTAATTAAGACAGAAACAGTAGCAGATGATGCTAGTAACAAAGATATTGTAACTTATAGTGCTAGGTACGTAAATGACTTAGAGGATAGGGTTGAAGCGCTTGAGAATTAGCTTAAATGGTTTGATTTCTAATAAATTTTCTTTTTAGAGAGGAGAAATATAAATGGCTTTATTTAAGATTGGTAAGGGTAAGGCGGCTAACCTGCCTACTACGAAAAAAGAAGGATACGCATATTTTACTACTGATGATGGTAAAATGTATATCGACGTGGATGATAGTACAAGAGTCGCTCTTAATGCCGCTAATGCCGATACTATAAAAGATTCTTCTTATAGTTATACTGCTACTACAATTCACAATGGTCTTGATGCAGCAAGTGCTAAAGTGTATACCCTTACTATTGCATCTAGTAGTTGGAGTAGTAATAAATATACTTATAGTAATACTAGTTTGCGGTGCGGGACTGACGGTAATGTTCCGCCCATTATCTACTCTAGTAGCGATTAGTTTTATTTAATTAGTACTGCATCAGCGACTAAAGGTACTGGAATTACGTTTACTGCTTCTAGCACTCCTACAGCATCTATTACTATGACTATTGTCGATATGGGATAAAAAAATAAGCCCCTAGGAAATTAATCCTAGGGGCTTTTCTTTATTTATTCTAGTTTACTTGTGACTCGATTACTTGGGTTAAATAGACTGTTAGATCTCCAGAAGTTTCGGTAATATATTTCTTAGTTTCATCACTTAATGTAGCTATGATAGCATCATAAGTTAATTTAAACGCAGTTTTCTGAGCTTCAGCATCGAATTTATCCTCGGCTTTAAGAGAATTAACGTAAGTTTGATTAGTGGTTATAACACACATCTAGGCAGTTTCTGTAATCATGTCAATATACTTTTGTGCGGTTGCGTTAGTTGTATTGCTGCTTATTTCTTCGCTTTTGGTTTTAATAAGCTTAACGATATAAGCAGTAAGAATACCTAGTAAAGGAATAACACAAGTCTAGAATATTTGTTGTAATAATTCTAACACTTTAAATCACCTCATTATATTTAAAAAAACTTATTGAGAAATTTAAGTAATTAGACTTGGACAATTGTGTTTAAGAGAATTTATTAAATTTTTAAATATGATATAAAAGGCAAGATGTCTTATACGGGGAAAGGCTACTTGTCTTTTCCTATATTTTTTTTGCCTATAAGGAGGTTTACTATGGAAATGTACGCTAGAAAAGGACTGCGGATAACAGGATTTGGTGGTTTTGTAAAATTTTACCAAGGCGCAATTTGTGATCTAGACGAACACACCGGAACTATCAGCTATCAAGGCATCCCTTTTTGCAATAAAGATAGCCAAATAGGGAAGAATTTCGTCCCCAATAACCAAGAATCGATTGAAAGAGCCGATATACTAGATCAATTACTGCCATTAGACCCGCCCGACCGCAGTGATTATTGGTTAGATTATGGTTCTAATTCACCTTGGGGATGGTAGTGGAATGAATGGTTACTCTAGGCCCCTGTTTACTATCTTAAGAATCTCCTTAAAAAAATCTTAAAAGGAGATTAATAAATGAGTGTTAATGCAATTTTAATAAGTAAAGGTGTCAATCCTAGCTATTTTACTTTAAGTGAGTATGAAGTTGAATTAGGTCCATATATTAATAGTACAACTGTTACTATTAATAAATTAAATAGTAATAGTTCATTTACAGTAAGTTCATCTAATACTAGTGTAGCTACTGTCTCTATTAGTGGTACAACAATTACAATCACAAAAGGAAGCACGGTAGGTTCTGCTTCTATTACCGTAAAAGAAAGTACCACTAGTAAAACAGCTACAATTTCAGTAGAAGTAACATCTTCTTTAACTTTTACTTGGGATAGTGCTTCTTGGGAAGAAGTTCAAAATTTATGTAAAGCAAGAGCAGACGGCACAATTACTTCTACTTAGTTTAATTCAGTAGTGGCTATTGGTAATACTAAAGTTACTACTCTTTCTACTGCTGTTTTAGGAGCATCTAGTGCAACAATGGAAGTTATTGGAATAGATTAGGATGCAACTGGTACTTTGACTTTTTAGTCTAAATACTTATTACCTACTACTACTGTTTTTGGCTCTTCTGCAGTTTGGACAAATAGTACGGCTAAAACTCAATGTAGTAATTTCTATTCTTATTGTGATGCTAAAAGCTATATTAAATCTTTAAGTAAAGGAACTTGTTTAACGCAAACAAGTGGCTAGAATGGTACTGCTACCTATGCTACAGAAACAGTGTGGATTCCTTCTGAAGGAGAAGTGAATTTAGATTCTTATTCTTCACTTAAAAAATCTAACTGGACTACTTCTAATGCAGAATGTACTAGTGGAAAATCTTTTAATTATTCTAAATATTCTGACAATTCTAGTAGAATTAAATATATTGGAACTAGTAGTGGAGAAAGCAGCGGCTCTGCCAGCGGTTGGTGGCTTCGTTCGCGACACTACAACTACTCGACCAATGTCTGCTATGTCGGCTCTAGTGGTGGTGCGTACGGCAACGTCTACAACGCTGGCGCCTACCTCGCGCCGGTTTTCTGCATTGGTTAAAAGTTCTTTTTAACAAAATCTGGACAAAAAAGTTTAGATGAATTAATTAAATTTTTATATAGTAGTGAGAGAACTTTACTTGATATATTGAAAATAATTTGGTATAATATTAACAGAAAATGAGAAGAAAAAACTTCCAGTTCTTTTTTATTTACTTCAATAGGAAGATAATATTTTTCCTCTCATTTTCTTAAATTGATTATATCGAAGGAGGATAAATATGTCAGTAAAGACAGCTGATAGACATTTATCTAAAGTTGCTTATCTTAATGATGCTAGAAAGTTAGTTTTACAAGTATTAGTATTGACTAGACCTTCTAAACAGAAGGCGAATGGAAAGTATAATAGTCCTGGTGCACTGGGCAGTCAATATCTATACTCAGCTTTTGGGGCTAGTATTTTAGATAGTGCAAAACGAGTCCATGGTAATTGTTTTGCAGCTAGCGAGATAGAAGTTAGGACTAAGGAAGATTTAGATAAAGTAAATAAATTTTTTGATGCGGCAATAGGTTATTGCGATTCTATTTTAAGAGAATTAGATTTGTGTATTTTTGTTGTTCAAAGTGAGAAGAAACGCAACTCTTATTGGTATCTTGCAGATTTAGCGAGGGCTTGCAAGTTAAGCATCGAAGAACATCAACGCTCTTTCAGGGGTAAACCTTGTTAATTCTTGCCAGCAATTGGTGGCTTCGTTCGCGAAACTACAACAACTCGAACAATGTCTGCAATGTCAACTCTAGTGGTAATGCGAACAACAACAACTACAACAATGGCGCCTACCTCGCGCCGGATTAGATGAAAGCCTTGTCGTTAGGCGCGGCCGACTTAGGCCGTGACTAACAACGATTAGAAGAGAGACGCAGAAGCGTCTATCTAGGTGAGTAGTAATCTAATGTTATTATGTTATATTATTGTTTTATAAAAGAGAAAAATATTATTAAAAAAGTGTATTTCATCTAAGGAAGGTTTATCCAGTCCCGTAAGGGCAAATTACGAAGCTAGATGTTAGTTCCACATTGAGAAGTCTAACTAGAACTAGCTGATAAAATTTTTTCAAGGAGGATGGCCCGTGTAGGACTCCTAGATTAGTTGTAGTCGTGAAGCTCTATATGATGCTTCATACAAAGTTTGCAGAAACGTAAGATGGAAAGGTAGTACTATTAATTTTGAAGAGAATAGATTAAATAACGTTTTACGCTTAGAAGAAGAATTGAAGAATAATGAATACTAGTAGATGGTATTTAATTGTTTTTCAATAGTTGAAAGAGGTAAGAAGCGAGATATAAGAGCCTGTTATATTTATGATAGGATGCTTCAAAATGCTCTTTGTGAAACATTTCTTTTACCATAGCTTACTCCTAAATTGATATATGATAATTGCGCTACATTGAAAGACAAAGGAATTGACTTTGCCTTAAAGCGAGTTAGAATACATTTATAGAAAGCTCACTAGGACTTTGGTCTTGGTGAGAATTTTTATGCGGTTAGGCTAGATATTAAAAAGTATTTCGATTCAATAGACCATGAATATCTTAAATCAGTAGTGCGGAAATACGTTCAATAGCCACAGATAAGCGAGCTTGTAGAATATATTATCGACACTTTTTGTTATTCACCCACAACAGATAATACGCCTTAGTCAGATAAATAGTATTATATAGTTAAAGGACAATATGGCTATAGACCTGTAAAAGTAGAATACTTTAAGCCTGGTAAGACGTATTATGAATATAAACCTACAAGTCTAGGACTAGGAAGTTAGGCTTCTTAGCTTTTAGCATTATTAGCACTTAACGAAGTAGATCATTATGCTAAAGAGCAGCTGCATCTTAAATACTACGGCAGATATATGGATGATATTTATTTCTTTGGAAATGATAAAGAATATCTGTGGGAATGCGTGCTTAAGATCGAGCAAAAGCTCGTTAGCTAGGGCCTTAAATTGAATCGTAAGAAAACTACTATAATGTAGATTAAACCCGGAAAACGCCAACAGCCTTTTAAGTATTTAAAATGGAATTTTTGGCTAACGAAAGACAATGGTCTTATACAACTTCCTTTTAAAGAGAAAATAGCCAAATAGCGCAGAAAGATGCGGCGGTAGTAGAAACTTTGGTTAAGCGGTGAAACTACTACTGAGAATATTGTATAGTCTTACTTAAGCTGGCGAGCGCATATAAGTAAAGGTAATACTTTTTATTTAGTCTAGCGAATGGATAATTATTTCAAATCTTTATTCAAAGGGGTAGACTTATGTTTATATATGTAAATAAAAATAATTTAATCGTAGATATGATTTCTGAACCTAGATGGGTTAAATGGCAGACTGAACCCGCACTTTTAATTAGTTGTGCGGAGGAGGAAGCAACAGGTGTTATTGGTTCAGATTGTGATACTTTTTATTCTTTAGACTCGGTTTCTGTCTACGAAACAAACGAGCCTATTGAAGATTTTATCCCTAATGTCTATGCGTATGACAATGGAGAATGTATTTTACGTAAAAGCATTGGAGATATTCAAACTGAGAAACAAAAGGAAAATAGAGAGAAATTCGCGGAATTCCTAGATTCATAGGCATTAGTTTTCTCGGACGGTAAAAGCTATGGGGTTACAGCTAATGACCAGTCTGAAATCAGCTTAAACTTATCATAGTATAAGGCTATGGTTGATGCGGGTGCGGAAGCACCTATCCTTGAGTGGCATGCCATCCACGAAGAGAATACAACCTGGTCTTATGAAGATTTATCTCGTTTAAGTGCAGCAATCTCTAGTTTTGTGTATCCTTACTACCATAAGATGCAGCAGCTTAAAACTAAGATTTATTCTGCACAGTCTATAGCAGAAATTCTCGAGATAGAATTAAGCTACGAGGACTAGAATATTTAAGTCATATAACTAATTTTTTAATATTAAGGAAAGGAAGTTGTATGATGGATAATAGATTCTATGAAAATCGTATGGCTATCAAGGCAGTCGCAGAAGAGCGCAGCGTTGATGTCGGTGTCGCTTCTAAGATGTATGCAGTCGAGCAAGGCTGGACTAATTACTCTAAAGAAATGGACGAGTGGAACGCAATTCAGAGAAAATATATTCATGCTAAGGATAAGACTTTAGCCGATTTATTTAAGTAATACCTTTAGGGGCAAGGACGTAATAGTTCTTGCCCCTTATTTTTTTTGCCCGAGAACTGGGAATCTTTTTTACAAAAATTCTGACAAGTTTGATTAAGTGAATTTCCCAAATTTTTATATATTAGTGAAGGCCAAAGAAACTAATATAAAAGGAGTGAATAACTTTTGGCAACTTATCCATACTATTCAAGCTAGGTATATGGCGCACAATAGCAACCGCAACCGCAGTATTATCGGCCATAGCCCTACGGAGAATAGACCTAGATCCCGCAAGTTGGAATTAAAGGACGCCCTGTTTCTTCTATTGATGAGGTGAGAGCAACTTCAATAGATTTCGATGGTTCAATTTTCTTTTTCCCTGATTTAGCAAATAAGAAGATATATACAAAACAAATTAATTTAGATGGAACTTCTACGCTAAATATCTATGAGTTAAAGGCAATGCCCATCGAAGCTACAGCACAATATGTTACTAAGGATGAATTTGATTCTGCTCTTGCTGAGATAAAAGCTTCTCTAAACGAGAAAAAGGGAACTCCTAAACAGGAGTCCCCGCAAATAAAATTCTAAAGGAGGTAACGTAATGAATCCTTTCCAAATTGCAAATATTCTAAGGAATGGTAATCCGCAATAGATGGTTTTTAGTATGTTAGAGCAATATTCCCAGGGGAATCCTATTATGTAGAATCTACTTTCTCTGGCCAAGTAGGGAGATTCTGCTTCTATAGAACAAATTGCTCGAAATATGGTAGCATCAAAAGGTGGAAATTTTGATTAGGAGTTTGCTGCTTTTAAATAGCAATTTGGCCTTTAATATTAAAATATTAAAGGAGATTTAAAAATGTTTAATAACGATTATAGTCTGTCTGATATTGCTGCTGCTTCTGGTAGAAACAATGGTAGCTGGGGAAATGGCGATGGTGCTTGGTTAATCATTATCTTATTCCTGTTCATGTTTATGGGCTGGGGCAACGGCAACGGTGGCTGGGGTAATAACAATGCCTCTAGTCAGGGCGCTTTAACTCGTGGTGAGTTAGCCCAGGATATGAATTTCTAGCAGGTCGAGAATGGTGTCCGTGGTATCCAGCAAGGTTTATGTGATGGTTTCTATTCTCAGAATACAACTTTACTTAATAGCTTTGGCAACGTTCAGCGTGATTTATGTACCGGATTTAGCTCTGTTGCTTAGGGCTTTGATGCAGTTAATGCTAATATCGCTGATACTCGCTATGCAATGCAGGATTGTTGTTGCACCACACAGCGTAGTATCGACAGCGTTAAAGCAGAAGCATATCGTAATACTTGTGATATTACAAACGCGATTCATGGTGAAGGTGAACGGACTCGCGCGCTCATTCAGGAAACTAATATGCAGAATCTGCGGGATCGCATGGCCGAGAAGGATTCAGAGCTGCAGAGCGCACGTTTCCAGTTATCCCAGTGCTCGCAGAACGCATATCTCGTTGACCAGCTGCGGCCTACACCTCAGCCTGCATACTTAACCGCCTCTCCCTATTCTGCTTTTCCTCTCGGTAATGCAGTGCCTTTCGGCTCTAATGGATGCAGCTGTGGTTGCGCCTAATAAGGAGGTAATACAATGGAACTGACAAGTGTAGCAGCTCAGAGCGTGGCAGCTAACCAAGATGTATTATTCCTTAATACCGCAATTGAAGGTAATTGTTCAATAATGCACAGAAGTGGAAGTGGTCTAGTTAATTTGCGTGGTTTAACTAATGGCCAAAGTAGGGCTAGATATAGAGTGCTTTTTGGCGGGAATGTAGCGGTTCCCACCACTGGCACTGCTGGCCCTATCTCACTGACGATAGCTATAGACGGTGAACCTGTAGCTTCATCTACTATGATTTCTACTCCTGGTGCGGTGAATCTATATAACAACATTTCCGCAAGTATTTTCATTGATGTCCCTAAAGGTTGTTGCTCTTAGGTAACTATCCGCAATACAACCGCACAGACGATTTCAGTTCAAAATGCTAATTTAATAGTAGAAAGAGTGGCGTGATATGCACAGAATTAAAATGATTAAAGAATGTCTTATTGACCAAGTTATGGAGCAAATGGGGCATCCAGAGCAAGTATCCGCCGAGGAATTAGGCGAAGTTATTGATATGATAAAAGATTTAGAAGAGGTATGTTATTATCATCATAAGGTAAAGGAATTAGAAGAGAAAGATACCACGATGTAAAAAATTAAAGGGGAGCTTTATGCTCCCCTTTTTTCTTTTATAGGCTATTTTGATATTTTTGTTCAATTAAATGATACAAAGTATCTCCGTTAGAATTTCCATCTAAAGATTTATAAATGTCATGCTCATGAGAAAGTTCCTAAAATTCTGCAAGAGTAATTTCATGGTCTTTCTTTAATGCTTCTTCGCACATTTTTTCAAAAGGCTCCCTATATAAAATAAGAATGGCGTGTTTCAGAACATTTAATTTATTCTAAATACAAATGATATTTTCTTTTAATTTTTCATCCTCTACGCTAGAATTATAGCGAACATCTTGTACTGCGGCACCTATCGCGTCAGTTATTTCTTTTGAGATAGAGGCTCTACCATCGGCAGTTTGTCTTGCTTTTTCATCTTTATACATTTTATAAAAGAATCTAGCCGCACAAGTCGCGCCGGCGGTGATTATTCCAAACAGGAACTAGAGCCAGTATTTGATAATAAATTCCAACATCTTCTTTCCCTCTTTTCAAATAACCCTATCTTTTATAAAAAATTTCTAGTTTAATTTAAATTAATTCGACCAATCGTGCTTTAATACATGAAGCCCTAAACAAATCGCATCGGCTTCATCAGAAGTAGGGTCAAAGCCATACGTATTTTTAACATATAACTAAGCATTTTTCTTCTATTCTTCTCGTCTTTTACCTTTAACTCCACACGTACTTTTCCACGAGGAAGCTAAGACCAACTAGTAAGAAATTCTTTTTTCTTCTAGTAAAGTCATTAAAGCTCCCTGCACGTGCGCAAGTTTCTTGTAAGTAGGAAGCCCAGTAACTCCAGTTCCTTTAGCATCCTAAAGCTAAATATCTTCTAAAGCTACCTAGATGCTTCCATCTACAGAGTCGATAATGCCATTAAGCCACTGCCGCAGCTAAACAATTCTATTTATATAATCGCTTCCACTAAAAGTTACATGACCATGAGCGATTAGTTCCTAACCATTAAATACTGCATATCCAGTTATCTTAGTGCTTTGATCTAAAGCTAATAACAAATTACTTCCCACTAGAGCCGAATCCTCCAGTTCTCTTTTCTGTTGTTTCATCTGTTTCTGTAACTAGATATTTTTCAAAAATACCTTGTCCGATTTTATCACCTTTCTTGATAAGAATAGGATTAGGACCGAGGTTTATGAATTGAAAGAACACTTCGCCCTCATTATCGTTATTACCGAAGTAGTCTGCATCCACAATCCCGACTCCATTTGCAAGCACTAGCCAATTCTTCAAAGGCACTGAACTGCGGGAAAACAGCTTGAGATGTACGTTACTAGGCATTTGACATTTCACTCCAGTAGAAACAAGAGTAAAACGAGTATCGGAATTTTTAGTAAATTCTGCAATTTCATCAAGAGTAAGAGGCTCATAAGGCTTTCCTTGGTCATGCGTATATTTTCTTAAAGTATCGAATTGAGAAACAAAAGAAGGAATAATAGTATCCTCTGCTGCGAAGAAATCATAACCTGCGGATTCCGCAGTTGACCGGCGCGGCATATCTACCTCAGTAAATCTTGAAACCTTCTGAAAAACCATTAATAATCCTCCCCGTTATACTCAATATCAACTTGCGTGCTAGGATCTTTTTCCTCAGTAAACTTCTTAGTAAGAGAAACCTTATACCAAGAATCAATTACTTCGCCTTTTGCTTTCTGTTCTCTACTAACACAATTATACTTAGAAAGGGTGTACATATTACTCTGTTTTGCTTCATTAATTAGATTCTCAACTTCATTCTCACTATCAACTCTATAGATTTCAGTAACTTCAATCAAGTATTTCATTATCTTACCTCAATTTCTTTATTATAATCTGCGTTTGCAATAGATGTAACCAGAGAATTTTTAATATAATCTGGTGCATGAACAGTTAGTCTAGTAATGCCATTCTCATAGCAATATTTTACAACTTCTTCTGGCTCACATCTAATAAATTCTTTTGCGATTATTTCATTATTTTTAAATATTCTTATTTGCGAAACCCAAGTAAATTCTTCATAAAATATAATAGCTTCTTTCAAATCTCAATCACTCCTTGGAAGTAATCAAAGAATAGATACATTTTACAATCATCGCCTTCTCCTACCCAGAATTCAATTCTATCATCTTCTACGGAGATTTCTTTGATAGGACCTAGTTCCTGCGCAAGTGTGAGAATCTCTTCCGCCATCTTTCTATAGCGATGATATTCCTCTTTATATGTAAAGAGAGTAAAATATCTTTCATCATGGTTTAAAAACATATAATACTTAGAATCATGGGAGGATAAGAACTTGGAAACCCGCAAAATAGCTTTATGAATATCTTCTTCTGTGTAATTAGGCATTTTACTATATCCAGCTTGATTAAATTCGTATAATGTCATTCTTTCTTCTCCTGATGTTTTAAGTCGTAAATTTTTTGATTACGAGAACCACGCATCCAAAGAGTAAGATCTCGTTGTTCTTCAATATAAGGTCCATCTATTAGATAATCTATATTAGATAAGATATGTCTTAGATGTGTGGTTAAGTTATTTAATAAATCTTCATATAAATATCCAGTCCATAAATATATTTTTATATCTGGATACACTTTTCTTACTTCTGTTATAATGAGGTTTGTAAGGAACTGATTTTCTTCACAAAGCGGTTCTCCGCCTTGAATCGCTAATGAGCGAGATATGCCATTAGCAGTAAGCCCAGATATGATAGAATTAAGTGTCTCTTGAGTAAATTCCTTACCTTCGTTAAAGCACCAAGTTTCTGGATTATGGCATCCTTTACATCTGGATTTACATCCCTGAGCGAAATAAGTTAAACATATACCTGGGGCTGAGGCTATGTCATTTCGTATAATTCCTGCATATCTCATTCTCTCACTCCCACGTGTTTAGTTCTCATTTCAGTTTCCTGCTGCTTGCCAAGGTTAAAGGCACTCTTATAATCACCTGTTAAATATCCAGTAACTCTACGTAAACGTTGAATATTCTGGCTGCCGCACATAGGACAAGAATCATCCATTTCATCAGTGTATCCACAATCTAAGCAAGTATCATTGGGGACATTGATTGCGAAATAAGGTATATCGTGATCCATCGCATAATTTACAATAATCTCTAAAGCTTCTGGATTATGTTTTGCACTAGAATCTAATTCTACATAAGTAATACATCCAGCCGAAGAATATCCAGTAAGCTGAGATTCAATATCAATTTTTTCAAACACAGAAACTTGTTTCCATACAGGGGTATGAATAGAATTTGTGAAATATTCATTTTCACTTACGTTAGGAATTTTACCATATTTTTCCTGGAATTTTTTCATAGAAGTATAGGCTAAATTTTCTGCTGGAGTAAAATATACACCAAAATTAAGTTTATAATTTTTCTTAAATTCTGCGCATCTATCTTTAAATAATTGTTCAATTCGTTTGGCTAATTCCATTCCCTTATCTGTTGTTTGGTCACAACCGATTAGAATTTGAAGTGTTTCAGCTAACCCAATTTGGCCAATGGCTAGAGTCCCATGTTTTAATGCGCTTCTAATACCTTCTTCTGGATTATATCCTGCCATAACATGATTTCTATACATAAACTTAGCGCTGGCTGGAGATTGAGAACAAATATATTCAAATCGCTCAATGAGCATATCTTTAGCTTCATGGATTTTTTCGTCAAGAAGATTCATAAATAAGCTTACCTTATCTGGAGCGTCCTCAGTGGCTTTATCATATTCTTCTTTTGCTTCCATAGCTAAAGTAGGCATAATAATAGTTACGGGGCAAATATTACCACGGCCATCTTTTAATTGCCCAAATCCATTAACGTCCCAGCCGTTAGCTGTTCTGCACGTGTTAATCTAGTGTTACCACTAGCACTGACTATATCTTCTATCTAGTATTAGATAGTCTTCCGCTTCGGTTTTCAGATGCTTCGTTTCCTAAAACATCGCTGGTGCTTATCTCCAGCCCTACTCCCATACATTCATCAGGGATAGTCGATACACTTTATTCATCATAATATTCAAAAATCCATTGTCCTTTAAAAGGACTTTTTACTTTTCCATTTAATCTTGTTGTAATAGAAGTTTTTCCATTTTTAATTCCACAAGCTTGAGCACAACTAATTATAGTACCGAATATATCAATTTCATTAGTAATGATATTTGTTCTTTTTATTTTTCGTGCCATAGGATTCTTAGATCCTAATTTAGTTTGTCTAATTTTTTCTTTAATAATTTCCATTTCTTCTTCGGTTTTTGATTGATATGTATTTCCTCCGCATTTTGAAATTGCATCGGTTTCATTATATCCATCTTCAACTGAATTATAATATTGAATCCAATATTGCTCTTTTTTGTTTAATTCATCTTGCGTTTGAGCAGAATCTATTTCTTCAATTATAAAGCTATTTTTTCCGTATTTTCTAATTGCCCTTGCAAAATGAGTATCTAATATATTATTTAAAGCATCATTTATATGCCTATGAAAACGCTGTTCTATTGGTCTAATTGTTTGACCAATATATATTTTATTATTTTGAATATTTGTTATTTTATATATCCACATAAGCTTTTCTCCTTATTGTGAATATTATGATGAATCTTAGCACGGTCTCATCTTATAAATTGAACCATTTTTATAAGACCTAACCGTTAGCCTCTAATTAGAGACACCCTCGAGCGAGGTTCAAAAGATTTTACATGAGCTGTAGTTTACGCTTACCCATGGTCGAGAAATAAGTCCGTGGGTCATCTCGGTCATATCCCTCATTACCACTCCAATCGACATTTGCATAATTAGGATAAAGTCTTTGAGAAGTAGACTTCAATGCCAATTGAAACAAATCATAATTAGGATCTCCAGGTTCTCTATTGACACCTTTCATACACTGAAAGATGGAACAAGGGAAGATAGGTGTTTTATGCAATTTACCTACTCCTTCAATAGAGGTTTCTAACAGAGATTTAATAATCATACGACCCTCAGGAAGAGTACAAGTACCAAAATTGATAGAAGTAAAGGGGAGTTGATTCCCGCTTCTACTCTGCAAAGTATTAAGGTTATGAAACATTCCTTCTACTGCCTGATGAATTTCTTTAACTGTCATATCCATGGCATAATCATAAGACATTTTATGTTTATAAATCTTAGTATCTTCAATGCTAATATCTTTAGCTTCATCACTAGAGATAGCTAGTTTGAGTCCGAAGCTATCAGTATATTTTAAACCATCTATATAATGTTTATAAAAACTTTTACGGACGTATGGTACCATCGTCCAATCAAGATGTGTAGCGCTAACCCCCATTAGCGCCTCTTATACCTTTCGGAATAAGACTGACTATATCTTACTTATCTTAAAAATAAGTTCTCCTTTTTCGCTTTCGCTACATAATAGTCTATGAACGTTCTATTATTAATAAATTAAATTATCACTAACATAAGAATAATTCATATCTCTTTTCTTTATATTTTCTGAGTGCGTTAATACTTGTAGATTATTTAAACAGTTATTGCTTGGGTCACCATCTATATGGTCAATATCCATTCCTTTAGGTATTTCTCCATTAAATGCTTCCCATACTACTCTATGGACTAAAAATTTTTTATTTAAACCATAGGCAGCATTAAATCTATAATAATTACCTGATTTAGATAATTTTAATTCAATCTTTTTTTCCATATTAATTATTCTACCATCTTTGGTGGCATAATATGGAGTATTTCTAAACTGAGCAATATCGCCATACTCTTCAATATTTATAATTCTTTTTTGTGGTCCTCTATTAGAATTAAATTGTTTTAATTTTTTAATTGTTGCATTATGCTCAGAGGGAGAAACCCATTCTAAATTTAAATAATTATTATTTAATTTATCTCCATCTAAGTGATGGACTATTGTACGATTCGAGGGGTCTGGATTCTCAATAAAATATTCTGCTACTGCCCTATGGGTATAAAGAACATATTGTTTTCCTTTAAAATAAAGAGAATAAAAATGATACCCTTTATTAATTCCGCCCTTTAACCATTTACCTGTTTTTACATTTCTCAATCTACCAGTATCTTCCAACCAGAAATTAGTTGGTTGATTATTCAATATAACATTTTTTTCCATCGTTGATTAAAGACTCCTTTTTTTTTTTTTTTTTTTTTTATTATACCATATGGAGTTGCAAAAATCAACATAAAATTTATTAATAAAAGTTTCGCTGCTGATTACCCAATCTTTAAATTTTTTACACATTCACGCCTGAATCTCTTCTACGTTGTAGTATTTAAAGCTCTAAGGGTGTCCCAGCAATTTAAGAGATTTTAATTCGGCAGGGTTTTTAACCGAACTGCTGGAGACTTTGAAGCTGGAAAATTACTGCGACAAGCTGAAAAGCCGTATTAACGCTATTGGCCGGCCGCACATCAGTTTGTCTAGTATTAAAACCATTAGCTAATAAATCATCAAAAGGTACACTCAAACAATTTCCAGTAGTAATGCCATTTGGGAGAACGAAGCTATGAGTATTTTCAACTTGCAAACACCATACCTCTTCTTCCTTATCTTCTTCAATATTTACAACCGTCCAATAGTATTTATTTGTATCTCCAATAAAGGTATATTGTTTAGTGAAACCTCTTGTGGTATAATTTGTCTTTTCTCCAGATTTGTCTTTAATTCCAAGAATAAAATACCCCAGTGCAGGGGCTTCATCTTCTATAAAGCTAGCTATTTGTTCATTTGTAGTAGTAATCGTTTTACTACTTCCTGTATGCTGTCCATCCGCACAATATAATCCATCAAATAAAGCTAGTTTTTCGTTTCTTGTCATAAGGTTAAGGTCGGGGAAGATTTTCCTAAATCCAATCGTGCTACTGAATGTTAGATATAGGTCGCCGTTAGGCATTTCCTTCGTAGAATGTTTCAACCCTATAAACCTTTGTTCGTATTTAATTTTTTCGCCACAAAGTCTCATACGAACGAATTTAATATCTTCATTCTTCTTTCCGTGTGACCATCTACAAGCCTCTGTGCCATCACCAAGGACAAATCCTAAACACCAATAATATTGTTCTTTTTCTGTCGCCATATCCCAGTCAAACCTTCTAATACTAATCGGCGCCTTATAAAGTTTATCTCCTATTTTTAAATGAGTTGTTTCTGCCCCATTTTCTAATATCCATCTATGGTTTGCTGTAAAACGCTCTGTAACAAATCTTTGTCCAGCAAGAGAAAAAGTAACCTTATTCAACTTTTGAACTCCAAATTTTTTAACTGTAGCGTTATTAAAGCTACCATCATGGCTTAACACTACTATTTTATCACCATCTTCATGGTCAGAAAAAGAATGAACTCCGAAATCTTTAGTGATGAATTTTGTCTCTCGTGCACAGCAGTTGTGCATCCCGACTGCGTAACTATCCAAATCATGGATATAGATTTCATTGTTTAAATGATTCTGCTTTGCCATATCAGATACAATATAATCCAAAGCATACTGTTTAGTCATAACGCTAGAAGCTTCACCGATACGGCCTCCGAAAGAAGCTTCATCTACGTTCGCATTTTGGTTTTGGATATTAGAAGCAGAAAGCTTTTCGCCAATAGCATCAAAGAAATCTGCTTTTACGTCCCTAGCTACTTCTTTCTTATATCTAAATCTAATATAAGCTCTAGCCACATCTCTACGTTCAGACTGCATTAATTCATCTTCAACCCAGTCTTGAATCATCTCAACAGTTACATTAGCAGGAGACTTGTTGATTTCTTTCTCAATATCATTAGCGATTTCTTGCGCTGTTTCATCTTCATATAAAGTGCCATCAACTTCTACAAATGCTTTGTTAATAGCATTGATAATCTTATTTTTATCAAACTCAACGGTTTCACCGCTACGTTTCACAATATACATAGTTAATCACCTTTGCTTTCTATAAGTTATATTATACTTTAAAAAATCATATAAGTCACTTAATTACATTTGCCTGCTCAGCAATTTTCAGCGCGGAAGCAAGAGGTGTAACTCCTTCATTTTCAATAGGAATAATGCCGGATACATCAGAATTAGATAAAAAGAGGAAATCTTCTTCATCTGCGGAAAACCTGCGAATAATCTCCTTCACATCAGGATTATTTTCTCTATTAAGCTGTCTAAGAAGTCTAGTTTTATCAGAGCAATTAATTTTATAAATGCTAAGCTTGACATTAGGATTCTTACTTAGATTATAGATTCCATAAGGATTAAAAACTCCGATATTGATTTTATCTTCGTCGAGTTCTTCAATGCTAGTACCATAGTTCCAGTTATTAAATCTAGTCCATTCTAGCATTTCGCCAGAAGAAATAGCAGTTTGAAATTGCTCGTTAGTTAGATAAAAATAATTCTCGCCCTCTTTTTCTCCTTCTCGGATAGGCCGAGTAGTATAGCTAATAATTTTATGAAAGCTATTAGACAGCTTGGCGAGTTCATTCAAGATTGCATCCTTCCCAGAACCCGCTTTCCCGCAAATCGCAATTACTTTAATCATCGTCTTGTTCTTCCTCCCCTTTATATCTTTCACTTCTAAGTTCTAAGTTACCTTCTGCATCAATAGAATCAATGCGATAAAGTTGATGCTCTAAACCGCCGGAAGCATACTTCTTAGCGACAAATTCATTTCCTCTTCTGATTCCACTAACCAGAATTTTCTCACCACGCTTAAACCAACTAGATTCAACTATCTTTTTAGTTCCATCTTCTTTGCGTTGAGAAATACGTTTATCAAATAAAGCAAAATATTCTTTGCGGAATTTGACAGGTACAACGCCATCAGTAGTCAATAGAGTTACAGTCCCTTTCGCTTTATTCTTTGCAATGCAAGTCCCGCAGATGCAATTTAACTTATAGATAGGAATTGTAAAATCTCCTCGTTTAATCACATCTTTAACCATAGGCTCTTCTGGTAAAGAATAAAAATCAGATAAGCCATATTTAAATTTATTAACGTGCGCGAGCTCGTGTTCATGCGCGTAGAAACACACAGCTTCCATTTCCCATGCGGACAAATTGCCGATTGCATATTTTTCCCAATCCTGTAAAAATATGGAAGTATTCAGAGCATCCAAAATTTCTTCTTGATTTTCCGCCATCCAGTTTCTAAAAACATCCATATATTTTTGGTAGGTTTTATTCCAATCTTTAACTGGCATTAAATAACCTACGGGGATACCATCTAAAATATTAGTAGATACTAAGAAATTAACTGCTCTTTCATCAAGCTGATAATATTCTCCAACTTTGCAAGTATCTTTCAAGTATCTATTAAATTCATATACCCGAGACGAAATCACAAATTCCTCGCTATCCTGCGGAATCAGATCGTATTTCCGCAGACTAGAATAATTCTGCATCGTGATACGCTTTTTTTTATCACAAGTTTCCCAGATATATTCTACCATTGTGCGGTAACGAGGTCCTAGGCTGTCAAAAACTCCGCCTTTAATCAATTCAACCATAACTTTACGATTAGGATTAACTCTATAATAGAAATCCAGCATAGAATTATAAGGTCGATTTTCAATAATTTGATTAGCTAACCCATCATTCACATTTGCTATTCCCTTCAAGCCAAAGTAAATTTTATTTTCTTCGGCATTAGGGACAAAGCCAAAGCCAGAATTATTGATATCAGGTAAACTAACTTGGACTCCTGCTTCTTTCATCTTGCCAATAGCGCTAGCCATTTTATCATAATTACTAGAACTATCTTCTCCTGCTGAACCACTATCATTAATCAAGCAAGCACAATTCCAATAGATTGTAGGATATTTATAAGCTAAATTCATTTCTTGGAGAGCCACGAGTGAATAAGCGAGCGTGTGAGATAAGTTGAACCCATAACCTCGGCTAGTGGAGACTAAAACCTTCCAAACATAGTTGCAGAGATTCTTACTTAAATTCTTCTCTTTAACTTGTTCAAAATATTCTTCTTCCAGCTTTTCAAATTCGGCTGGATTTTTCTTTGCAATACTCTTACGGAGACGATCACTCCAGTTTAAATCAAATCCACCACATTCGGGAATCTGAACTAGCTGCATAAATGATTCTTGGGATTCTGCGATCCCATACGAGCTTAAAAGATATGGCTTTAGCAAATCTTGCTCTTGTCTAGTTAAACCATATTCGTCCATTTCCTCATACCATTGAGTAATATCATTCTTAAACCTTGCAAATTTGTGAAGAGGTTGTTCTCCGCCTTTTTCTTGGGCCATAAGACGAATTACAGAATTAAGGTGAGCTAAATCTTCAACGCTTTTAGGCTTGGTAAGAGCAATACCCTGAATACCACTTTGTTTCTCCATTTGAAATAGCGAAATAACTTGATGATTCCATACCATTTTCCACATTTCAGGGTCATCTCTTTCAAGATTGTAAATGCCGACAACAGATTCATAAGTTTCTTTAAGAGTGGCTTTACGTTCAATTACTCCAGCATCACACAATAGGTCAAGACAAATATGGATTTTATCTTCAGCTTCGACGCTCAATAAATCATATTTAATAAGACTACAGTCCTCGCTATCATGCAGGTCAAAAGCTGTAACGATAGTTCCATCAGGAGCACGCATTAAAGAGGTTGTATTCGTAAATGGTTCATCGACGAAAATAACCCCGCCTGCATGCACTCCCATTCTACAAGGTAAACCTTCTATACTTCTTGCAATTTTCCAAAGTTCTGGTCTTGCGTTCATTTCCTCTACAAAAGGTTTTACTGGAGCATAATCGTTATCTTTATCTCCATAATAACATTGATGAAGAGTTCTGGATATTCCTCTATCTTCTGGAACAAGAGAAGAGATATATTGGGCATCTTCAACGTCTATGCCTAAGCCTCGTGCAGCCGTCAGGATAGCCGCTTTAGGTTTTTCTGTACCGAAAGTGATAACATTAGCTACTCTATTTTCACCATAAACTTCTCTAAGCTTATTTAAAATATCTTGACGACGAGATCCCTCAACATCTATATCTACGTCCAACACAGAAACTCGGCTAGGATTAAGGAATCTCCAAGCGAAAGTCCTGGTGGTTTCGCGCAATGGATTTATCTGGGTGATCTCCATCATATTCAAAAGTATAACTGATATACTATATATTTCTATATAGCATGGACTATCTCTTTACTTAATATATAAGCAATTCGCGCTTCGAGCGGCAGCTCATCCTCCGCCCTACTCTACTCAGCCATTTAGCCTTTCGATAGTCTCTACATCTTTTTGTTTAATTATCCAGTTCATTCCTTTAAATTTTATCCCTCTTTTTGACGCCTCTCCTATTTTAGAAGAGAATTTCGCATAAACTTGGGTATCAGGTATATAGCCTTGTTTAATACAATAATTATATGCGTCTTTCCTAGAGAAAAAAGTAAACTTATCGTCATCTTTAGACATTATAATAATTTCATTTTTATTACTATTAGCAGCACTAATTTTCTTTTTAGTTTCTTCTGAACATTTATGCGCTATAATAATTTTTTCTTCTTCAGTAAAAGGAGAAGTTTTCCATTTCATTCCATAACGAACAAAATCCATATTATTTATGGCAGGACGAATACAGTTTCTACAAACAGCAATATTATCAGTATTTATTAAACCATTAGTTTTAAGATAATTAAAAATTTCTTCCCAAGTATTAAAGACTAAATCATTAGATGTATAAAGTGTAAAATGAGCTTTAGCAGCTTCACTTATTTTTTTTAAAGTTTCTTCTGAAAAAGTTCTTCCTTTAAGGGATTGACTTATTTTTGCTTTCCATTCAGGAGTCCTTTCAACTTTTTTTAGCTTTTCAATCGTCTCTGGAGAAAGCTTACGGCCTTTTCTCGCAATACTCATTTTTTGTTTTGCTTCTTCTGTATGCTTAAAGTGCATTGCTTTTTTGACTTCACTTAAATGCTTTCTCATCTCTGGAGTTCTTACTTTTCCAGTATTAGCTTTAGATATTTTATCTTTAGTTTCTTGGGATAATTTAAAACCTTCCCCGCCGGGAGTTAAATTATATCCTTTATCTTTATTTTTATAGCTTTGATAATATTCAATCCAGAAACATTCTCGTTCATTTTCCTAGCTCGGTTCTACTTCTTCTATTACTTCCCAAGTAAAATTTTCAACACCATATTTTTTTAAAGCATTATGAAAATAATAATTTTCTGATTCAATGTGACGAAGATGTTCTTTTTTTCTCTATTCAAGAGTTCTACTAGTCTTACCAATATAAACTTTTTGATTTATATTGTTTGTTACTTTATAGATAATGCTCATATCATCTACTCCTTTTCTATAAATAAATTAAACTTATTATTATTAACCTTCTTATTATATATAAAAAAAGGATGAACCTCAATTAAACAAACTTGACACGGTATTACCTTATCTTTTAAAAGACTTAGGTTCCCTTACTCATAATGACATCACTGCCTTCTGAACCGTTAGCTCAACATCTATATGTTGAACACCTATGAGCAATATAGTTCACGAATTTTTAGTTGAGCCTAACTTTTAACCCAACACCCGAGCCTCTGCCTGGCCCAACTAGACTTCCAGCTTCCCACACGGTATCAATAATCTTTTGCAGATTTAGATAATATGCGCTCCAATGCGTTTTATTAACAATAGAAGAATCCCATGTCATCTGCAAACATTCATTTACAGCGTCATAAGTTTCTTGATTTTGATAAGTAATTTCCTTTTTAATTGCTTGAATAATAACATTTGCGAGTATTTTATCGCCTTCATAATCAGAAGCAATGAATTCAAATAAATAAGGAATTTTCTTAATATAGAAATCCTTATCTGCGGTTGACACGTATTCTGGTATCTTCCAAGCCAGCTCAGGGATTTTAAGCGGTTTCCGCAAACTATAATCTTCACAAGCATCTTTAATCTTGCGGATATTTGAGTAAGCTTTTTCTAACTCTTCTTTTGTTAAAGCGAGGCGAGACTCTAATTCTTCTGTATCCATCATATAAGTTGTAGCATAAAAAGCATCAACTTCTCGCTCGCCATCTTGAGAATTTAAGTAAGCTTTATGGACATATCTATCTTCGTTCTTGAGATAATGACTATCTGTTGTTATAATATAAGGAATATCTAACTTTTCAGATAGAGTAATCAATTCTCGGTTTACAAATGTTTGCTCTTCAGAGGCAGAAGGTTGAAGTTCAAGAAAGAAATTTCCTTTACCGAAGAGCATTTCCATATTTTGGCACCAATGGCAGATTTTGGAATACAGCTCATCGATAGGAAGCTCTTTCCACTTTAAGATTTGGGTTGGTAGAACTCCGCCTAAGCAGGCAGTGCTCCCGATAATATGTCCTTTATTCTGGCCAATGATTTCTTCTAAGTCGCTATAATATGTAGGAACTCGTCTTGTGCGGCCTATCATGTAAGAACGCATCCAAGCTCTCGTTGAAATTTCTCTAATCTGCTGATGACCAATAGCGTCTTTTGCCAAAAGAATAAAATGCCAGTATCTGTCAGAGGTTTTATCAAAATTTTGAGCATTTAATCCATTTCGGCATAGATAGATTTCATTTCCAAGAATTACTTTAAAATCAGGATGTGTTTTCTTAATTTTTTCATAATATTTTTCTACTTTTACCGCATTGCTAATACATTCATGTTCAGTAATAGCGACTACTTCATGCCCTAGCTCGATAGCATAATCAATTAATTCTTCTGGCATAATGATAGAATCTCTAAGTCGAAGATTACTATATCCAGTATGGCTAATTATGAAGACTCCCTGGATAGTTCACTCTAGTCTTCAATAGCATCACCTCCGATTTATTTCTCTATAGATATAATAGCATATTTTTCTATGAAGTTCAAATGAGTTTATAATACTCGCTTTCATTTCATTGTGCTATTAAAGTTAATTTTTTTTCAGCTCTAGTAACAGCAGTATATAAAAACTGTCTATGCTCCTTTGGATCATAAGGAAAACCTTCTTCGAGGACTGAAACTTTAGACCAAGAACTGCCCTGCGCCTTCCAAGTCGTCATTGCGTATCCATAAGCGAACTCATAGGGAGGAGTAAAACAAGGCATATCTTCGCTTTTAGGCTTATTCTTATTTAAAATATATAATTCTTTAGGAGTAAAAGCTGGTTGTCCAGTAAGCAAACAATTATAATCAATAGGACAATTAACAAATCTATCTCCATCTTCTAATAAAATATCAGTATACATAATATCTACGTTCTTAGAATCAAGATTTCTAAAAGCTGGAGACCGCTCTGTAACTATATTATAGTTCTCTACTCTACCGATAACTCCATTGGTAAGTGCCCATTCGCCAGACGCAGATTCATAGTCCCAATGGTTATGTAGACATATAAGTTTATCTTTCTCATCAGGTAGGGGCCCATAACCTAGCGCCTCCCGCACAGTGCTATTGAGTAGATTTCTGGTTCTATTAGTAGCACATAAAATCTGGTCGGCCCAAAGTAACATACCCATACTTAAGTCTTTTGCTTTAAAATACTGTACTTCTTCCCTTGCAAAAGGAAACATACTAACTGGCTTATTTTCTCTTATCCACATGGACAACCGCACAATTTCGCTTCCTTTTGCTTGTCGCATCACTTCATCCAAAAAGACATGAGGCGTATCAAGAACATGATTATCTTGTGTCTTATCTATAGGAGGAAGTTGCTCAGGATCCCCTAGAGCTATCACATATTTATGATGCGATAGAAGTAAATCCCACATCTTTTTAGGTAGCATAGAAACCTCATCTACGACAATAAGTTTATAATTATCTATAGACTTTCGAGGGATAAAAGCATATCTACCATCCTTCATTCTCTTAGAAAAATAAAG